GATAGTATCAAGACCACTTGGAGGAAATTTCATTCGTTATAATTTCTAAAGCACTCCAAGTGGTCTATTTTTTATTTAATTTTTTAAAATTTATGAATGAAAATTTACAAATCTTCAAAAATTCTGAATTTGGTCAGGTGAGAGTCATTGTTCAAGAGAATGGTGAACCTTTATTTTGCTTAGCAGATGTTTGTTTTATTTTAGAATTAACACCATCTAAAGTTGTTCAAAGGTTAGAAGATGATGTACTTTCAAAGTACCCCATCTTGGATAGTCTTGGAAGACAACAAGATACTAATTTCGTAAACGAAGAAGGTCTTTACGATGTAATCTTGGGAAGTAGGAAAGAAACTACTAAACCTTTCCGTAAGTGGGTAACTTCGGAAGTACTCCCTTCAATTAGGAAAACAGGGCAGTATTCCTTACAGAATAAAATACCTCAAACATTTGCTCAAGCGTTACGTGCGTACGCTGATGAAGTTGAGAAGAATGAGATGTTGAAGTTGGAGAACACGCAACAGAAGCAGATAATAGGTGAACTTCAACCTAAAGCTGTTTACTACGATGAGATTTTAAAATCTAAAGATTGTCTGACAATAACACAAATTGCTAAAGATTACGGAATGTCAGGACATCAACTCAATCAGTTTTTATCTGAACAAAAAATCCAATATAAACAATCTAAACAATGGTTGTTGTATAGCAATTATCACAGAGAAGGTTATACTAAGAGTGAAACCGTTTCAATAACTCGCAAAGATGGTTGTACAGGTTCTGTCTTACATACTAAATGGACACAGAAAGGTCGTTTATTTCTTTACGAATTGTTGAAACGAAACAACATTTTACCACTAATAGAACAAGAGTTGTAATAGTGGTTTTTATTTAGAATGATTTTAAATTTATAAAATTTTGTTTGAAAAGTTTGCAAGTTTCAAAAATAGTCGTACCTTTGCACCATTGATAATTGTATACCGAAACACTCCAAAAGCAGTAAGGTTTATGACAAACCTCCTGTGAAAGGAGTGTTTTTTTATGCTTATTTCTATATGATTTTCTTGGAAAATATACTTTTTTTTATTATATTTGCACTTTGAAATTTACACTTTTGCACTTTGGTTGCACTTTGAAATTTCAAAACATAAGTTAATTGTAAAAGATGACTAAGGAAAATATAACAACGGCTAATGGTAAGAAAGGAATGAACCGCGAGGCTCATCCTTCCGCTATGCAAGAAAACGAATATAGCTTTATGCTAAATGGTAATATAGAAGAGAGTTCAGGTAGCGTGATGATGTTACAGAATGAACCTTCTACATTACTTGCTACTCGCTTTAAAGCAGGTTATAAGGTAATAGGTGTTAAAGCTGACAGATTGTCAGAGGATACTTATTTCTTTTTAACCAATCCTGAAACGGGTTATTCAGAAATAGGTGTTGTTAGCGGTAAATGTAACTATCAAGATTTAGGCGATAAAGAAGTTAATTGCGACCAATGTAACTCTGTCAATGAACTTGGAACACCTCTCGAAAATCAAGAGCAGAAAGAGGGTTGTATGTATAAAACATTGATTTCTGATGAATGCGATAAAACACGTAGTTTTAATTTTGACATTTATCACCCTATAAAAGACGGAAACATTATAATCAAGGACGAGGAGTGCGGTAAGAGAATGTATTGGACTGACAATTACAATCCTCCACGTTACATTGACCTTGATGAGTTAGAAAAATATAAATACATAGAAGACGCTGTTTGTAATATTCCCGCCAAATTAAAGTGTGAAGATTGCGAACAAAATGATTATGTGAAGTGTCCAAATGTAGATAAGATGAGAATATTCCCTATCTATTCTAAACCTTGTTTAGAGCCTGATGTTATAATGGTAGGTGGTAATCTCAAAATGGGTACTTATGAATTTCTCGTAGCTTATTGTACTAAAAATGGCGACGAGATAACTCCTTATATGTCCATTACAAACCCTATATCTATTTTTGACAAACAGAACACAACGATGAATCAAACGAATATTGCAGACCAAACAAACTTGGGTATTCGTTTAAATATTCAAAATTTAGATAAACAATATAAATACTACAAAGTAGCTGTAATACAACGTACAGATGTAAATAACAACACAACTTACTTCATTGAAGGAATACATCCTGCAACTGAAGATAAAATTTATTATATAAGAGAAGGAGAGAAGAGAACAACTCTTGAACAACTCTTACAGAGAAAAGTTGTTTACGAGAAAACCGAAGGTATCACAGAAAGTAACAATACTTTATTTCACTACGGATTAACCGCACACAGAGAGTGGAACTTGCAACCTATTGTGAACTTGCTTGGTGCGTTTATGAAGTGGAGTACAATGAAGGCGGACGAGAGTTTGTATGAAGATGGTGTGAATTGTTCTTTGTATAGAGGTAATATGCGAGACGAGGTTTATCCTTACGCCATATCTTTCTTTACCAATCACGGATACAAGACAGCTCCTCTCCCATTGATTTCTCGTCCTGCATATCGTGAAGAGAAGCGTTTGGTAGTGAACTTGCCTAAAAATCCTACAGCGCAACAAGTTCGAGACGCTTTAAAGGGTTCTCGAAATGCTGATATTGCTTCCATTAACGAAAACAACCCTGAGTGTGCCGAAACAAATCGCTTGCAAGTGTGGCAGTATTACAACACCGCAGGTAAGGGAGAATATTGTCAAGCAGACCCTGATGAGGAATTTGAGTTTTTGAACGTGGATGAAGATAGAAAATTTTCTATTAAGAAAGTAGCTTCTTTTGAGTTGAATACTCCTGATATGTTTAACGATGTTACTAAGCGAATATCATTCAAACTTGATGTGTCAGGACTTTCAGCGCGTAAAGCACGTGAGTTGGGTGTTGAGAGAAGTACATATAATAACTTTTTTGAATATTTTAAAACGGTTCTAAATACGGTTTATGAAAAAGACGACAGACAAGACCTTTACGATTTGTACAAATTAGAAGGGGACGACAATGACAAATATGACTTGTGGAAGTCGTTTTGTAACTTTGTAACCAGAGGTGAACCTGTAGCCAATCACTCTCAGTTTGAGGATACATTTAGAAGCAATGAGTTTAACACTCTTTTAGGTGTTGATGATGTACAAGCGAAGAATAGGTTTGATATAGGTGTAGACCCTGCTACTCAAACGGGTTGTAATACCCCTATCTATGTACCTACAGAAGAAGACGAAAGAAGAACTTCAATAGAAAAATCCACAAATCAATTAGAAATTGCAAAGTTAGATAACTATGGTAGAGACACCGCTCTTTCTATAAATGAAGATGAATTATTATCTGAAGGTCTTAAAGAAGTTCCTACTTACAAAAGAAGCGAAGATATGGAACGTTCCTACGAGTGTACTGCTTGTAGACCTTATGAGACAGATGCCGAGACAAAGGAAATAATCAAGGGTCGGAAAGAACATCGAGATTTAGAAAAAGAAGACGTTACTCGAAATTTAGAACAATTCCTCGCACACGATGTGGATTTTATGTATAAATACGCAGATTGGTATGAAGAAGGTGTGTGGAGAGACGAACCTTTTTGTAATGAAGATTGTGAAAGAATAGCTGCAGCATTGATAGTAGGGAAGGTTACATCTTGTTTTAGAAAAAGCGGTTGTTCTTATAAATGTGACGACACTCGAAAAGTGTGGGATAATAGGATTGTAAGACCTAAAGATGTGTTCTTGAAACGTGATATGCAGCAGTTTACAAATGTGATTACCAATAATTGTAATCAAATTGTAGGTAGGGCGTTGGAGCTGACTGCTTCTACTTCTCCGCAAGAGAACACTATACCTTTCTTTTTTGGAAATTTTGGTGCAGAGAATGAAGAGGGTTATTTCTTGAAGTATAGAACTAAAAATGGTAAAAGTAAGAATATCTTTGAACACGCTGACAACTTTGATACAGGGTCAGTGCAGGTGAATAGCAACGATTTGTATTTACATTCATTAAAGGGTACATTCGGACTTGTAAGAGGTATGAACAATTCTGAACCTTTTTCAAGAAAAGGGATTGCCAAAGGTTCGTTTGTTTTTAAGGCAAAGTTTGAAGATGGTGTAGATGTTATGTTTTTAGAACTTGTACCTTTATCTAAAGGTGTTAGAAACAACGATTATCACACAATAAATAAAACTCTCTATCTTGAAGAGACAAGAAATTACGTAAGGGTTACTATTTTCAAAGATTCTACTTTAAAGAAGATATTGAAACACGGAGTTTACAACATTCACACAAGAGCTGAAGATTCTGAAGATGGTGTATTTATAGAGTTGAATCGTAAAAGTGACAATTTTAGAAAAAATCAATATTTTTATATTGTTGTAGAATCTGCATTTCAGAGAATTAATGTAAATGTTCCTCGTAAATTAACTCGCGAAGAACAAATGGTCAATGGAACAATTACGGATGACAGACGAGGTGAACTCAACACACATCGTGATTACTTGGGGAGTTGGGTTGCAAGTTCTCCACTAACCAATAAAGAGATATGTCGTTCAGTAGTACCTCACGGTTGTTTTTCTGTAGTATTAAGAAAACAGGAGATTAAAGAGATTGAGCTGTCTTTTACTAAGGTTTATTTGGATAGAACAGCAACATTCAACTTTAATTGTACCCACAAAGTTCCCTTATATAAGGGTTGTAAACCAGTTGATTATAAAAAGGGAGAAATGGCATATTGGGAATCTGCTTTCAAGTATCCAGATAACAAGGACTTGTATGATTCTTCACATTTGTTGATAGAAGAAAAAGATTTACCTGAAGCATATTCTCATAAGTTTAAACAATTTTTTTGTAAGAAAGACGCAGTTAAAAATGTTGGAGGTAAGGATTACTTCAATTTAGAAGAGGAAAATACTCAATTCTATTGTAAACCTATACGTCACTTTAAAATGCCTGACAATGTGACAGCTCCTTTTATGTCTGAAGAAGATTTAAATCCTTTCCAGAGAAGTCTTATATACCCATTAGGTATTGACTTAGACCCTTACCTTATTCACGCATTTTTAAATGTAGCGGAGAAGAATGGTCTTTTGACAAATGAGGAAAGAAATTCAATTATAGGCTACGAAATACTTAGAGGAGATAGAACTCTTGAAAAAAGTATTGTTGCTAAAGGTTTATTGTATGATACTTATAAATACACTGAGAATAACAAAGAGGTGTTTTATCCTAACTACCCTTACAACGCATTAGGTATAGACCCTCTTCATTTGAATGAGGAACGCACTGCGATGATAGACCACCCTTATCAAAGTAACAAGAACAATAAGTTTACATTCCATTCACCAGATACACATTTTGTAAAACCTACACTTCCAAGAGAGATGAAGATTGAAGGTATGCAATATGGTTCTTCAAAAGGTGTGTTTGCTACGGTTGAAGACCACTCTAAATGGGTTATTCTTGGAGATAAAGCCTTTAATAAAGCGTATCAACTTGCTTCCGCTGAAGTCTTGTTTGAGAAGATTGTTAAGGCGGGAGAATTGACTGTTGAGGCTTCTAAGAATGGTTGGTTTGTTGGAGGTTTCAGCAATGGTGGTGGTATGGTTGGTGCTGTAATAGCTGCAGTAGCACTTGGATTAGCTGTTCATCAAATGATTGAACAAGCTAATTTCAAACGTAATAAGTTGCAATATGAGTGGGAGAAAATATTCTTGGAAAAAGGAGAGCCTATAAATTTTGCTTCGTACTACACTTCGGTAGGTCATTATAATTTCTTAAATGCTGATTTTGAGGGCGATAGGAGAGAGATTGAAGGCAATAGAGGTGAGTTTTTTATGGGCAATACACTTAGAGGTTTATCTACAGCTAAGTATTTGAAACCAGGTCGCTACGCTGTCACAGAAAATGGAGCTAACAATTCGTATCGTTTTAATAATTTCCAAAGAGAAAGCACTGTTCTTTTATCTTCAGGTAAAAGCGACGCTTCTTTTGTGAAGTATTCAGAAGTGTTTAAAACTTACGATATGTTGGACAGAGAAGGTAACTATTTGAGTAGTCGAGATACAGCGGGTAGTAGGGGCGTTCGAGGTACAAATGGTGTGAGTAGAGAGTTAACTTCTCAAATTTCATCAATGTATGTACAGCTTAGGAATTATGTACCAGGTCAGTACGGAAATATTGATTCAGTAACTTGGTTACCTACAGGTTTCTGCGGTTCATTAGACTTAAAAGTGGGAACTAATCATAAAACTTGTACAACTGTGTTTGGTGGAGATACTTTCATTTCTCGTTTCTCGTTAAAACGCAAACAGCCTATGTTTATTGCAAACGCTGTAGGTCTCGCACCGTTAACTCCGTTCTCATATACTAAACAAATGAACATAGGTCGTGCGAGATTTTACGCAGATTACCTTGTAACATCCGAGTTAGATGTGGGTTCTGAAATGATGCCGTCGCTACGTTCTAATATCAACTTTGACACTGATAGAAAAGGTTTAAGTTCTATGTATGTAGAATCACCTGCTCGTTTTTACTTATATTATTACGGAATACCTCAATTTTTAGTAGAAAGTGAAATAAATTGTAATTTCCGTTATGCTAAAAAAGAATGGCACGAGAACTTTTACCCTAATGTAGGAGATTATATAGAGTGGACACAAGAGAAAAATGTGTCTATTAAGAAGGATAATGAATATCACTACAATCAAGCATATTCTAAGTTGGTAACTCCAATGGGAGATAAAAACCTACCTGCAATATACGATAAGAAGAAGTGGGATTGTATGAACAACGCACCTAATGGTGTGATTGCTTCTCAAACCGATGGAAGTGAGCAGGATTTGAACGACCCATATCTAATCTATAAGCCGTTGGATTTTTATCAATTCCCTAAATCTTACGGAAAACTTATAGATATGCGAGGTGTTGACGTAGCTTCAGTTCTTGCACGTTTTGAAAACACGTCTGCGATATTTACAGCTGTAGATACAACACAAGGAAAAGGACAAACTCCTTCAAACTACTTACTAGGAAATGCGGGAATGTTTGCTCAAAAACCTCAATTACTATCTGCTAATGAACTTGGTTACGCAGGTACTCAAAACAAGGCTTTTGTTAGTTCTGAAGCAGGATATTTCTGGGCTGATGCTAAAAGAGGTCAGGTTGTAATGTTTGACGGAAAATCTGTGCAAGACATTACAGACGGCTTGCGAAATTGGTTTAAAGAACAGCTTCCTTTCAAAATGTTGAAGAAACGTGGTGAGGAAGATGTGCTACAATTAGATAATCCATTCTTACATCACGGCTTGAGTATGGGTTGGGACAGTCGCTACAGACGAATGTTCTTGACCAAGTTGGACTATGTACCAGGAGTATTGGTAAATAAAGAAATTGAACAGACTTTAAGACGATACGAAAGAATCATAAACGTACAAAAGAAGAAAACTGTTGTAGATGAAGCTGACCCTAACACGTACAAAGAAGTTGAGAAAGTAGACGTGACTTTTGAAGAGGATAGAACTTCAAATCCTATTGTTGGTAAAAAAGCTGTATTTTCATTCCCCTCAAAGCCTTTCTATTTCTTTTATGAAAACGAGGAAAAAGAAATAGCTGATTGGAGAAGTTCCGTTTCAGATAGGTCTTATGAAACAAACCCTCCTTACATAATGTATGACAAGAAAGATACAGATGACTTGGTGAAGGTTATGAAGGACGCAGTTGAAGGTGAAGATGAAATTGTTAAAATCAATGTCAGTGAAAATGTTGTAAATGTTTCAAGTCGTAAACCTCCACGTAAAGAGCTTGTTGAAGAACAGAAGGATAAAACTAACTTATTTGTATTTATAAATGTATCTTCTATTGAAGGAGGTAATCCGTTATTAACACAGGAAAGAGGTACTCAAACTTTGAGATACATTAAATTAATAACTGATGTCATTAGTTGGCTTGTAGGAAAAATAAAACAGAAGTCTTCAATAGAAGGTTTTGACGGGAATGTTTATCTTATAGGAAGATGTAACCCTTCTGTCGATATTTTCAAAATAACTGGAAATTTCATAGATGAAAATCCTTCGAGTGTTTTAATGGAAGAGACACTTGATTTCGATGAATCTCTGAAAAACAAGAAACAAACAATGAAGAAGGCTTGCGGAGATGGTTATGATTTTTTCAAAGGGGAGGTTGTTAGAAATTATGTGACAGATGAAGAACATAAGACTTTTGTGAATAAGTTTGTTAGAAACGAATTACCTGCAAGACTTACTTACAAAAACACAATGATAATTTCGTTTTTCGAATCAAGTGCTTTGTTAGGTCATCGTGTTAATTTTAATTCGGCAATGGCTTTCGATTCTGTATTTGCCGAAGCATTACGAGAGATGACAATAAGTACTTTTGATAAATTTCACACATTAGTACCTTCTTTTGTTGTACAAGAAATTGATAAATATGAAAAACTTTATAGAACGTTGGGAAGAACTGCTGATAATACTGAAGATTGGAAGGAAGTGTTAAAAGACATCTTGTATTATGCTTATAGTCAGGGTGTTCGTAAAGAAGGTGGTGATGATTTTGCGTTTTTATCACTAATGAAGGGACTTGTTGAAAAGATTAGGAACAAAAGTGATGTTGACACATTTAGACATTTGTTAGTACCTGTTTATAAGGAAGAAGTTGACGAAGGTGTATTTGAAAACTTCACACTTTATCCTGCATTGAATGGAAAACGAAAAAGTCCTCACAATGGTTTAAGGTTGTACAATAGTTTGTTTGCTTTAGAACACGCTGACGAAAAAACATTCTCAGCTAAAACAATAGAAGAATACAAACGTGTGGTGGGCATTGAGGTTGAAGGTGTATCATTAAAAGTTGGTGATGAAAATCCTTACAACTTTACAGATAAGGAGTTGAATTTAGATGGAGGTGTTAGAGAATACTATTCTAACAAACAGCCTTTATCCAAGTTGTTTAGAAACATATTTTCGGTAAGTTATGATTTGCGGTTCAATAAAGATAAAGAGTGGGTTTTTTCTAACTTTAATGAAAAATTTGCCAAATCTATAGAAAAGTCAATAAAGGGTACTCCTCTTTTTACAAGTTATTCTCCGAAAGGACTCAGAGATGTGTTTGAACCTGATTCAAACTTGAAACGAGAGCTTACTCCTATAGGGATGGAACAGAAGTGGGTTGAATGTAAAGATTGTCCTGCAACTTACCCTAAGAAGGTTGTAACAAGAAAATATAAAGTTAAAGAACCTATTGAGTATGAACTTAAAACTGAAAACGTGATGTTGCGAACAGAACGAGTTAAAAAGGTAATTCAAGAGTACGAGAGAAAAGAAGACGCGAGTTTCACATTGGCATATTCACCTCTTACAAAAACTTGGATTTCTTATTACGATTTCAAACCTGCATATTATGTTAATCATTTCAATTATTTCCAAACAGGTATAAACTATGGAAAAGACGAAAGTGAGTTTGGTTTATGGTCACATTTACTAACTAACAAATCTTATCAGGTGTTCTACGGAAAACGTTATCCGTTTACAATAGAATTACCTATAAAGGAAATGTTTACAAATAGAGTTCTACAAAATGTGGAATATTGGTTTGAAAGCAGACGTTATCACAACGATTACGATTATGCTGAAAATTCGCAAGTTGGTTTTACAAAGGCTTGGGTTTATAACAACACGAATAACTCTGGACAACTCAATCTCTATTTAGCAGAGAAAAACAATCGTTATCAGCCGTTACAATTCCCTAAATTCCACGTAAATTCAATGGATATTCTAACAACTAACAACGATAAGAAATGGACATTCAACTATTTCTTCAATCAGGTTAAGAATGAATTGAATAATGTGCCAATTTGGAATTATGATGTAAACGCTATAGACAAAGTGATAAACGAAAAGGCTATCTCTTACAATAGGCGTATGCAAGATAGATTACGAGGAGATTGGTTCTTTGTAAGATTGTCTCAAGACAAAGAAAGTCGTTTCAAAAACATCTTTAAATGGCTATCTGTTAAAGAAACACTATACACTTAATAAAGTTGATTTATGTCAGAAAATAAACAAGTAAAGAATGGGGGTAGGGAAGCTGAACCTACCTCCACCTTTAAAATAAGAACAAAAGACACTTCAGTAAATCTTAAAAACATAGATAAGAACCTAATGGGGTACATAAACACTCTCCCTGAAGAAATGCAGAAGGAAGTTCTTGTAACAAGTGGTAATGATTCCGACGCGCACTCCAAAACAAGTTGGCACTATCACAACAAAGCCGTAGATTTACGATATAGTCATAAATTGTACAACTATATGGCAGCAGACCCGAATCGTGTTAAGTACCAAATATCTTTGTACAATCCAAATCACGGAACAGGGAAACATTTACATCTATCTCACATTGGAGAGGACGGAGTAAAAAGTGGGGCGAAGGAACATTTGAAAGATGTGTTTATGAACGTATATTCTCCTGAAGCGCAAGAATATTTAAAAGACCCTAATAACGAAAGGTACAAATCTTTAAAAGATAAAGCTATCGGTTATGGAGCGCAACCTTACAGAGGTTCAGCAGGTGCTTATAGTGTTGCAGGTTCGGGAGGTGTTTGGCAAGAGGTTAATTATAATTCAAGAGGAGATGTTCACTCTCACGAAGACCATTCGCACGAAGAACACTCTCACGGAGACGAAATATTAGGTTATAACCCTGCGCTTATGTATGCGAGCAGCTCATCTTCTTCCGATAATGAAGATTTAGTTGCTCAAAATCAAATGCTTATATCAAAGCTGATGGAGTTGGAAGATACTAAGAAGAAAGAGACGGAATACAATGCTCAGCAGGCAATGGAGAACGAGAAGAAACTAAAACTTGCAAAACAACAGCAAGAGTTCGATTTCATTAAGGAGTTGATAGTTAGTACACCTTCGTTGGTTGCGGAGAAGAGACAGCCGCGCGAAGATGTAGTTTTTGACCCTAATATGTTTCAAATAACAGATTTTCAAAATAATTTTAGAGTTGGATAAAGATGAAGAAAAAAGATTTTAGTCATAGATTAGGAGGTTATGAACTTCAAGACCTTGAGGTGTATTTTAGAAATCCCGATGAGATTTCTAAATTTACAGCTTTTGGTTTAGGACAAGTTAGTTTTTTACTTACAGATACAGAGGACGGAACTCAAGTTACAGAGACCGCAATTGTTGGAAGTTTAACAAAGGTAGGTGATAAGTGGATTTTACCTAAAAGAAATTTTATAGGTATGACGACCTCTCCTCAGCAAAAAGACAAGTTTCTATTGAAGATAGTGATGATAGGACAGATTGAAGGTAACGGAGATGCCAACTTCGTTTGTGATAGTCGGGGAGAGAGTTTCGAACATTCAGGCGTACATATCAACAATTATTACGGAAACAATTGTGGTGCAGATACAGGTAACAAAGTGTCTTTCAATTTAGATAGAAGTAATATCTATCAAGGACATCGTTCTGTTATAGTTACATTTGAAATTGTTCCTCAATGGGGAGGTAAATTACCTTCTGTGTCGAGAGATTTGCAATTTTTAAATAAAATAGTATTACCTTTAACAGCAGATATTACATAGGTTATGAAAAAAAAACAATTTATAGACAAAACATTGAATTTTGAAGTGGAAGAGAAAATTATTATGCACTTTAGAAATTTTCATTGTGACACGCGTTTTCTTTCAGTTAGAGGCGATAAACAAAACTATGGTTATTGTAAGATGAAATTTATTGAAGCTAATTATAATGATGGTTTTAATTTAAATAAAAATCAGTCTTATCAACATTCTTTACCAACGAATGTACCTTATGGATATAAAGGTGACAATTACGATACAATAATTTATGCAGGTGATTATAAACTTTTCAGTGTGACTAAAGTGGACGGGTGTTTAATAACTGGTAAAGACCTTGCTGAAAATAGATTTGACATAGAGTTGTTAGACCTGACCTATATGTTTGAAAACACAAAGTTGGTGTTTGAAAACATTCCACGTATTAAAGTTTTGAAGGTAAGAGCTTCACAGAAGGAGATGTTGAATGAAAATTTTGTGAAAGGTGTTTGGAAGTTACCGAACATTATAGATAGAATAGAGGTTGTTTAACAACCTAAAACACAAACACTTACAATTCGTAAGTGTTTTTTTTGTATTTTCTTGAAAAATTCTTTGTAAAAAATTTGGTAGTTATAAAAACTCGCCGTATCTTTGCCGCGTTAAAAAGAAATGAGAAAAAAATGATAAAAGATAAAGAGTTGTTAGACGCATTAGTTGAACAAGATATTGAAAGGATTTCTAAGATTTTAGAAAATGTTCCTATTTTAGAAAAGGAAGGAATTGAAGAAAGTCTTAAAGAAACTTCAAAGAATTGGTTTGAAAATTTGAAAGGTGTCAAGTATTCAGATTGGCGAGCAGGTTTGTTGAAACACACTTTTCCATATCAAGTCTTATATTTTAGAAAAGAACTTGTTAAGAGGGCGTTAGAAGAGGATAAAGAAGCACGTGAAGAAATGGCTAACATTATAGACGAGTTAATATCAGAAGGTCAAGATTATTACAAACCTTGTATTGAAAACGGAATGTTTGTAAAGTTAGTTAGTAGAAGTCCTAAAGATTATATGCAAAACTATCCTGAAAATAGTTTAAAACCTTTACGAAATGGTACTGAAATCGTGAACGCTCTAATGTATTCTATGCGAACTTTTGAAGATTTATGTTTCTTGGTTAAATTAGACAAGGATTACATTCGTCTGTACATTAAACCTTTTGAAGAGTTAAACAGAAAGGAAGAATGGAGAGTATTTGTTAGAGGTAGAAAGATTGTAGGAATTTCTCAACAATTTTACGAAGAAAACTTTAATTATGACGATAGATATTTAAGTTCTGTTCGTAGTAATCTCAAAAAATTCGTAGAAGAGATAGTTATCCCTAACATAACGATTGAGAACTTTGTGGCAGACACTATAGTTTTTAAACATTCTCGTTATTTACAAATGGACAATAGAAATGAAAAACACAAAATTGTCTTAATAGAAACAAATCCATATTATCTATCTGACCCTTGTTTATACGAAAGTTATAAGGTTTTGGAAGACATTTATGAAGGTAAAATAAAAGAAAATGATTTAATTAGATATATAAAATGAAAGATTGTACAAAAGAATTTTCAATAACTGACCATTTGATGGGTTACTTTATAATATTTGTAATCTGTTACTTGCTAACAAGATTGTTTTTCTACATTTTATGGAAGAAATACAACGGAGATGATAAGGTTTTGCGAGACAAGACAGATTCCTTTTTTGGAGATTACGATTCTGTAATGTGGATGTGTAAATTAGCGTTAGTTCTTTCGGCTATACCATTTATTAATATTTTCGTGATGATTATGTTAATAGCTGCAGATTTTGTAGTTTTAGTGTATCCTGTTGTTGATAAAGTTGTTACAAATTCGTGGATACCGAAGAAAACAAAAGATAAATTGAAATAAAATGGCAACAAAAGAAAGAAGTTTTAAATCGTCATTCACACTGACGTTATTGTTCGGGTTATTGCTTGTATTCTTGATAGCAGTTTCCATATCTCTGTTTGAAAGCGACCAACCCTTTTTAGGTTTTATAGGGGCTATTGCTATTATTTTAGTCCTTGTTTGGTTTCCCTACAACAGATTGCTTTATAAACAAATTAAAAACAAATCAAATAATAACAAAAACAATTAAGAAAATGAAGAAAATGAAGAATTTTAAATTTTTATTTTTAGCTTTATTGGGTCTCTCCTTGTTAAATAGTTGTATGAGACCATAGCCGAATTATGAAGGTATCTTGATGACAGAATACGGACGTAACGGCATAGAATCTTTCAAGCCTGTAACTGGCGCACAATGGGTTGCGTGGTTTGGTCGCGAACTCTATGAAGTACCTATGTGGGAACAGAGCGGAGACCCTGCTGTAGTAGAAATAACTGCAAAAGACGCAGGTGTTTTTACCGTAGACCCTCTTTATACCTACACTCCTATTCGTGGTAAAGGTAGGGAGATTGTGTTCAACTATAAAAATTATAATGTGAACGCTCCTGATACATTTTTTGAAAATATAGAAAATAATGTATTAAATAAGCGGGTTACAGACGCATATAGAGAAGAAGCGCGTAATTATACAACAGATAGTTTAATGAATAATTTAGCTAAGTTTGAAGAAGCTGTACAGACAAGATTAATGAAAGAGTTTGAAAATAAATTCTTCAATCTTACAACTCTTACTTCTGGACTGAAACCTCCTAAATCGATGTTAAAAGCTGTTGAAGATAGAAATAAAGCAATTCAAGAAGCTAATCGCGTTAAAAATGAATTGGAAACTTCACGAATGCTTTTAGAGAAGGCTAAGATAGACGCGGAGACCAATAGAACTCAGTCAGGTGGCTTAACTAAGGAGATTTTAATGCAACAGTACATTGAAATGCTTCGAAACACCAATAATAAAGTTATAATTACTGACGGTAAAACTCCCGTTATTTTAAATTAGTTATGAACAATAAAGTCCTCGTGCTGTAAATAACAACGAGCGTTTGAGGACTTTTTTTATTTTTATTAATTATGACACTTTTAGAATATTATTTATTGTCTACAGCAATCTCTATTACATTGTGGGCTATTTTTGTAGTCATATATAGATGTTTTGGTTTGTGGTTCAATATGTTTGCGGAAGAAGAGGATGATTACCCTAAAGTTTTATTATCGTTGTTCTTCACTTCTTTTTTACCTTTGATTAACTGCGTAATTGTCGTACTAATTGTAGGAGCATTAAGTTTAAGTTACACTGCAACTTTCATACGTGTGATTATCTTAGGTGCAGGAGTTTTATCCATCACTGAATTTGAAAGCGAAATTCGCTTTAAATTTACGGAAGAAGCTGTTGACAGAATGGAAGAAAGACGTGAACGTAAAGAAAAACAACGTCGTGAGAAGCAACAAAGAGAGAAAGAATTTAAAGAAAGAATGAAATATCGATGGTGATGAGAACAAGAAAAGATTTTGATAATGCAAAAATAGGTGATTCTGTTTTGTATGAAGATGTACTTGTAAAAGTTGTAGACAAAACTTCTATATGGACAGTGTTGAACACTTCTGAAGGGGAATTAATTTTCATTACACGTGCTTTGTTACCTGAAGAACTTCCTGAGATAGAAGATTTGGGAGAAAAAGAATTTACAAAAAACATTGAAGAAAGTCTCACAAGTTTCAATAAAGCTGTAGAAGAACATCTTGAAAAGGAAGCCGAACTTAAATACAGAGAAGGCGTAAAGAAAATCTTTGAATTTAAGTGGGAGTGCGGTGACAGAGTTAGTTATACTTCTGCTGTTGCAAGGAAATGCAGTAGAGCCAAACGAAAGATTAGACGTTTTATAGAACGTTGCTACAACGAAAAGGTTATTAAAATTTCATTAGTAAGTGTCTCAGATTTACTGAAATAAATAAAACAATTATAACAACTATAACAGTTATTACAGTTATGACAAAGTTAGAACAATTTAAAGTGAATTACGATAGTCGTAAGAAGGCTTTAGCATTTCACGGAGTTTCTGAAGAATCACTTCGTGACGAAGAAAGAATGATGACAATTTTCAATATTATTGAGAATATCTACAACTACGAAGTTACAGACGATGTGTTTGAGGAAGTTGAGTGGAGCTGTGGAGATTCTTACAAACAAGGTAAGTATTGCTATATGGCAATGGTTTTGGACAAAGGTGTGCGTCGTACGATTGCTGTAGCATACAATCTTGACTATTGCTTAAAGAAAGCATACTCTTTCGTAAAAGAACACCCTGAATTAGTTTTTACTCACATCAATAAAGTTTTATGGGGCGAAACAAAAGAAGAAAAGAAAATATTCATTAAAAATAAACAGAGTTAACGGCGTTGAAAGTTTTTGAAGGTTTTGTAGGATGCGGACATAAATGTCACTTCAATTTTGATGGAGAACATTTTTAAACAATTAGAAATTATAAAATAATAATTACAATTATGGAAATAAAAACAAATGTAAATTTTCTAGAAGATAGAATTTTCCGATTAGAACAGGGAAAAACAAACGCTTTAGTTGAAACGATTACACCTTATGTAAAAGAAGGTTCTAAGATTTTGTTCATCAACTCTCAGAAAGAAAGCAGTGCTGAACTTACAGTTGGAAATAAAAATGTTTCAATAGAAGTTATTTTCTTGGATAACGAAGAAGATTTTATCAATTATCCTAACGATATGTTAGAAAGTTATGATTATGTAGTTGTCAATCCTTTAAGGTTTAGGTTGACTTACACTATGAAAAAACTCTTTTCGACCAAAGTCCCTTTTTTGATGATTTGTCATTTGAAAGAAGTGTTGTTTGCGAGTAGCGAAAGATTGAAGTTGTTGAACGCTAACAATTGTGGAATTATCTATTTTTATAAAACTTTTACTTTTGAGAATGAAGAAAAAGGGAAGTCTGAAGACAAAATATTTCCTTTAGGTATAACTTTTTTATGTAGAGACATTTTTCCTGAAAAGTTTTTGTCTGTGACAATTCGTAAAAACATTTTAACCTTTATTTAGTGATTATGATGTATGAATTGTACGATAGCTTTTATAAAGCTATTAAAAAAGAAGCAGAATGGCTATACAAAGACAATAGTGACGAATTTATCGATTCCCAAGCTGTTCGTAATATTGCTCACAAAATGTTGTGTAATATGGAAGATGTTATGCGAAAAGAATTTTACGAACGACATAGAGAGTGGGAGCGAAAGAAGTTGTTGGAAAGAATTGTAGTATTTAAGAAAAAACCTATTAAAAGCGTAGATTATCTTCAATACCTTTTTGACACACACGAAGAAGGTAAATACGTAGCTTTCTTTCAAGGAACTGTTGATTTTTTTACACTTATAGATGAAGCAAGGGATAAAGGAAATCGTGTAACCTTCATTAATGATTACTTAATGATATTTATCAACCACTTCTCAAAGAAAGGATATATAAAAGATAAACGTTATGCCTGTGGACTTTGTAATTCTATAGATAATTCGTTAATGGAAGTACTTGAAGAAGAAGGTAGTTATGAAATTTCTTTTGCAGGTAAAACTTTAAAGTTTTCGATATTCGAAGGTAGTAAGTACAAAATTGGTAAAAACGCATTGAGGAGTGGAAACAATCCGTGCAGATGTTGTCTTTTAGACATTACAAGTGTAAATTAAAAACTTTATAAAATGAAATTAGATACAATTACGAATAAGAAAGAAATACAAGATGATATAAACCCTAATGACGAGTTTTACACACCTTACTATGCGATAGAACAATTATTAAAATATTTGAAACCTAATAGTAAGATACTTTGTCCTTTCGACACTGAAGAAAGTCTTTATGTTAAGGTTTTAAAGGCTAATGGACACTATGTACAGTGTGAACACATAAAAGACGGTAAAGATTTCTTTAAAAGAAGTCAGGATTCTTTTGAATTTTATGATTATGTTATTTCTAATCCACCTTACTCTAAGAAGACGGAAGTTTTAGAGAAATTGTTCTACACAGGCGTTCCTTTTGCAATGTTGTTAGGTGTGGTTGGGATTTTCGAAAGTAAAAATAGGTTTGAACTTTTCAAAAACAACAAATTTGAAATTATGTATTTCGACAAAAGGGTTAGCTTTATGCGTGATTACACAAGCGGTAAGACAGAGTTAAACCCTCCTTTCAGTTCGGTTTATATTTGTCACAACGTTTTACCTCAACAAATAGTTTTTGAAACAATAAACAAGAAAAACATCTTATAAGATTAGATTATGAATTTAGATAAAATATTAATCCCTAACAGATTGGCTGTAAGGATAAGCAAACTTGCTTTTGGGACACCTGACCCTTCTTGCGAACTGACTTGGGAAGAGGGTTTTGACTTTTTCAGAAAAGAGAAAGGTTGCTTCTTTTCAATAGAACTTTATTTAGACCTTGTAGCTGAGCGTTATTATGGTTATGAGTACTATATTGAAGTGTATTTAAAAGATGGTAGTTCTACCCAATCTAACGAATGGTTTGAAACTTACGAAGAAGCTCGTGAAGCCTGCTTAGAAAAACTTATATTGATTAAGGAAGGGAACTATGACGGAATGTCAAGAGGGATTGACGATGATAAGGTTGAAGGAATACGAATAAAATTCCTTCAAGAATGTATGAATGACCCTGAAAAGATGTCGAAAATTGAAACGAAATCTATAAGCGACGGCTATCACACTTTTGAAGAGCTTTACGAATATAGAAAGTTATACAACGCACTTCTATTCAATGAATGGGGTATTCAATTACCCGAAAACAAAGAAGCGGTAGAAGGTGTGTTTACCAAAAACTGCGTTCATAAATCGTGGAAACATCACGACGGAGAATGGTGTTTCGGAGAGCCTAAGAAATGGTTTATTGTTTGTGCAAAGTTGGATAGTGGAATAATAACAAATCACTACAAAGCTGAAGATTGGGACTTATTTAAAATTCCTGAAACTGAAAAGTGTATTTTTGAATATGACGGACACACTCCTCAAGATGTACTTGTAAGAATGAAAACCGAAGCTGAGAAGGACAATTTTATAGAAAAGATGGTAAGAAATTTCAAGATAAAAGAAACTCTTAGACGAAAAGAAATTGTTAGAAAATACAAAGAAGAAAATGGCGAAATTTGAAAAGAAACTACCTTATCGTAGGAGAGAGATAACTGGAATGTTGGAAATTTATCTCAATAAGTTGAGATGTGCGCAAAGAATTTGTAGAGGTGAGCTTCGTAAAATCTACAAAAAGTACGGAACAAATTTATTGGAAAACGATGAGTTGTACGGTTACGACATCGAAGGTGTGCCTAACTCACACATTATTCAAGAAAGTAAGTTTGAACTTATTTGCAACGATGGATTGAGACTTAACAGAATTGAGGTGGAGTTTCCTATTTATAACTACGAGGATACCGAGATTGTAAAATTAACCTTGTTTGCTAAATGGATTGGTTACAACAAAGAGCAAATGAGAAAAGAAGTAAAGTCTCGTGTGCAATGGACTATTCTCAATACTTTGAGAAGTTTGAAAGAACGAGTTGATTTTGTTTCTAAAACTTCAGAAAAGAGAATTAAAGCGATTAGTAGATTTGAAGAGGATTTAAAATTACAGAAAAAAGATTAGAAAATGAACATTACGACAGAATTAACAATTGACACGAATGAAATAGATAGCGATTTCATTATCAATATTTTGGAAGATAAAATTATGGAGGAACGTTTTGAAAGACACAAGCCTGTAACTTCCGCAATATTCTCATTAGTAGAAGGTTTAGAAAATCCTAATGTTTCTATTTTGGAGAACGATAAGACGATTTTCTTCCGAGAGAACTTTGATAAAATCTCACTATCAGACTTAGAGAATTTAGTAAATTCAAAATAATTTTTAAGATTATAAATTTTGTCCTACAACAAAAAAGTGTTATATTTGCACTATAATTGTTGTAGGATTTTTTTATTTATAAACGAAGAACATCTATGAGGTTTGAAGAATTTTTAGCAGAGTTTAAGTCTGAGAAAGAAAGTTATTTAGCGGCAGGTTTGATTGATGACTTGTCGGTGTACAAGTGGGTCACTCAAGCACTAAAACCTCTCGGCAACAACATAATGGTATTGCAAGACACCGTTCTTGATGTAAAAGGTTATGAAGCGAGAGTTCCTGACAATTTCTTTTCTCTTTATGCGGCATATCAATGCGAACCTAAAAGTTACTATTACAAGGAAGAAGATAAACCTATTTTACAAAACGCAATTCAGTGGGTTGAGAAAGTAGAACAGAGCGTAAAATGGAACAGCTGCGAATTGTGTTGTGAAGAAGAGGAAGAAAAGCTGATAACTGAAAAAGTTTGGATGAATGATAGAGAAGTGAAATTCTATTATCAACGTCCTAAGCTCCTAAAATTAGGAAGAGGTTTCAAACGTTCGGCTTGCACAGAACATTGTAGAAACTTAGTAGTCAAAGATAATCCTAATGAGATAGTTATTAATGGAAATGTAGTTTATACCAATTTTAAAGAAGGTACTATCTATCTGCAATACTACGGAATGGAGCTTGACGAAAAAGGTTATGTGATAATTCCAGAATTAGGATTAGGTGAAGTAGAACAATATGTAACTACTTACGTAAATTGGAAGTTCTACGAAAAGTTATTAACAAATCAAGACGAACCCAATGTTGTCACTTTATTTCAATATTACGCTCAAATGGTAGAGAGACACAAAATGCTCGCCATTTCGGAAAGTAAGTTTTCAACTCTCCGTCCTGAAGATATAAAGATGTTAGGACTTAAAAATAGAGCATTGTTTGACAGATATGAGAAAGGTTATAGTTTTAGCAGGTAGATTATGAAGAAACAGCAATTCTTACATAGACATAGAGTAAAGAGTAGTAGACAGATTACTAAAATAAAGTTCAAGTTTAAAGGAATAACATTAGACAAAAATAACACTGCAATAAACTTGAAATCTTCTGTGAATAATATAGCTATAACAGAAAATTCCACTAATTTTGCAAGAGAAAAACCTTTAGAAGAGGGGTGGGTTTGGGAATTTCAGAATACTTGGATTACTGAAGATACAATTGTTAATGAATTTAAGATAATCTTTTACACTTGGAAACCAGGTGTTAGAGAAGAAGATATAAATAAATTTGATATTTTAGGAGATTTGAAAGTTATAGAGCATTTACCTCAAGAAACACAGCACACAATTGCTACTGAAATAACTAATCGTAATCCGTTAAATGTTAAATTTAAAGATTTGTTTGTTCAAGATGGTGATTGTTACACCTTGACAGCAGAATTTGTACCTAAAAACCATTAGAAAATGAAAACACAACACAGACACAACTTATACATATTTGTAATTTTAGCTATTCTCATAGCGGTAGTCTTATTGCAAAGACGTTGTAATCACGAACCTAATCAGCTTACAGAAAAGGAACTTGCTTACAAACGTGAAATAATTGAGAAAGATAGTCTTCGTAAAGAAGATAGTATTACCTATGCACGATTAGTAAACGATATGTACAAAGAAAGAGAGTTGATGGAACAACTTGCGATTGAAAATCAATATTTGTACGATAAATTAAAAGCTGAAGAACGAAAAGTAACTTCACTTACTAAAGTGGTAGGTAAATTAAAAAGTAAAAAATCAGTAATACCTTTAAGTAAAACAAATGGTTACACGTATTTTGAAGATTATTATCCTAAGAAAGAAAACTATTTTGTGCGATATAAAGCACAGATTGAAGAAAATTCAGTTATTAGTGAGTTTGACTTTCAGCCCTTACGTTTAGATTTAGTAGTTACCGAAAAACAAAAAGGTATTTATGAAGCATATCTTAACGCCCCAAGTTGGCTTGAGATAACATCTGTAGAAGTAAAATCTCTACCTATTCAATCACCTTCTTTCAGACCTGATAATTTTGATTGGATGTTTGGAGGTGCTTTTGGATACTCTTATCTTTATAGACAACCTATTGTAGGTTTATCGGGAGGTTTTAGATACAAACGTTACGTATACTACTTACAAGGCAATTCCAATCAAACGCTCTATTTTGGCGTAAATAAGTTTTTCTAATAAAAAATAAAAGAATGATTTCTAATATTAAAATAGATTTTCAAGTTATAGACACAGGAGACCCTCGTGTGTTGATGATAGCTGATAATTCTGTGTGGGCGCAGATTGAAAACCAACCAAAGGTAATTGAAATAACCACTCCTGGTAATGACCCTGAGACAGATTTTGTAGCGCATTATTTTCAACCTTATCAAATCAACTCTTTCAACTCAGAGACATTAGGCTTATCTTGCAGCGACGATTGTCCTATAGAACTTGACCCTCTTCCTGACGGAGTTTATACAATAACAGTTAAAGGTTCTCCCGATAAGTTCAATCTTACAAGAAAGTACTTGAAAGTTGATAACACTCAATTAGAATTGGATAAACTCTTTATAGCGTATTACAACTCTTGTAAAGAAAACAATAAATGCTTTAAAGATACAATAACAGATATACAAATGTTAATAGATGGAGCTAAGGCTTCTGTAAGATTTGACGATGTGTGTAAAGCTCAAGAATTGTTGTTTAGAGCGCAAGAACTTATAGAGAGAGTAAAACGTTGTAAAAAATGCTAATATTATGGGATGTGGATGTAATAAAGGTAATAATGTAATACAGAACGTTGTAAATATACAACCTTCACAAAACGATTCGCTAATTAATGACGATATGGGACAGATAAACAGAGGGTCGATAAACGACAATCTATGTGCAGTTTCGTTAAACGAACTGCAAGACTTGATGTTCAAGACAAAAGCGGTTCTTGGTCAAGTCGCACACTCAGAGATTGAAAAGAAAAAATCTCTTATTCAAAAATGGTTTGAGAATTATGGCTTTGAATGCCCTGATAGAAAACAATTTTTAGACCTTAAAAAATTTGTAGAAGATGAATACACAAAGTCTGGTACATAACACTAACTCCGACCTTTCCTACTTAGCGGATACAGCTTTAAGTGGGTTAGGTCATTCTTATATGCTTAAAACAAGATTTGGAATAGGGGAAGGTTACAACAAATATGATTACTTCGCGCTTAAAACCTTATCAAGATTACTTTGTGAAGGACGTTGTGATTTTACAGATAAGGAATATGAAGAGATTAGAATGTCGTTGCAGAGACTTTCATTTAAATACGAAAACTAAAAGATAGAGAAGATGACAAATTGTGGTTATAAAATAAAACATACTTGCGGAACTAAAACAAAGGCAGTGTGCGTATATTACGATACAGAACTCCCTGAATTTTCAAAACTCAAAGATGAGACTTGTGTAACGGCTGAAGAGACAATCTCTGAACTTTATAAACTCATTAAAGAGATAAAAGAAGGGAGTGATTTAAAAGATTTAGGAGCATCTTGTGTTAATTACGGAGTTGAAAAGAGTAAATTAACCTTAGCTGTTGCTCTTAAAGTTTTGGAAAAGGAACTTTGTGTTCTTAAAAACGGAGGAAGCGGAAGTTCTTCTAACGGAAATGGAGGCGTGGATATTTCCAAATTGGATTTAAAATGTCTACAATCTCCTTGTGATACAGGAATTAGAAGTTTGCAAGACTTGTTGCAAGCTATTATTAATAAAATTTGTGCATAAAATAGTAAAGAAATATGGCAAAAGTTTGCAAACAGATAAATAGACCTACAGTAAATAACGATAACAATGTGTGTGAGTTGTTGCTCTCCACTCGTTGTGTTACCTCAGAAAACCCTATACCTGTTTTAGGTACATTGTCGGGTGAAAATCTAACAAAGATAATAGACGCACTTAACGAGTATTTGAAAAACTTGAAGACTGAAATCAAGGACTTAGAATACACGGTTCGTAATGGAAATGGTGGAGGCACTCCACAAGCACCTTCTGTACCACCTTACGATTGGCGCAACGACACCTCTCTTATTAACTTCTTGACTACTAAATTTAACGAGAAAGTAGATAAACAAGACGGAAAACGATTAACTTCCGAAGATTATACAGTTGAAGATAAACGATTGGTGGGTGAAGCAAGACAGAAGTTAGATACCTTTAACAATTTAATGCAGAACATTCAATCTTCTTTAGGTACAACTGTAAATAAGGTTGCTTTCTTGGAAAGACTTGTAGAGGTTCTTAAAAATAAACTTACAGAAGCTGAAAGAAAGGCTGAAAAACCTATTACTTTTAGAGACAAGTTGGGTCGCACCACCGAAGTAAAAACAGGAGAGACTTTCAATTTGTTTGGGAAGTTACCTAATGTAAAGGTTGAAATGGAAGACAAGCAAGCTAACATAAGTCTTGCTGATAAAATCACTTTAAATGAAGTTAATACAGGTGATGTTAAAATGTCTTCTCAAGGTTTAGATTTAGGTAACAAAAAAGTAACCAACTTAGGTGACGGGACAATAAGTGCTACAAGTACAGACGCTATTTCTGGAAAGCAGATAAACACTATTGCTACCGAGTTGGCTCGCCAACTAATGGAGCTTGAAACAAACACTAATACTGAACTTGCAAGACGTGAGAAGTTGTCAAATAAGGTAGACAATCTTACTTCGGGAGACGACGAAAATAAATATCCGAACATCAAACTTATTAAACAGATTAAAGCGGATATAGATTCGATGATTTCAACATTAGGTTTAGCAGGTAAGGAAGATAAGGCAAACAAAGTATCCGAGATAAATTCACCTGACCCTGACGATAAATACCCAAACATTACTTTACTTAAAAAAGTGAAGAGTGATTTGGAAACAGTGTTGAACAGGCACTACACTGCAATCCACGATTTACAAGACCAAGTTAACGCCAACGATAGTGCTGTTCATAATGCTGAGATAAACCCTACTACAGCTGCTCTTACTCTTAAAGATAAACACGGTGTAACGGTTGGGGTTTTAAATCTTGCGTTTCTTAACAACGAAGGTACAAAATTCCACGTTAACGAAACAGATAAAACGTTAGAACTTAAAAACGATAAAGATGAAGTACTTTCTACTATTCCTCTTAGAACATTGGTTTCCAATTTAGCTAACGGATTGGGATTGGACGGCAAGAAGTTGAAGCTATTAAATAGTGACGGAACAGAAGCCGCTTCGGTGGATTTAACTGCTTTGTTTGACTTATATACAACTAAAACTAAAACACAAGAGGTTGAAGATAAGTTAGCAACAGTTGAAACTCAAGCTAACGCTAATAAAAGAAATGTAACTTCGCTCACCGATAAAGTAACAACTCTTGAGAACGAACGTGAAAAGATTGCAAATAAAGTTGACGACATAGACGCCGTGAGTAGTGCAGACGAAGCTACTAAATATCCGTCTGTCAAGGCGTTGAAAAAAGCAGTTGTAGCATTACTACCTCAGGAAGAAAACACACAAACTATTGAGATACAAACCCCTCAGATAATAGGAAGTATTGTAAGAATTGAATTAACACACAAGGTTGACGATACTAAGTTTTGGAGTGTGTGGATTAATGGGGTATATGTTCCAAGAGCAGCTGTAAGTTTTACCAACAATATAATGTCTATAGATAACACTAAGGTTGGTTATAACATTGAAGCGGGAGATGAACTTGTTGTTCAATACAAAGTTAAAAAAGACTAATAATTTTATTGTTTTATGGCAAAGAAAATACAAAAGAAACAAATAGAGGACGGAGTGTTTGTGGAGACTAAATCCACATACTCTGCTCCTACACAAGATAACGAGTTTGTACAGAAGAAATATGTAGATGACGAAGTTGCTAAGAAAGCTGACGCTTCTCACACCCATTCTTGGACTGATATAACAAACAAACCTCGTATTTCTGTTACATTAGCTGACACTGCTATTTCAAGAACATACACAATTGGACTTACGGGTGCTGATGGTAGTAGTGGAAGACTTATTATTCCAAAAGCTGTTAGTTGGAACGATGTTACAGATAAACCTACATTTCCAACGCTACCAAGTTGGGTAACACAAACTAAACCTACTTATGATTGGACTGAAATTCAGAATAAGCCTGAAATAGATATAGAGTTAAAATATAAACGATTAACTGAAGTTACAGGTAACATAACAGATTTGTTGAAAGATAAACCTGGTGTTTTTAGAGTGGGTGATTCTGCAAGATTACAAGGTATGCCCAATGAGGATTGGTATCATTTTTTTGGTGGAAGACACTATAATGGGTCAGAACAAAGAAATTATTATTTTGCTTTACGTTCTCACACTGTTGATAATTACTTTTGGTTAGGTAGACAAAATAATACTGAAAATGTTGAATGGTTCAAATTTGTAGGTTTCAAAGATTTAAACAATAATAAACTATTTAGAGAATGGAATTTGGAACACGGATTATCTGCATATATTGGAAATAGTAATGTTTTCAATATAAGAACAGGGTTTTCAGGAGGAGCAAGTGATGTATTATTCGGTGTTCAAAATGATAAAGTTGTTGTCCCTACATATTTAGAATCTGCAAATGAATTAAAAGGTTCTGAATTATGGCTTGATACTGATAAAAATGGTAATGTTACAAGATTTAGAGCTAATGGAGATACATTAACTATTGGTAATAAAGAATGGAATGATTTAAGATATTTATATACTAAAGGTATTAAAATTTGGGGTAATGTTGATAATAACAAAGTAGTTTTAGCTGGTGGAGGTGTTACAGATATTAATGCTTTAAAAAATGAAAATATAAAAATCGGTGGAAGAAATTATTTGCTAAATTCAAAACAGACATTAATTACTTCCACAGCTACAGGTATTACAGGAGTAATTGGAATTTCACCTGATTTTAAAAAAATATTATTAGAACAACCTACAACTTCTTTTGTTGTTTCTTGTTTTGTAAAATATACTAATTTGACAAGCGTTAGTCCGAAATCAAGATTAGGTTTTGAAGGTGCTATTACATATACAGATGATACAATACAATATATTAATTATTGGTTACCCGTAACTAATAATGATATTGGTAAATCAATTAAAGGTGAAAGATTTTACAGAGTTATGACACTTTTACCTAATAAAATTGTGAAAGAGGTAACAATATCGGGAATATTTGTGCAGATTACTGCTGACCAAGCTGAAGTGTCTAATCCAAAAATTGAAATAGGTAACAAACCTACAGATTGGACTCCTGCTCCTGAAGATTTGGTTGTTGAAAAAACTTGGGAGAAACAACAGCACTCTTTATACGGTGAAAGTTTGGTTACCAATTTAACTTCTGTTCAAAGGGAAGTTGTAATAGATAATGGAACTTCAAGAAATAACTTATGGACAGCTAATAACGAATTAAATATTGGTTCGAGAAATGTTGGAGGATATGCTAAAATAAATTGTAATGGTTATAAAATTCAAGGAAAAGATGACAACTTTGTATTAACAGCAGGTGGTAATTCAATATCTAAATCCGAATTATTGTCATTACCGAGAGGTTACGATACTTCTACAAGTGTTGTGTTACCTGCAACCACAGTCAATGACACCGTTTTTGTAAAAGCCTCTATAACGTTAGGTTTGGAGAATATACCTAACAAAGGAAGTGTTTCTTTTTTAAAAACATTTGACGGAGGTTCTGTCACTTTTATTTGTGCGGGTAAAAACATTATATATACTGGTGATAACTCATTTAATGGAAAAGATGGTTCTACTGCAACAGTTACTATTTTTGAAAATAAATGTTATATAAGAATTGCTAATGTTTAAATTTTATAAATTATATGAATAACAAACTAAACGAAGAATATGTTGGTATCTAAAATAAAACAAAACCTTCAAGGACAAGACAAATTAAAACATAGTAAGTGGGGAAATATAATTTTCCTACTTACTTTTATAGTATCTTTATTTTTCCTAAGTTTAGGAAAATCCTTACTATTAGCTTTCTTTACACTTTTATCTTTAGCTTTTGCAAAAGAGTTGTACGATAAGTTTGTAAAGAAGACGTTTATAGATTGGTACGATATTGTTGCGGCATTCGTACCTTATCCACTAATTAAGAAATTACAAAATTAGATGAACGCACTATTATATTTTGAATGGGGTAGAAAAGCCAATAGAGAAATAGAGAACAGAAAGGGAAGTTTAACTACAGAACATTCTGTGAGACCTATTGGTCACAATCCTCATACTTTCAACCGAACAATAGATAAGTACATTTGTAACTTCGGAGAACAGGTTAGAGTGTTTACCAAGTTATTTTTAAGTGATTTGGGAGCTGAAGCAGGTAAAAATAAAATGAAAATAACTCTCAATAGTTCTGAAATCTTTGAAATCATAACTAAGACCTATAGTTGTAGAGCCGAAATGATTTCTATAATAGGAACTCAGTTGAAATACATATTTTTAAGTAAAACAGATTTCACTTCAGATTTTAACTATACAGCTTTTGATGAAGGAAAGTTATTTAATGTATCGTTTGATAATGATGAATTGGACGCGACAATAACCCTTGAAAATCCTAATTTATACTATATCTATTTCATATTTGAAATGGAAGTCAACCCGCCTTTTGACCCAGACCATTGTAGTTCAGGTTGTGGAGAATTTTCTTTTATGATTAAACAACCACCACCTGGTTTTATAACTTTTGAATAGTTATACATAGTAATTAAAATTCATAAAAATGAAAATAAGAATTAGAAAAAGTAATTTTTTTGTACCGAGTGGTTATAGAGCTATAACCCTTTATCCTTTCATATTTGTAGGAAATCACAGTGACAAATATAATAAAACCCTCATCAATCACGAGATGATACACATTCGTCAACAACGTGAACTACTCGTAATACCTTTCTATTTATGGTATATTTTCGACTATGTTAGAAAGTTGTTTATTTATGGCTCAAGACGTAAGGCGTATAGAAATATATTGTTTGAAAGGGAGGCTTACATTAACGAAAGCGAACCTTCTTACTTGATGACAAGAAAGAGATTTGCTTTTTGGAAATTTAGAAAAAGAAAATTTGAAATTTAAATAGGTTTTAACAACCTAAAACACAAACACTTACGAATTGTAAGTGTTTTTTTTTTTTGCATTTTTGTTGAAAATTCTTTGTAAAAAATTTGGTAGTTATAAAAACTCGCCGTATCTTTGCCGCGTTAAAAAGAAGTAAAAGTATGGAAGTACAAGAATTAACAGCAGGGCAAATAGGATTAGTACAATTGTCCGAAGACGGAAGAATAAGACAGATTGGTCTTACAGAAGCACAAAGACATCTTTTAGAAGTATTTTTAGCTTCTATCTCTAAAGAGAAACCCTTTGTATTGTTGGGTGAAGAATGGGATTTAAAACTTAAAAACAAATAATTAAAGAAAATGAAAATAGCATTATTAGTAGCAGGTTTATGGTTGTTGAACATTATAGTATCTTTTATAGTGATTACTACAATCCGTAGAATTGACATTTTGAAAGACAAATTAAAAGAATTAGGTTTTGCGGCAGAGCTTATCTCGCAAGCCAATACAACTTATAAAGGTTGTGAGACATTGTATACAATCTTGTATTGGGTAAACCTCTTTCTGACAATTGTTTTAGGAATTTTAACTTTTTATTGTTTTTAGTCTATGTTAAAATTGGAAAAAATAAAATCTAAAAGTTGTAGATTTAAAGTTAAATACGAGGACGTAAGATTAGGTCGTATTGTAGGTGCTTTCGAAGATAAAGACGGAGATGAGTTTTACAAATTCAGTCCTTATTATAGCGAAAAAGAATACAACAGAGAGCTAATGTCTTTCTATAAGACATCTTATGAGACTTACGGCTTTATAGAAAATGTTGTAGGTGTTCGCGTGCAAGGTGAGAGAATTTATATATTGCCTAACAAAGTCTTATTTTACATCTTTAAAAACTTTGAAGCAAATAGGGATATAAATAACGAAATCAAGTCGAATATTGTAGATTTAAAGGTTATTACTGTTCGAGATGAAGACGAATTTATGGAAGTCTGCGAAGAAATAGGTTTCATTCGACAAGAGCTAATGTTACCTAAATATTTTAATTATCCGAAAGAAAAATTTAGAAACGATGAATAAATTTTATCCCAATTGGCTCGTGCCGATAGAATTGGCGGAGGAGCTAAAAGCAATAGGTTTTGATAAGAGATGTCACTTTTATATAAGTTATGGAGTTATAGACGATAGTCCCGATGTGATTAAAAGTTCTCATTTCAATGATTTTAAAAGAAATGACAACTACAATCTTATAAAAGGTTGTACTTCGCTTCCTGCTTGGTCTCAAGTGTTTGATTGGTTTGTAGAAAAAGGTTTGTATTGCTTAATTCGAACCAAAGATATGACAAGACAATTTGACGACCCTTTAGAATGGTCTTATCGCATTTACACTAACATAAATAACGAGGATAAAGTAATTTTCGAAAGTGATAACTATTATTACTATCCTACTTATGAAAGTGCAAGAGAGGGTGTTGTAAGAATGTTGATTGTGGAATATGGACATAGTAAAATAAACAAAGATGAAAACAGTTTTTAAAGTGGGTCACGAAGTGTACGATAGTATATTTTTTGGAAATCTAAAAGGTGTAATTGAGGAAGTGATAGACAATCCGTTCAATGTGATTTTAAAAGTTAAATTTGGAGACAAAGAGTTCAGATATTTTGGAGATGGTGTTTTCATAGGGGACAAATCTGACAACAGAATTTTAACTCACGTGAGAACGTTGTCTTTCAGACAGTATGGTTTGAAAGATTTTACACAAGGGGTTGTTTCCGATTACAATTCTTTTATAGGTAGCTACGGAAAGTTTTGGAACAACGGACTTGAGGATTTTGCTGTGGTCAGCAAATTGAATGTGGTGAATGTTAATACTTACGGAGATTTGGTTTTTTCAACCCTCAGTTCTGAAACGTTTGACAATTTCGAACCTTTGACCAAAGAACAACTTGAATGTTTAAATCTTAAAAATTAATAAGTAAATAATAGAAGCAAGTGGCGAAATTGGAAGACGCTCAGCCCTGGATGGCTGAATTAGGACACGTTCGAGTCGTGCGTTCACTTTGGTTGTGACTAAATTGTAGGTTCGAGTCCTACCTTGCTTTCAAGAATAAATGAATGTTAAATTTTAAATTAAAATAATTATGTTAAATTTTTTATTAGAAACCGTTTTTAACCCGCCAAAAACTTACAACCTATTCTTATGTATTGTTGTAATAGGAAGTCTTGTTTCGATGATTTTCAATATCAGAAAGGAAATCAAAGAATACGGATACACAAGCGAAGGTCTTGTGAGTGGACATATTGTGGTTGCGCTGATGGGCTTCATACCTGTGTTGAATGGGGTAGCGGTGGTGTCAGTAATTACATTTGGGGTATTTACAATCATTTCAAAGAAGTTTGAATATATTTTTAAAAAACGCAAGGAAAAGAAGAAGAATGAAACAGAATTTTAATACACTAAAAAATAAATTTGGAAAGTTAGATACTGCGTTATACAAATCTTTTGAGAAATACCACGAAAAATGTAAAGATTTAGCTAACTTTATTATAGAAAATGTTATTTCTGACTATGATGAAGACAAAGTACGTTCTTTTTATGTAGATTATACATTTGCTGACGGTTTAGCTCTCCATATAGATTTAGAAAGAATGAGCTACGAAGCAGTTGTTTGCGGGGTGAATAATATTTTTAATTTATTCTTAAAAGAGAAACGGAAATTGTCTATTAAGGAAATAATAGATAAAACAAGTTCTTAAAAATTAAAACTATGGAAGCGAAGGAAGAACAAAAAGTTTATGCTGTTTATGACCCTTTGTTATATGGCGAAATTCCTTTTGGAAAAGAACCTTATACTCTTGTTAAAACAGAATATGATAAGAAGAGAGGCTTTGTGTTTGAAACTTTTAAAACAAAATGTGAAAATTTCTTTTGGATAAAAGTTAGTAAAAAGTAATAATATGGGAAGAAGTTATAAAAAAGTACCTATTGTAAAGAATAAAGAAGTTGTTAGAGTTTATAGAGATAAAACTCTTAATGCAATATTCTCTTGTAAAAACTTTAAAGAAATGGTAAAAAAAGAATATGAAGAATATGAAAAAAAAGATTATCCAAGTTGGTTAGTACCAATAGAAATAGCTAAGAAACTAAAGAAAATAGGTTTTAATGAGGAGTGTTATTTTGTATTTGTCTACAAAGATGAAAATGTATGTCTTATGACAAAAAATAAAGCACAGTATCATTATATATATGACATTAATAAAGACAATTATAACAGAAAAGTTGATGTTTATTCTATCCCAACTTGGGAACAAGTTTTCGAATGGTTTAGGGAGAAAGGCTTACATTCTCGCATTGAAGTTTCATATACAAATTTAGAATTTGACAAGAAGAACCCTGAAAGATTGAAAAATCCCATTACTCTTTATAAATATGTTAAAGGTAAAGATGCTTTAGGAACTTTCTTCTTTTCAAGAAGACATATTGATACGTGTTTTTCATATAATACTTTTAGAACTTATGAAAAATGCAGAGAGGAATTGGTTAAATCATTAATAGACGACTATAAAAATAAAATAAATAAATAAAAAATGAAAATAGAAAATTACCCCGAATGGCTTGTTCCTTTAAACATAGCCGAGAAATTAAAAGAAATAGGTTTTAGAATGTGTACTACCGATTTTTACGAAGGCGGGAGAGGTGAAGGTAGGTTTAAAACAAACCTTGATGTAAATTTCGAACAATTGAAGCGTAACAATTACAATTCTTATAAAGATTATGTATCTATACCAAATTATACACAGGTTTTTGATTGGTTTAGAAGAAAGAAATTATTTGGAATAATTGATTGTAATGGAAGTAGTTCCTATTCGTACCGAATTTTAATAATGGAAACACCTTTTGTAGCTGTAGTTAGTGATGATAAAACGTATCCTATTTATCATTTCTGTAGAGAAGCCTTAGTGAACAGATTAATAGAAGAATATAAAAAATTATACATTTAAATTAAACAACATAGAGGAGGAATTTGCCTCTATAGAAGTTTCCGAAATGATGAGAAAATTTTTGGAAATGTGTGAAAAAGAAACAACAGCAGTGGCTGAAAACGAAGAGTGTGTGATATATAATCTTCACAACATATTTAAAGATTTAGAAGAGAAGGCTTCTTTTGAAAAGGGTATTACAGATGTTGAGTATATCAATCATCTTCAGTTGTTTGGAGAATATTGTAAAATTGTTAAAGATAGTAATTTTGAATTTGTAGGTATTAAAAGATAAATAAAACAAAATGAATAAGACAATTAAAAACGGAGAACAGCCTATAATTCCCACTTCATTATTACTTTGTAATGACGGAGAAAAGATAATAGCGAATGATTACCTTGTGGAAAGGTATCCATCAGATGTAGTTCATTGTTTGGGGATAACCAAGCGTGAACAAATAGCAATAGAAGCTGCAAAAGCTATGTTAAGTAAGGGTAACGAAAGTATATACATAGTTGCAGGAAAGGCGGTTCTATTCGCCGATGCTTTATTAGAAAAACTTGAAGAAAAACAACAAGCGAATGAAAACAATATTTAAAATTGGAATGAAGGTTTATGACCAAGTGGTGTTCCCTGACAGGGAGGGAGAGGTTATGAATATAGTTGAAAAAGATGCTTTCCCTATTAAAGTATATTTAGAAGGCATTGGTGTTATTCATAGTTACACAAAAGATGGGAGAGTGATAGAAAAAATATCACCAACTTTATCCACATCATCTTACAATATGGTAGGCTTTGAACAAAAAGCACCTACACCAACTTTTGAGGAGGTGTGGGACGAAGTCGAAAGAATTTACGAACCTAAAAGTGAATATGATAAAGACGAATATAAAGGTTATCCTTCACAAAAATTAGCAGATGCTGCTGAAGCGTTAAGAAGATTGTTATTTCTTAGAGACTATTACAACGAGGGTTGGCAACCCAATTGGGAAGATGATGAATGGAAATATTTTATTGAATACTATCGAGGTGAATTAGAAGTTAATAGAACTTGTGGGAACAGTAGAGTATTACATTTTAAATCAAGAGATATAGCAAAAAGATTCCTCAAAGAGCAAAAAGAACTATTAGAAATTGCAAAACCTTTATTATAACTATGGAAACAAAAGACGAAATAATTAAAATACTTAAAGAAATGAAAGAGGTACTAACTCAGATAAAAAGAAGAACCTTAACAATGAAAGAATTAAATGAAAGTTCTATAAAACTTTGCTCTATTGAAGATTTTCAAGCAATTGTGAAAGAAAATGATGATATAGCACAATTAGGTAGAGAAGTTGAGGAGTTAGAAAATGAAATAGAAGATTTACTATTTAATAGATAATCTATGGAAAATAAAACAGAATCAACGGTTTTCAAGAAAAGACAAAAAGTTTACGACCAAATTTTTAAACCCGATATGGAGGGAAAGGTTCGTTGCGTTTCTGTAGGTTCAATCTGTAACTACATAATTGTAGATTTTGAAGATGAAACCGCTTTACTTTACACATTTGAAGGTGTAATGTATGACTTGGAAAATAATTACAAACATTTGATTCCAACATTGTCAGTCAAACCTTATAGTGTAGATATGAAAGGTTTCTCGCAAGAGGAAATTGACCTACCTCCTACAGTGGAAGATGCTGTAGAGTGGGCAAAATCCAAAGGTGATTTTTATATTGCGAAAATAGATTATAGTGGCGAATCATACACAAGTGAAGGGATGTTTAATGCTTTTGAGGCTTTAAAATGTTTGGTCTTTTTAAGAGATTATTACAACAAGGGTTGGCAACCTGATTGGAATGAATGTTCTACTAAATATTGTATAGAACAAGAGGGATTAGATATTTCGGCTATAAACCACATTTTTAATTCAAAGGTAATGGCGTTCAAAACTACAGAAATCAGAGATAAGTTCCTTGAGGAACAAAGAGAATTATTGGAAATTGCAAAACCTTTATTATAAATGAATAGAAAAACTTTAAACAAAATAGCTGAGTGCCTTTATAGAGAAAAGGAAAAACCTAATAAATTAAGCAAATTAGAACTGAAGAGAATAGAAAGAAGTGTTTTAAATAACCCTGAATTTTTTAAAGAAAGTATAATTAAGTATTTAAAAAAATATAAATACAGATAATATAGATAAAAAATGAAAAAAGAAATAATTAAATCAATTAGTAGTTTTTATCTTCCTAATCGTTACTATTATAAGGAAAACAAACAATGGGAAGAGGATATTATAAAAGTGTTAAAAGAAGAAAAATTACCAATCTCTTTAAAATATAGCAAAGCGGAAGGTTACAAAATAGTTACAGATAAACAAACTATTTTTATATTGATAGCGGGAGAACAGCAATGTTGCGAAGAATGGGGATACGATGCTTGTTCTGAGAAAGGAATTATTGATTCGAATGATGATTTTAAAGATTTTATTGAAGCCGAACTCCTTGAAGTGAGTGCTGTGCGACCTTACAATCACGATAGTGTGAAAATTTATGATAAGTTATTGGAAGCCTCAAACTATGATTGTACTGACACTTTGGCTGAGTTTGTGAATTTTAAAACAAGTAATGGTTTATTACAATTTTCAGTTTACAATTGTCAAAATGGTTATTATGGACATTCTGTTTATATTAAATTTAACGATACTGAAATTAAAAGTGAAGTTTGAGTAAAATGGAAAATAAATCAGAAGATAAAACATTAACTTTATCAGACGCTTTTATTGAACACTTAAAGAAAGATTGTAAAGAAATGGAATGTTTGTTTACAAGCGATTACAGAACAGAATATGTTAGACGTAGAAATGAAAGTTACAACAATATGTCCCAGCAGCTTTCAAAAAGAAAAACATTTGGAAGAAAGTAAATACACGGATGAGTTCTTTGAAGAGTTTTCCTTTAGAGATTGGGTTGCTTGGAATAGCGAAAGTGGTTTTGAATTATCCTACGAAGATTCGGAAACAATAAAGGAAATTAAAGTTAAAAATGGCAAAGGAATTAGATTTAAAAGAAGTTGTAGAGAGATTTAAGCTATACAACATTGCTTTCAACAAAAAACCCTATGTTAACAATCTTGCTAACGAGTTGGGCGTAAAAACCACAACATTGATGAAATTCATAATGGATAACAGAGAACATTTTGTACTATTTCAAAACGATAAGGGTACTTACATTTCCAGAATTTATATGGAATTAAAGGATAAACCTGGCTCGAAAGATTTTGTAGAATATAATAAGGAGAAATACAAAGATACTTTGTTTCTCGAAGTGTACTTGTATCCTTATATGAGTGATATGGGTTTTCATCGTCTTAAAGTGGACGAACGGGACGAAGAGAGAAGTAATGAATGGAGAAACACTCCAGAGAAGATTGAAGCCGTAAAAGAATTTATATCCAATACAAAAGTTTCAATTGGTATGGACACATATAGATATGATGATTACATATCGAAGGAAAACATAGAACTTCTTATGTCAAAAGGTTGGAAGTTTGTAAATTACAGAAAAGATTTAAAATAGTTATTAAAAATGAAAAAGTTAATTAGAAAAAGCGTATTTGAGACGAACAGTTCGTCTTCTCACGCTCTATCTTTCAAGTACGAAAGAGAAGGAACTGCAATTTACGAAAGTCTCGATGACCATATTCAAAATGGCGCAGTTTGGATAAATTGTGGTAATTGTGAATTTTATGACAATTATACATTCACCACCGAAACAGCTTACAAGAAAATAGCTTTGTTAGCCACATTGTGGAATGCAGAAGCAAGCGGTTTATATCATTATTTTGACCTTAATACTTTAGAAAAAATTGTTCGTAAAAACACAGGCTGTGAGAAAGTTTATTTTCACGGAATAGAACACTTGTTCTTTGAATGGGAACACGATTTTGACAAGTTTGCGATTTTAGAAGACTTTGACGAGCTTTACGATTTGGTTTTCAATCCAAAACGTTCAATAGTAGTTAAATATAATGAATATTAATATTTTGCCTATGAAAACTTTAACAGAAAATGTCAATTTAAGAAGTGAAATTATATATAGCTTATTTCCGAAGTTTGATAGTAAAATAAAAGTTGTTTATGAAAAATGCAGTAAAGAAGAAACTATTGCTATTGAGAAACTTCAAAATGCAATTGAAGAGAATTGTAAAATAAATAAAATTAAAAAGTTATGAAATGTTTTAAAAAGTTAAAAGCTCTTTTCCAACTAAATCAAAAAGAAAGAGAAAAGAATTTCAAAACGAGTATGAAAGTCTGTGGTGATACGTCTCAGAGGGAGATGTATACTAATAAGATAAAACGATTTAACAGAAGTGAAGTTGAGAATATTACTTTAAGTGTCTACGAAAACTTGAAAAGTGGACTCGATAGCTCTATTAGCACCGAAGTCCAAAAAGACATTTATCACCTGTTTAAAGGTGTTTTGAAGTTTGAAGACTTTTACAGACAAAATTTTTTAGTAGCAAGGGCTGTAAAAATGAACGATAGGAAACGAGAAGAAATCGAGAGTTCCGCTAAAATTTTGTCAAAATTACATCCTGATTTAGGTTTCAAGCTAACATTCAATCCTTTTGATTTTAGAGACGAAGACATTTTTCTGACTGCTTTGTTTTTGAATGGTAAACAAGAAACTTTATTCCCTAAAATAATTGTTCGCTACGATGAACCTAAATTATTCAAAATCTAATTATTATGGAATTTACAGAGAAGGGAAAGGTTTTTGAATTTCTAGAATATTATTTCAAGGGTAAAATTTACAAACTCTTGAAAATCGAAGAGAAACAGTATGGTTGTTATCAAATTGTTTATCAATTTTTAGGTGAGTTCGGGGAAACTGTAACCGCCACTTTCGAGATTAATGAAGTGTTGATTGATGTCCTTTTGGAGAATTTGGAAAAAGAGAATAACAGGACTAAATTTATAAAATGCAAGTGATTAAAACTAATAAAAATGAATATAAAAATGAATGTAAACAATCAGTTTGCTCAAATAGGAGAACAAATCAATTTAGGTAACATTGAAGCACTGAACGAATTAGATTTAGACGATTTGTTCAAACCTACAAAAGAAGAAAGTAGAAGCGAAATAATCTCTATGTGGGTTACTCCTTCGGTTGCGGAAAAGGTAAAGGAGTATGAAGACAACATCAAAGAACGAGAAAAGATTGTGCTTCAGTACCTTAACAAAGGTAAAGAACAACTTAAATCTGAAATAAACTACATTAAAGAAAGTTTAGGTTTTTATAGAGAATTGACAGATAACCTTAAATCTTGTTTTGAAAAAGTAGAAAAGGAGTTTAAAGAAAGTCTTCAAGAAATTTACGAAATAACAGAAGAAGATTATGTGAAAATGTATCGTAGAAACATTAATTTCATAAACAAAGTTGAAGATTCTGCAAACAAAGCTAAAGAGAAGATGAAAGATTTGCAAAACTCAATACGAGATTGTAATATCTATGGTGCTGACAAATTACTTGAAGTTGTTACTAAATTTTCAAGAATGAGTAATGAAGAAAAAGAGCTTTTGTCTAAACTGTTAGAAATAGAAAAATAGTTATGTTGGAAAAAGCTATAGAGTTTGCTAAGAAGGTTCACGAAGGTCAGATTGATAAAGCAGGAAAACCTTACATTTATCATTGCCTGCGAGTAATGGAGATGGGACAGAGTGAAGAAGAGAAGATTTTAGGTGTTCTTCACGATGTTATTGAAGATGGAGGTCACGAAGTCGAAAGAGAGATTTACGAGATTTTCGGTGGCAAGGTTTTAGAAAATGTAAAGTTTCTAACTCGCAGAAAATGTGAACCTTACTTTGATTATATTGCAAGATTTCGTAAAAATGAACTTGCAAGAATGGTAAAATTAAACGACCTTAAAGATAACTTGGATGTAACAAGATTTGATAAACTTACAGAGAAACACTTATCTTTGTTAAATCGTTACATTAAGGCTTACAACATTTTGAAAAATCCATTTTAAATACAAAAAGATGATAACAACTGTAATAAATTTGATAGGAAGTCCTGGTACTGGTAAAAGTACTATCGCTTCCGAATTGTTCGCCAAAATGAAATGGCAAGGTTTCGATGTGGAACTTGTCTCTGAATACGCGAAAGAACTTGTTTGGGAGCAACGTCAAGAGACTTTTAAGAATGAACTTTACATCTTTGCTAAACAGCAACACCGCTTGTTTAGACTTAACGGCAAGGTTGATTACATTATCACCGACAGACCTTTGATTTTATCTGTTTTCTACAACAATAAATACGGCAATGGTAGTGAGAAATTTAAGAATATTGTCTTTGAAGAGATAGAGAAATTCAACAACATTGATATTTTCTTAAACAGAACTAAACCTTATGTGACGAAAGGTAGGAATGAAACAGAGGAGCAAAGTAAGGCGTTTGCTGATGAAATCCTCAAACTTGTTAAAGATTACAACAAGGATTGTGTGGTTTTGGACGCTGTTGTGAACGATACATCTAACGAAATAATAAATATTCTGAATGATTACTGAGAAAACAATTTATCTATCTTCATTTTATTTTTCAATAATGGCAATGATGATTGTCTTGTTGTTTAATGCGCATAAAAAGAAAGATACCAACGTTTTTATACAATAGGGATTATAATGATGTTGGCTTTAATGCCTTTGGTGAACACTTTCATTTCCGTAGCTATAGTTGTAATTCCTATTGTTTACGGGATTATTGAACTAATAAACAAGTTAAAAAAACAAATAGAAAATGAAAAATAATAAAGTAACTGTAGAAGAAGTATTAGAAAAAATGATTGACATTAAAGTGCTTCTTGAAAAGATTTCACAACTATTCGATAAAGTGGCGGGTAAAACATTGACTCTTCGTGAGTTGAAATCTTCAATTGAAGATATTGAACCTTTTATAGAAGACGAACGCATTCAGTTAGTAAGTGAAAAAATTCTCGAATTGTCCAAGATAATTCAATTAAAATCTGAAAGTTATTAATTAAATAACACAAAAACACTATGAAATATGCAGACGTAAAAGACAAAATAGATAATTTCTTCAATAACATAAGTCCTGAAGAACTCTACGAACTTGCCGTTAAAAGTGGTTTCAAACAAGTTCCGCAACGAAAGAAAGGTTGTTTTGAAAAATTCAAAGAATCGTTAGACAATATAACAGACGAACAATTTGAAGCATTTTTGAATGAACTTGAAGAAGAAGGTGAAAAATCAGGTTGTGGGATGACTGTTGGAGAATTTTTAAGCAAATTTATTACCAATTACGACGATTTAGAAGACATTGACGATGACGAAGAATAAAAATATAATAGCACTTTTTGGAGTGGAAGGGTCAGGTAAGGACACGATAGGTTATATGTTACGAGATTTGTATGACAACAATTGGAAACCTACAACACTCTTAGGAACTCTACCAAAACACGTATCAGTTATCTTATCCTATCCTAAAAAGGAAGGTTATGCGGTAACTTCTTTTGCAGAACCTATTCGGCGTGCCGTAGCAGCTATGCTTGACGTTCCTTTAGATAAAATACAAGGACACGGATTTAAGGACGAACCCCTTGACTACATTACCTATGCAGTTGGTGATAATATCTTTTCGGACAAAGAAGAAGCCTTAACTCTTAAAGAAGAGTTTATAAGAAAAGGTTATTGTGTTGAATGCGAAGAACTCACAACAACTCCAAGAGACATAATCATACATATCGCAGAGACGATGAAAGAGTTTATGGGAGATGGAATTTGGTCTAAAATAGCCTTAAATAAGGTAGAAAAAGGCGGAAAGGTAATCTTCACTGACCTGCGCTTTAAAAGCGAGCTAAAAGAGCTTAAAAAACGAAATGCTTTAATTGTAAAGGTTGTGTGCGCAGACGAGAACGGCGATGAAATCAAAGGCGATTTATATCAAATGCACGATTTTCCAGAAGAAGAGATAGATTACATTATCTACAATAAAAAAGGTGATTGGTCTCATCTTGTAAAAGAAATAAGAAGAATGATAGAAACTTTAAAACTTTAATTTTATGAATTTTATTAAAAGATTTTTAAAAGATGTTTTCAAAAAGGTCAGAAGAAGGGGGCGGATTAAGAGCCGTGAAATGTTAATAAACAATTTTTATCCTAACAGGTGTGCAAGGAAACTTCTCAAAATGGAAGATAGGAAAGATAAGAAAGGTAACATTAGAAGATTTAAAATTTAATAACTAAACTCTAACAAATGAAAAAGATTTACGATTATAAAACAATAACTACTTATTTCACTTTTAAGTTGTTATTAATTACAGCCAAGTTAGGTTGGATTTATCTGCTGTTTTCAGCAATTTCTTACGATTGGAACATTCCTAATTGGAGTGGACTTTTGCAAGGATTTTTCATATTCTTTGCGTTAGTTTTTTCCATAGAACTTATCGATGTATTTAATGAACTAAAAATAACCGTTACAAACGATGACGAAAAAGACAAAGAAGAGAGTAACTCTTTCAAAACAACAGAAAGAAGCTAAGAAAGAAAATAGAGAAGACCTATATTTGTACGGCTTGTTATTCACTGCTCATTTACTAAAGACAATGTCTGCTGAAGACAGAGTTGAAGATTACAAAAAAGCTATAAAGAGTGGTAACACTTCGTACGAAGACGCTGAAAGGTTTTCGGATTTATTGAAATCTATAGACACCTTTAAAGACGTGACACCTGAAGCATTTCTATTAAGTACTGATGATAAGTTGGATATGCTTAAAGATGAAATGGACGACAGAGACGAATGTTACAATATGTTCAAAGAGATTTTTAAAGTAAAAGAAAAAGATGTTAAAGGATTAATAAAGATGTGGAAAAAAGAAAACAAAGAGTTCGCACGTCTTACACTTTTGCAAATATCCTCAACGGCTGCACTTTTCAACTTTATTTATTACTTTCACGGATTGGTAAACAGAAAAGATTTTGAAGTCACTTTAAATGGTTTTAAAGAATTTGAACTTGTACCTAAAAACCTATTTGCACTAACAAGACGTCTTGTTTTCAAAACAGCAAGAACGATTAGCAATTACTTTAGTACCAAGATTAAAAACGTAAAGTTCGACATTACTAACAAGCAGCACGCAGAATGGCTGAATATTGTTGCTAAAGTAATGGAACTTGCAACAACTCATTCAGAAAGAAAAGAAATAGAAAGAAGAAGTCTAATTGAAGAACAATAATAAAAAAATAATGGAAACAGAAAAATTTAAAACCATTCAATCAATAAACAAAGAACAGGAGGATATTATTAACAATATCCTCTTTTTACATTCGCCTAACAAAAGAATAGACGTAGATGTTACCTATTCTAAAGGAGTATTTTACAAATCAGGAAAGGTTGCGCAACCTACGCACAAGTTTGACCTCACACCACAGACAGAGGACACAATCCAAGCAGATAGCAGGTGTTTACCTCTTGACGATGATAGCGTCGAGACTATTATGTTTGACCCTCCTTTTATTATAGCAGGAGAAAGTTATAAAAATAACACAGATAGTAATAGTTCCAAGATAGCTAAACGCTTTTCTGCATATAAGAATTTCGAGGAGCTGAAAGAACATTACTACAACTCTCTTAAAGAGTTTTACCGAGTTCTTAAAAAAGGAGGTATAGTGATATTTAAATGCCAAAATACAGTATCGGGAGGAAAACAGCTATTTTCGCACTATTTTATCCTCAAATCAGCATTAGAGATAGGTTTCTATCCAAAAGATGAATTTGTGCTACTATCTAAGTCTAAAATGACATCTTTTGGAGGTCGTTGGAAACGTCAGCAGCACGCAATGAAACATCACTCTTACTTTTTAGTTTTAAAGAAAGAAAATTGTAAGGTGGATTACGATTTTAACTTTCCTCCTTTTAGAGGAAGTTTAGGTTTAGAAATCGCAGATGTTTCTAACTACAATAAAGAGACTTTGAATCCTAACAAAATGTACAACTTACGTTTGAAAGTTGAGAAAGTTTTCGATAAGGGCGTTGAGATTGTTGAATTTAATAAGATTTTTGAAAGGGAAGTTGAGAAAGTGATATTCGAAGCAAAGCAAAAGGTCAAAAGCGAAGGTGATATTAGAAGTTGTGAAAGAATAATGGAGGACGCGAAAAAACTCACAAGAGGCGAGATAGCTATTGGTTGCGGACAAAGATATTCTTTAGTTATAGAACAGATATAAAAATAAAAGAAAGCCTAAAATAACATAGGCTTTCTTTTTTTATCTTCTCTTAATTCGAGTATTTTAAGTTCTTCACAATTCAAAGTGTGTATAAGTCTTGGATATGATGAACCTGATTCTGTTATATATGAATCTGCAACGAATACCCCTTCGTTACGTTCACTTTCTATTTTGGTTAATTTGTCAATAACTAAACCTTTAGAATTTTCAATAGAAAATACACAATATCTTCCGATATAAATATCATTCGGGTGTCTTTCACGACCTGTTATTTTCAAATTAGATTTCAAAAATAAAGTATCTTTTGACTTTGTATCTAAAACTTGATTTAGACTTGTTACCTCACCTTGTATATAAAAATCAACAATACTATTGGTGCTTATGTCGTAAACAAAAATGTAAGGATTAACAACTCCTAATTGTGAATCAAATAACACTTCTAAGTGAGCTTTTGAAGGATTTCCGTTTTCATCCCTGCTGCAATAAAACGGAGTGTAAACCTTTACAATTTGACCTAATCCAAACATTTCGTCTTCGACTTCCATATTTAAAAGAGCCTTAAAGGGAGATGGTTCTTCTTTAAATTTATTCAGCTCAGGATTTTGAATAGTTTTAATTAAAGTCTCAATGTAAGGGTTTTCGATTTTATCAATTTTACTCATAGCTTGTAATGTTATTTTATAACTTTTAAAAATTCCAATTCTTCCAATGTTACAGGTTGTATTTCCTCACAAGTGTTAAGTCCGCCTTCAGGAAGAAATTTAACTCCGTTGTTTTCGTATATAATTTCTGCCAATATAGCAATGAATTGAAATTTACCTTTGTTGTAAAACTTTACAAACTTACCTACAAAGTCTTCAAATTGCCCCTTTTCTTGAACAACTTGACTAAAGCCTTCTAAAAGATAAGGCTTTGTAGAAAGGGTAGGTTCTTGTTCCTTCATTCTCACGCCTTCTTCGCTGAAATGAAGAATAGAACCTCCGATTTTGCTTGTTTTAAAAATAACTTTTATAGGGTATTCACTATACGCCTTACAGTTGGTTTCTACCACCTTACCTGCTTCTGAAAATCCTGCACAATAGACTTTCTGACCAATAAAAAACTTTTTTGTTTCCATTTTTTTTAATTTATTATTTAGGGAGAAACGTTTATTTCTCCCATTTATTTTCTGTTAAGTTGTAAACGCCTTTTGGAAAAAACTTCATATCAGGTTTTTCTTCGTATTCAAACGCAAATTCCTTATCAAACAGTTCAAACATTTTCTCACGAGGTTCTTCGTCGGTTATTTTAATGACGCAGTCCTTATCCAAGATTTGTCCGTTGTAACGATGTAGGTGTCTCTGACCTAATGTAAAATAAGATGTTTTCATTTCTATTTACTTTTTAAATTGACTTTCTAAATCTCCATAATCAAACAGCTTGAATAACATTCTCACAACTGTTGGTATTTTATCGTTAATGTAGAGGTTTTTAACCTCTTCTGGATAAAACATTCTTTCGAGCAGTTCACACAAGCGCGCCTCGTTTTCTGTAGAAAAAAGCTCTTTCTTGTCTTTTATCTCCCAATAATTGAATTTGTAGTTGTATTTAATGTCTCTTGCATTTCCGAGTTCTGCAAGCATTGTTACAACTCTTCTCACTCTCATTTTCTCGGAAAAGCTAAAACCTTTCTCATCTAAAAAATTGCTAAGATTGTTGTAAATCTCGCTTCTTTTACTTTCTGTTTCTGTTTTCATTCTATTTTTCAGCTAATTTTTTAATTAATTTTTCTTTAGTGTTTGAAATTTCATTTGTTTTAAAGACAATCTCTTCTCGTAACAAATCGTCTTTTATGTAACCTTCGACTTCGACAAGATTTAACTTTTTACCTTCGTAATAAGGCTCGAAAATAAGTCTTGATGTTACAAACTTCCGAATCCGATTGCAATAAATTGCGTAAAAGTGTTCACAAATTTCACTTTCAACATCTTCCAAACCTTTGTAGTTTGTAGTTAAATAATAAGTACCTTTCTTAATGTTTTCTTTAATCTGATAGCTAATAATGAGATACAAAATTATTAAAACTACAACTAACGCAATAATATTTTCAATTGTCATTTTTTACCTCCTTTCTTCTAATTGTTTAAAATAATCTGTTAAAGAAATCGTGTCCCATTTCGTGTTTTCACTACTCCTGCTGCTTGGTGCGTAATAACCATCAACCGCGTTTATGTAGAGACTATGTTCACCTTGATTGAAAGTATCGAAAGTAGATTTACTCAAAAAACGTTGAGGCTCAACTTGTTCTAAAGCTAAGTTATCAAAGCTAACCACCTCAAACTTATCGAAAAGTCTCCTAAGATACCACTTCCAATGTTTGTGTTTCTTAGTCTGTAAATTAACTCTACCTGCATTAAACCCAAAGTCTTTCTCACCAAGAATAAGTATCTTCTTAACACCTTTGTTAGGCAACTCTAAAATGTCTTCTATTTCATCGATACCTGCAATTACGTGAAAAACAGTGTTTTTGTAATTTACAATCTCTTCTGGAACATTCCATTTTAGACTTTGTCTGTAAGAAACACCCAAACCTTTAATGAGGTTGTTATCTGCCATTTCTAACAGCTTTTTAGAGTATTGGCGTATGTTGCCCTGATTTACTGTCAAATTTACGATATAGTCGTTCTCTTTTTTTGCACACCATTCTATAAAGTCAATAAGACCTTCTGAGAGGATGTTGCAACCAATTGCGAGTTCTATCCCTTTCGGTAGCCCTACGAGTTTCTCTTTGAGTTTGCTGTAATCACACTCCACACCGTTGACTTTAGCACTTTCGTGGCAGAACGAACATAAACCAGGACTTCCATCTTCTTTCTGTCCAAAAGGACACTTACTAGAAACCCTAATGTCGATATTTAAAGGATAAGCTAATTGTAAATCTCCTTCAAATTCTATTATCCGTGTTCCATCCTCCCATATAGACACAAGGGCGTTTCCGTTTTCATATTCTTTATAACTTTTCATTTTATTTTGTTACAATTGGAGGATTGTCAAACAATTCTTCATCTTCTTTGGAATCAAAATAGTATTCATCACCCATTAATCTCAAATAACAATTTTTGTCAAAAATAACTCTGTACAAATCGTCAAAGTCTTGAGGTAAATCAAAATCATCGTAAAACTCAATAACTGTTTGTTCTAAACCTAAAAACAAAACTTCTGTCGCCTTGCTATTTGATTTAATAACACTCTCTAATAATTCCATTTTATCCTCGCTGTTGTAATGACCTTCACCCCACACTGAAGCAAAAAATGCAATTTTTTCGATAGTGTCGTTTGTTATTCTTGGCTCTTGGCGTGCGAAATAATAATCATCGCAAGGGATAACCACACATCCATCTTCATCTGGATAAACTGTGTCGTAAACAGCCCCATTAATGTCTGTCGCAAATGCTAAACTGTGTGCGGACGAACTGTTTGTTTCAAATACGGATGTCCTCACAAGTCTTTTTTCTTGTTTAGAGAATATTGGAAGATTATATTTTTCAGCAAGACTTTCGTTTTTATAAATATCAATAGTATCACTCTTCAATATTAACCAACAATTTTTGTCGAAAATAATTCTATAAAGCTCGTCAAACGTTGAGGGGAGTTCAAAATCTGAAACAAAGTCAAAATCGTCATTGTTTGTGTTTATAAATATAACTCTTGTTGCGTGACTATTACTTTTTATAACATTTTTCAGCAATTCGAGATTCACAAGGTCTTCTCTGTGATGTACATCCCACAATATGGCGAAAAATGCGGCTTTTTCTTCTACATCATTTGACGCTCGATTGTTGTATTTGGAAAAATCATAAATAGAACAATCTATAATTACATCTCCGTTGCAATTTGGAAAGATTGTATCATATACCGTATTTTCAGGGTTATTTGTCGTGAAAACAAGACTATGTGCTGACGAACTATTCGTCTCGAACACACTTTTTCTAATTAACTTTTTCATTTTATTTAATTTAATTTACCTATATCGAACTCGTCAAATACCACTTTTCCTATAGCAATGTAATATTTGCCATTTAAAATATAGACTTTTTCATTAAGAACGCCTAACCTTGTTATGATGATTAAAACATTTTTATTTTCAAGACTCATTCTTAAAAAGTCATCGGCAATAGGCTTTGAAAAATTAACTTTATCAATATTACCTCTAATTAATTCTACAAGCCAACTCTTTTCATTTTGATTTAGAAATTCCTCAATGTTAATTTTATTCCAAGAAGGATATTCAAAAACTTCTAATTCTAATGTTTCTTTCATCTTGTTGTTTACAATAAAGGTTTAGCAATCTCTAATAACTCTATCTGTTCTTTTAAAAACTTATCTCTGATTTTCTCTGTTTTAAAAGTTAAAACATTTGATTCAGCTATAGAAAAATCTTTTTCAAATTCATTATTTGTTACAAAAATAACGAATTTTCTATTATTGTCTTCATAATTAGGAAGCCAACCTTCATTGTAATAATCTCTTAAAAACAGAAGTTTCAACAAGGCTTCTGTTGCTTCGCCGAGTTCAGCATTTGGAGCAGCCAAACTGTCAGTTAACCAATAGCACTCGTCGTCTTCGCGAGCAATTTCAAAAAGTTCTTTGAAAGTTGGTGCAGGTGCTTTTTGCTCAAAGCCTTTCGTTTCTACAGAATAATCTGAAGTGGATAACGTGGGGACAGCGCCTTTATTTTTAACAAAACAACCATCAGTTGTGTACTGAACTTTTACATTGTTTTCAAATTCGACTTTAATAGGAAAGTCAAATTTATAGTCAGTGAAGACTTCAATAACTTTACCTTTTTTCGGTGAGATAGTTTTATCCCAAACCTCCATTCCCACTTTAAATATTGTTTTCATTTGTATAAATTTCTATTAATTTTTCAATTAACGCTTCTCTCGCCTCTTCATAAGTTTCATAAGTACTGTAATTGGGTGAATAGAATAATATTTTACCTAACTTGTTTGTTACACGATAAGCGTAAAAACAAGTTTTATCATCAAAATCAAAATTTTCATACTCTATTGTTCCTATGAGATTTTCTTCTCGAAACCATTCCAAGACATCTTCTAAAAAAGGTACAGAAACTTCGTAGGCTCGGTTGTTGTAATCTATTAACTCAATGTCATTAAGATACAATTTGTGATTTAAGTCAGCATCTTCGTAAATGCTCAACTTACAATCATCTTCTCCCGAATAAAATCCAAACATTGTGGATTTATTAAAACCTATGTTCTTTAACTTTACAGTAATGTTTAAAGGTACAATGCTGCTAAACAATTTATTCTTCATTTTTAATATTGTTTGTTTCCTTGTAAATCTCTATTAGTTTATATACAAGAGCCTCTTGTGCTTCTTCATAAGTTTTATAGACAATGATTTCTGTTTCAATGTCCAACACTTCAAAAGAAAACCCGTTATCATTTTTACTTCTATAACGATGTGTTACAAGTCCTACGAGATTTCTTTTTCTAAACCACTCTAAGACTTCTGTCCAAGTAGGAACGCTTGGAGTACAGTAATAATCGTTTTTGTAAGGAATAAGGTCTGTTACGTCTATTATGGAAGAATCCTCCATTATGTCTATTTCGATAACAACCTTGTTTTCGTCGTTGAGTTCGAAATAACATTCTTCGTTATAGCCTATTTCTTTCAATTTCTTGGCTATATCTTTTGTAACTAACCAAGAGGGGTATTTATTACTCTTCATTTTCAATGTTGTTTGCTTTGTTATACAATTCGATTAACTTATGAACCATTTCCTCGCGAGCCTCTTCATAAGTTTTAGGTGACAATTCGTCTCTAAGATTTTCTTTAGAATATGTTGTCAATCCGTATTCGATATAATAGATATATCTTTCTGGAAAAGACTTTTTCTTTATATAGGAATAAAAGCCTCTTTCTCTAAACCACTCTAAAACTTCAGTCCAAGTAACAGCGGGATAAAATATACTATTGTCATCACAAATGTTTTTATCGATACCATTTATAAAGTTATAATGTCTTTGTCTCTCTGTTGTAAATCCTATCTTTTCATCTTTAGGCATAAAGACAAAAAGACATTCTTCCTTGTAACCTATTTCTTTTAGTTTCTTGGCTAAATCTTTTGTGATTAACCAATTTGGATTGTTATTTGTTTCCATTTTTAAACAATTTGTAAATTAAACGAGTGAGAGTGAATAATAAAATAATCAGTAAAAAAGCTAATAGAAGATATTTGCCGCCTTCAATTCCGCCTCTTACATTATTATTTATGTGATTTTTATCATTGTTCCTATTTACATAGACAGGTCTCGGTATGTAGATTTTATGTTGGAAAGTGTTAGCACAAGTGTTCATAAACATTTCCTATTACTGCACAATTTTGTATCACCCGCTCGGTGATAACTTTTGGATTTGCAATTACTTCTCTGTCATCACTCAATTCAAAAGCACAATCAAATTTATTAAAAACTACATAGTGAGTTTTTCTGTAAACAACCAAATCATTTTTGTCTTTTCGTTCTTCCAAAAGAATGTCTCCCTCGTAAATCTCTGCGCCATTCTTATCTCGAAAACCTATGAACTGACCTACAGTTTTCTCATCAACCTCTCTTATCATCGTAATACCCAACGCTGTATGGTAGGTGATGTTTGATTCACCTGTTAGAAATTCACAAACCCATTTGTTTTCTTCAGAATCTTTTGTGAACCCTCTAAATTTTATTTTTCTATTCATTTTTTATTTGTTTTTTTTGTTATCGTAGATTGATAAATCTACTTTCAAACCTTCACTTTGTACAAAAACTTCTGTTAAAACCATAAAAGAATCATTCGCCATTTTCAGATTTGTAGGAACAAGTACAAAAGCAGCACTCATTGCAGAACGAATTACTTTATAATCAGGTCTGTGAGGTTTTCTTGTTTGTCTTAAAATATCACCTTCGTAAATCTCGACATTATCTATGTCAAAGAAACCAGTGAATTGTCCGATTGTATCATCCACAATAGGTATAGGCTTCACCATAGCTCCCATACTGCGGTTATCTGTAATGAAGTAATGTGTATCCCAATCAAATCTACAAGAAACGAGATTTCCAAAAATGTACTCACCTCGCTCTTCACTATAACCTCTAAATTCTATTTTTTTGCATAATATATTGTCATAAACTTTGTTGTGAACATTTTATCTTTTCTTTGTAATTATTTTCGAAAATATTACCTATAACCATCAAATTTTTACAATTCCATTTGTGTATATCGGTAAACATTCCATTGCGTTTTTCTTCTTCGGTATCACCCACTATCCTTATTTGTCTTTTACCAAAACAACCATTTTCATCATTCCACTCGATAACAGAGAAGATTGGAAAACCAAAAAGATATTCTTCCACCACGTCTCCCTCGTAAATATCCACACCATTCTTGTCTCGAAATGCAGTGAACTGACCTATAGAACTTTCTTCAACAATTGTTTCGCTAACCCATCCGAAATTAGTCATCTCATCAATTGTGTTCTTTACAGATAGTGAACCATAAACCCACCCTTTACTGAAATGTGTTGTAAAACCTCTAAACTTTATCTGTCTGTTCATTTTCTATTTTTATAAATTTAAATCTTTACCTGTCAATGCTTTCAAATATTCAAGTTCTATTTCAGCGTGTTTGTTTTTAGATTTTTCAGCTTTCTCTAAAACTTCTTCTATTTGCTCAGTTGTTGCTTTACATTGTCCGTAAAGGAAGTAATTGAAACCTTCGATGATGTAGTTGTAGGTTATTGTGTAAATGTTGTTTTCAAAATCTACCTTTGTTACAAGTATCATCCGAATTTCTTGTTTATGTTTATCTTGCAATTTGTATTCTACAAATTCACGAATTTGTTTATCGGTAAATGATTTATCATTTTTCATTTTCGTTATTTTTATTATAACATAAGATTTATTGCTTCAATTAGTCCTTCTTTTGTATCGTAGAAATGATGTGAATCTAATGTTGTTTCTGTTCTACTTCCATCCATAAAGGTTAATTGTTTCTGTATGCAACCTTTAAAATCTTTGTAGATTTCAATGCATTTTATCTCCGCTTTTCCAAAAACTTTAAAATTATTTTTCGTAAAACAATAATAAAGTTCTTTACCTAATATATCGTCTGTTATTTCTTTGTCTGTTTCTTTCATTATGTTTTTAGTTTTGTAAACTTTTCAATTGATTTTTGGATACTCGAAAGGTTCTTTACCTTTTTCATAATATTGTATATATTTTTGATACAATTCGCTGTATTCTTGTATGTTATTAAAATAACCACTCTCACTAAAAAACTTTCCTTTTTTGTAAATCATCTCTTTGTAATCTTCTAATTTTTTTATATCTTCTTTTGTAGGATTTAGGAATAAAACGTACAATACGTGTTTTTGAGAACTTTTTACAGATGCTGTACCTACAGTTGTTTTATATAAATACAAATGGTTTATTTTCTTTTCAAAAGATTCGTAATAATATGTTCCGTACCTACCTTCTTTTTCTTTATATCTAACTAAACATTCTCTATAAGCCTCCCCATTGTTAGGAGTTTTGATATTTATACGCAACCCATACCATTCGCGTCTATCTACGTACCACATTGCAGGATAAGTAACTTTTTCTATGTTTTTAAAAATCACCACGTGAAATTTAGTTCTACCTGGGTCTAATTCGTGTCTTTTTCGACTGTGGAAAAGCATAGCGTAATCATACTCTTCTTCTACATTTGTATCAAAAGTAACCTTGCGTTGGAAATATTCGGGTGGTTCGGGTAATACATTCTCATCGTCGTCGAGATAATAACGCGGTAATACTTTATACTTACCCTCGAGATTGTTCTCATCTTTTATCTTATCGAAAAAAGAATTTACATCTTTTGTAGGCTCTTCTGGGAGAGGTTTTCTGCCTGTCTCTTCACCTCCTACAACATCTTTACTGCAAGATGTTAAAAATACTGCTAAAACAAGTCCTATAATTAGACTTAAAAATCTGTTGTTGTTTGTTAATTTTTTCATTTCTGTTAATAATTTTATGATTCGTGATAATTAATTTCTTTTAACGTTTTCCAACTCTTTTGTTATTATAACATATTGTCATTTAATTGTTTATAAATTTCTCTTTTCTCAACTTGTCTCTTAACTCGTCGTATCTACCTCGAATTAAATACCTATCTCCACTCTCGTCGAGACCTTTCCACATCTTCTCCCTCAATTCACTATTGTAAATTCGTTTGTCAAAGTCGCCAAGTTCGATTAATACTTCACAAGCAGGAGTGTATTCGCTTTCGCAAGCACAATTCAGATAATACACTGCTTTTCTTAAACCTTTGGAATCTTCAGAGATAGAATAAAAGTCAGCTATCATCATTTGAGCGGGAGGGTAATCCATATCGGCAGCTTCTTTCACCATTTTCATTCCTTTGAGGAAATCTTGCGGTATAATCTCTGTTGCGTAACGTCCCTCAGATGTTGCAATTCCCCACATAAATATGTATTTAGGTCGCTTCAAATCTTTCAGTTTCTTTACCATATCGATAATGTACTGACCCTCTGTATCGTACTTTTTCCGATTCAGATAGTAAAAGAATAACTTCTCGCACGATTCGCTATCTCCTTTCTCACACTTGGCTTCTACCATAGCTAATTTTTCTTCTTCTGTGTAGCTTTTTTTAGCTTGTTTTCCTTGCGGATATGCAATCACCCAAAGTAAGGATAAAATGCCTAAAATTAATCTCTTTTTCATTTATTTGTCTTTATTTAGTTAATAATTTATCTTCTACAAGTTCTTACATTAAAAGTAGAATAAAGTGAGCCGTCTTCTACTCTTTTTTTGTATTCTTTTCGTCTTTCAATTTGTTTGCTTTCTTGGTCGTTACCAATACATACACAAATTATAAAAATCAGTCCGATTAAAATGTTTATTACTATTCCCATATTCTTGTATGTTTATTTAATTGTCAATGTTTGTTTAATTGTTAATAATTTCTACTTTTTCACAAGGTCTTGGAGTTTTTATATTTCTAAAATACACTCTCATAGCTCCTATATACTTATCTCTTTCGTCTGTACCAAGAGCGTTTAACCTTTCAATCGTGTCGCCATTTTTCCACCAATGCGTAACATATCTTATTGCTGTTTCCATTGCGTGTTTTGGAGCAGTTATTTTAATTCGCTCGTGTCCGTTTCCCCACTCCTGTTCTATCGAGACAACTTCATACTTTTTCATTTTCTCTTCGTTAAAGTTCTCTTTCAGAATGTTAGGGCGGTACTTCGCAATCTCTTCGTCAGTAGCAAGGCGGATGGTCTTGTCTCCTACTATGTGATTTTCACCTAAATCCAATCTCACTTTGTCTTCCCAAGCCTTAATTTGTATTACAATTCCTATATTGTTATCCTTGTCTATTACTACATCTCCGAGCGCAACACCATTCTTACTAATTCCGTTACCTGTGCTTTGATAAAACATCGGGCAGTACGCCATAAAATTAGGTAAATTCATTTTAAAAATATTCGTTTATAAATTGTTCTACTTGTTTTTTCTTGTCAGCAGGTAAGGAGGAAATGGGAGTTACAACCTCACCTATAGTTATGTCTTTACACGCTTCCTCTATTGTCCCATATAAAACCAATGCGCTGTCGCTGAAAGAAAGTATTTCACCATTCTGCATTAGTATAACATAGCCTTTCAATTTTCTTTTCATCTTCTTAATTAATAAACATTTACCAACTCTTTTGTTAAAATAACTTCACGATAACTCCCTATCTCTTCGTAATTAGAATCTGTTGTGAGTTTATTTACAATTTCTTCTAATCTTTCTTCAGATAATTTTAAATAGTCATAGTATTTACAAACTTTTGCAATTTTCTCTTTAAGGATAGGTTTCACGTGTTCAAACCCGCTTTCTTCTTTTACTACTAATAGTGTTTCGGTGTAATCAAAACAACCATTTAATTCTGCTTGTATTATATAAACTTTCATATTTATTTAAATTAAATTGTTAATAATCTTCTAATGTGAATTTGTTTGTAAATTCAAAATCTAATCTGAAATTAACACCTTTCAAATTTACATTGTTATCATCCCATATAAGGGTCAAAGCTGCTTCTTTAATTTCCTTATCTTCTGCTTCGATGTTTTCGGACTTTAAACATTTTTTGATTATCTCAGCAAGTTCAATTTCTTTAAAACTCCTTGTAAAAATAACACCTACCGTTGGTACTTCAGATTTTCTATTAAAGTACAAGATGGCACACTTGTCTTCCTCTGTAGTATTTTTATTTTCACTTACTTCCTCTCTAACAACCAAATCATTCCTACCTGCTTGCTTGCATATTTCAACAAGTCTGTCGCTAATAGTGTAATCCACACTTATGTTACCTGCTACATAATCACAAATTGTTTCCTCAAACTCTTTTTTGTTAATAGCCTCTTTTTCGTTGTAGAATGTAAGGATGTACTCAAAAAGATATTGTAACACTTCTAAATAGTTTTCACCACCTTTCTCGTTGTAAAACATTCTGTAATATTTAGGGTCAGTAATGTTTGTATCGCCTACACGCCAAGAATTTCTATCGTACCCATTGTAATACCAACTTGGCACGCCGTCTTCTGACTCCACCCACTCTGCATATTTCTGAGGGTCTTCACTTTCAATAAAGCTAAAACACTTTTCGAGAGTTTCTTTTTGCATTTCGATAAATACATTCACTTCTTGTTGGTAATCGGTTCTATCCCAATCAATAAGCATTATAGAGATACTTTCATCTTTTAGAATAGTCTTCATATAACTTTCAATAGTAACAACTTCTTTAGTAACCACTTCTAATTGGTATTTGTATGTTTCAAAATTGAAGTCATCTGAATAAACATCATCATCCTCTTCAATTAAGTAGTCCTGTAATTCACTTCTGTAATACTCTACAATATCGCTTTCTGCACTTTCACTATCCAAGCTACTATACTCTCCAAATGTTTTACCGAAAGGTAATAAGGTATTAATTCTAATTAAATTTTGTGTTTCCATTTTTTCCAATGTTTTTAAATGTTATTAATTCTTTTATTGTTTGTGTTTATTTGTTTTATATTATATATCCCTCTTCATCAAAAAGTAGATTGTTTTCTTCAGCGTATTTTAGTCTTTGATAGTCGTCGCCTAAATAAACTTCAGCTTTACACATTTCTTCTAAAAAACTGTCGTTTAATAAATCTACACAAAGTTTTATGTATTCGTAAATATCAAACAGTTTGTTTAAAACATTTTTGTATTTAGCATTTACATTGCGGTAGGGATACTCCAAAGCAACTCCGTATCTAACGCCCTCAATATTTATCCTATTTTCCAAAAGACCCTCTTTAATTAGCGCAACAACTCTTTTGTCAGCTTTAAAATTTACAATCTCTTCTGGAATGTTACACACCCGCTTGTTAAGGAGAGTTTTGCAATTTTTTAGGAAATCTACAATATCTAAATATTCAGCGTTAAAACGTACACAGCAATTGTAATCGGTATCGTATTGAAATTTATTTACTCCGTAAATACCTAAATCAAATAAGTCGTATCTGTATTCCTCTTCAGTATCTGCAACTTTCTTTTCTGTAAGTGCTTCAAAAAATTCGTCGTTTTTGTGGAGTACCTTGAAAATATTATCTATATCTCCAAACTCTTTAATTGTTAATTTTTTCATTTTTCTAATGTTTTTTTTTAAATGTTAATACTTGTTTGTTTTTTTTTGTTTATAGTATTGTATAAGTACCTGCCGTAAAGATTAATTCTTCGTTAGGTGTTTCGGCGTAATCGCTCCACGATAGAGCATTTGCAATTTCTTTGATTTGTTTTTCTGTAACTACAACATCGTTGTCATCACAAAATTCAAAAATTTGTTTAGATAGTGTTTCAGTGTATTTTTCCACATCCTGTGAGGCGTCTAAAACACAAAGTGTTTCAAAATCTTCCCCGAATTGTGCTATTTTAGCGTTTATTACTATTACTTTTTTCATTTTAAACTCCTTTCTCTTTTAATATTCTTTTTGTTTCTGCATAAAAATTTCCATTTCCAAAACATTTAAGTCCCTCTAATGCCACATAGTTATTCAGCAAGAGATTTTTAAGTTTGTAAAGTTTCTCTAATGTATAGGATTTATTTATCCAACCTATTTTTCCTCTACTTAACTCTATCAAATTTTGCGCTTCTGTGCGTGGGACATTATTGCGTATTAATTTTAGATGCTCGTTAAATATGTTAGCAGTCTTTTCAGTTTTCGATAAACAGTAATAAATAGCTTTGTCATCTTCTATTAAATTGTTTATCTTTTTAACCACTTCTATTATTTCCTCATTGTTTTGGAAATACCCCTCACTTACATATTTTTTAAATTGATAATAGAAAAAACTATCAAAACGTATATCCATTTCCCTCAACATTCGTTTTATAAATTCTTCGTTATATTCTTTTTTCATTTTTCTAATGTGTTTAAATGTTTATAATTCTGTTATTGTTTTACGCGGCAAAGATACGGCGACTTTTTGTAACTTCCAAATTTTTTGCAACTTTTTTTAAATTATTTTTTAAATCTTTTTTCTAACTCGCTGCGGTTGTGTCTGTTAGGTACGAACAAAAACGCTACAAGTTTTTCGTCTTTATATTCTTTTTTGTAATAGTAGCCGTCTAATTCGTTCTCTATTAACTTAACTTCGTCTTCGTTTAACTCTCTTTCTACCGAAAGTCCATAAGATGTAAAGCGCAATGTATTAGGTAATTCGTTACGTAATTTTTCGCTAACAACTTCGGCAAACTTTTTCGATTTAACTCTGTCTTTTGCTTTCTTTTTAAGGATGTCTACCGACAAATACCCATCTTCTCTCATTTTAATTTGTGGATAAATATAGCCGTTGTTACCTATTAACTCTATATAAGTAGCATTTGGATATTCATTTAAAGAGATTCTTTCGTTCTTTTCGTTGTACAAATACACTGCTTTAAAATGCTTTTGTAAGTCAAAAATCAGCTTCCTGTTAAGTCCGTTCTTACTTTTATCTTCCATATTCTTTAATTCTGTTTTTGTTTCTCCAATAAGTATTTACCAAAATCTTTTATTATCCTATTAAGGTCGCACGATTCGCACTTTAATTTTGATTTTAGCAAGTTTTTAATCTTTAAAAAGTAGTAACTTGTAAAAAGTCCGTTCTCTGTAATTCTGTGCAAATCTTTAGGAATAAGATAATACATTCTTTCAACCTCTGTAGCATCTGCAGCGGGTCGCTGCTCTATATTCTTTGATTTGTAATTTTTAGATTTGTACGCTTGCAAATCTTTTCCGATTTTTGTATTGTAAAATTGTTTTTCGCTCATCTTTTCTAATGTTTATTTGGTTTATACTGTTTTAACATTTTCACTTTCTAAATAGGTAGAATCGTTTATCCAAAAACTATTTTTCCCAAATCTAATATTTTTTAAAAATGTTTCGGCATATTGTTTCAAAGTTTCATCTGTAATATTAGATGGTAGATGCTCAATACTTACATAAAGTTTTAAACACTCTTTTAAACATTCAGTGAAAGAAAAATCATCAATGTTGTTTGGTTTAGTAATTACAAACAATACTGCTCTATCCCAAAACTTGTTGTTATCTCTATAATAATTCAATGTTACTATTTTCATTTTTCTAATGTTTTTGAAAGCCTCGCCCTTGTTAAGTTTGAGGCTATTTGTTAATTAATTTTTTAATGTTATCTCATTGCTGTAGTATGTTTTTACAATATCTTCCAGCCACTCTCTATCATCCTTGCACATATTTTCGTATTCGTCTGCAAGGTCGTAAACAGACCCCTCTAAATCACTGAAAGGTGCTGAGTAATACCTGTAAAGATGTCCTTCGCTTTCGCCACATAGTTCAAAGTCTTCGTTCATTAAAAAGACATCTCCAAATTCGTTTTCGTCAAATGCTAATTTAACATTTAGTGTTCTGAAATCTTATGGAAAGCCGCTGTTATTAAGTGCTTGCAATAGTTTTATTGCTTTTTCCAATTCAACTGCACGAAAATTTTCTAAGTTTGTAATCATTTTTCTAATGTTTTTAAATGTTAATACCTGTTTTACTAATTGTTAAATACTGCTCTCAGTACGCTGTTTTTCCATCGTACCTCAAAGCGTGCAATTCCTAGTGCTTTGATAAACTGCAACACGCCTGCCGCCGCTATCATTGATGGCATAAATTCCTTTGCTGTTAGGAAATAAGTTGTTAGTCCTATTACAATCAAAAACGCTCCAACCATACAATAAAATTTTACTTTGGCGATGTTTTTTACTCTCATAGAGCGTTCTTTTAAATTAAATGTTTTTGCATTGAAAAGTTTTACATTTGTGTACATAATATTAAATTGATTTGTGGTACTTTTGTACCTGTTAAACATTCTTTTTTTTAATCAGTTGTGTGTTTGTGTATATAATATTTTACCTTGCAAAAGAATCGATTATCTTTAACTTATTATCTTTATATACACCTGTTTCAGTTTTTACCAAATCAGTGCCTAAAAAGTAATCAATTCCAAAATGTACTTGTTTATTACCTTTGTCGATAAGTTCTTTTGCGTACGCAAGTGCCTTGCTTTTAGTTTTAAACTCTTTTACATTATCAAAGTATCCCATCCATAATTCCTGCAAAGGGGCTACCGTGTAGAGTGTTTTTTCTTTTATTTTTCGTGCTTTCATACTTGTATATAGTTATTTAAAGTTCTTTTAATTCGTTAAAAACTCTTTCCAAAGTAGCTGCATTCACAAACGTTTGCCCTATTTGGTTGTTTGTGGCTAATTGTTTGCTAATTAGGTATTTTACACAATCTTTTGTGCTTTTTAATTTTAAATTAACACTTGTTTCTCTTTCAAAGAATGTGTCGTTCTTTTCATTAGGTGTTAGATATACACAACTTTGATAGAATCTATCTTTGTACAAAAAACGTGTTTCAATAAAGCGGCTCAAAGGTGTGCTACTTATTATAGCATTACATTCTAACTTATCATTAAACAAGTTAAAGTTACAATAAAGAGCTGTTTCATTATCTCTTAACTCACCAAATCTAATTTTTAATTCTTTTTTTTTCATTTTTCTAATGTATTTAAATTGTTATTTAATTTCGTTTATTTTATGAAATCGTAGAAATAAAACTCTATTTCTATAGGTCTAACTTTTTCTATATTTTGACTGGCAAAATATACAGCCAAAGCGTATTTAACACTGTTAATTGAATTACCTATTCTAGGCGTTGTTTTACAATTAAAATCATAAAGATATAGGTCATCCACGTTTTTCAAAGTATAAGTAAATTTGTCAGTAACTCCTTTGTATGAAAAGTTTACATTTATTGTACGAATCTTATCAAAGTCAATTATCGTGGCATAATATTTTATAGGTTGTGTAAATAGTACAAAAGTGCCTTCAATTTTTCCATCTGGTGGTATTGGGAGTATGCCGTGATTCCCATACACTGGTATTATATCTTTCATAATTAGATAAAATTTAATATTATTATTACTTATTTTGTTTTACGTTGCAAAGTTACAAAGGTTTTTTTTCAATCTACCAAATTTTTTTGCAATTATTTTTAATATTTTTTATAACTTATTGTATTTTAATTTGTTAGGTTGTGCCTTTGTCAGTATCGCTCTGAATAAAGTCTAAAACTTTCAAAGGCGTTGTTTTTCGTTTATTCTAATTCCTCATCATCGCACTCCCTTTCATTGTATTCGCTCTCTGGGTCTAAATAGTCGTATAAATCAAACCCTGTGTCGCTAATTTCCCAGTACAATGAATCAGCGTTGTAACTTTCATTTTTCAGAATGAAATCTAAAACCGCGCTAAAGTCAATTTTATTTTCTTTCCATCCTTGTACGTTCGACAATTCGTTTATCCAGAAATTAGGGTCTTTACTTTCGTTAAACATCCAATATGTACAACCTCTCAAACTGTCGCCATATCGTCTTTCCAGATAACTGCCAAAATTTTCTTTATTGTTAGTTAAATACGTTTTAACTATCTCTAAAAAGTTATCATCGAAATTGATGGTAATTTGAATTTCGTCGGTTGCGTAATTGTACGCATTTGGACTCCACACGCTCTCAAACTCCAAATTAAAAGTACATTCTTTGTTTGATTTTAATATGCTTGTTAGAGCATCCTGTACTTTTTCAGTAGCAAGTTTGCCAAAGTCTTTTTTAAACTCTTCGGAGTTGTAATCAATGTAAGTGAAATCAGTGTCGTGTTCTTCGTTGTACATATCAATTGCAGACTCTAACATATAGTCGGTTGCAAAAAGACCGTTGTAAAAACCAGTAAAAATAGGTAAGTAAGATTTTTGTTTGTGTAACATAATAAATTTAAATTTGTGTCCGTTGTGGACTGTTAAACATTAATTAATTGAGATTTGTTCGTTATCTCATTTTCACGGTGCAAAGATACGGCGACTTTTTAAACCACGCAAGTAAAAAACAAATTTTAACAAAAACTTTAACATTTGTAAAAACATAAACAACTGAAAAATAACTAATTAGCTAAAACGTTTTAACATTTGCAAAAACGTATAAAAATGAAAAATGCGGGCGGTGCTGCTGGCTGCAAGCTAATAGAATGTACCTACTAACATATATAAAAGACTATAACAATACCTATATATAAAGATAACAAGTAAGTACATATATACATTGTACAAATCATTCTACATATAAAAACAAATAGTAATTACACAAAATTGCATAAATACCCCAAATTTGTAGCATACCACGCCGAGCCGCCCGATTATACCTAAAACGTATAAAACACGCTAAAAACGGCTAAAAACAAGTAAAAATCAAAGATAGGTATTAGGTAGGTGCTGCAAGTGTGTAGATGTAGGTATTAGGTGAGTAGTAACTGAATAACGTGCCAAATTGTGTCCCCGATTGGCTAACCTGCTGAATATCAATACATTGGCAAGGATTAGTGAAAAAGAATCGCGGTCGGTGCTGTTGCCCCTCATCTACTGACTACAATAACAAATATACACGTATCATTATATACTATTTTAAGTAATAACAAGTAATAACAAGTAATAACAATAATAATACTATATACGCATACAATATAACAATAACAACAATAACAATATAATAGAAAAGAATATAGCTATCTATATAAATACTATAAAAATATGCACCCCTCTTCAGATTATAACGGGCGGCGCAAAATCTTTATCTATTTATATACATCTCAAAGTTAGTGTTTTTATATGTCTTAGGTGCACCCAACCCCTAACGCACACATAATCAAGCCTTTACAACTCACCCGACCCGTACCAACCCGCTCCCCGAAGCAACCCAATAAAAGAATATTTTTCTACGTTTATCCGATTTGTTAGTAAAAAAAACTACATCGATAAAAAAAATCCCGCCCTTAGACAAAATCGTTTCTACAAAAACGCTGATTTGTAGTATATTTTTCTGTTTGCCCCGATTTATCCCTAAATTATACCTATTTGCCCTATATTTGTGCCGTCCTATACCTACCTCTACCTATTACGCACCTGCTTTATACCTTGTACCTGTTTTATAGCTACCTATATACTATCTATCATTAAGTACTTGTATATAGTAATAGGTATATATAAAAGAAAAACGCCCTCAGATTATTGAGAGCGTTCAATGTAATTGGTTTATTTTTTGTAGGGGTCAATTAGGTAGTGCGGCAATTTTTTCGTATCCCTTGCGATGCAACTCATACCCAATTGCACCCTATTGCGGTATTACTTGCCGCCTTTGCTGTCGCTATTTTGATTTTCATAGTCAGCACGTAATCTAACATAGATAACAAAGTGCCTTGCTATTAAGATAAAGAATGAACAAATTGCGTATATAAGTAGGCAGCCGCCTATCTCTTTATCTATATACTTACCTAAAAGAAAAGCAAGTATTAAACTTATAACGCCGTGCAATAATAACGTTTTAGTGCGTGGGAAGATTTTGTTTATATCTTTCATACTGTTATCTATTTAGCGTTGTTAATAAGTTCGTCAATCTGAAAGGGGTCTAAAAATGTAGTCAGTATATAGCAACCATCTAATTCAGTACCCTTGCGCCCCGCTTGTACTTTAATACGCGTTTCTAATACTTTTCTTTGTGCCTTTGTCAGTGCATTATACTCTGACTTTGCAACCGCAAAACGTGGATGCCCGAGACTGTTACAGTCAATTCTTGTGTAATACATAATAAATAAATTTTGTGCCTATCTGGCGTTAAACATTAAATAAACTTGTGAGGTTATACCCTCATTTTCACGTTGCAAATATACGATGACTTTTTGCAACTACCAAATAAAAACACAAGTTTAACAAAACTTTAACATATAGTAAAAAGTTAAACAATTGAAAATAAATCAATTAGCAATTATTTAATAAAATAGCAATGTATAAATGTAGCAAGTATATAGACAGTTATCCATCTAAACAAATAGCAAGCACCTAACATTATAGCAAGTATATAGTCAGTTAGTAGTAAGTATATAGGCAAATAGACGTCTATAAAAATAAATAAAATAAGTCAGTACCTACACAAGTGCCAAAAGTAATAAGATAGGCAACCATTTGCAAGGTAGGGGGTAGGGGCGAAAAAGTTAGAGAGGGGCGGGGGAGAGAGATAGGGTGGGTGCGCGCTCGCGATACTCAAAGTAATTTTATTCTACACTCTCAATACTCATTGTAATTTTATTCTGTACTCGTAATACTCAAAGTAATTTTAGCAATCTATATACACTTGTAGTAATTTATGTATTAGCACACTGTAAGACTTAGCAAGTATATAAGAAGTAGCACAATTTTTATGTTAGCACACTCTATATGTTTGTATAATCTCGCCCCTTACATTCCTACAACTACATATTGACTTCTTATATAGGGGAGGAGGGGTATAGGAAGAAAATGTTATATAGGGAGGGTGTATATGTGTATAAAAAGGAAAAGAGGATAGCCTATGTCATACTACCCTCTCTTCACATTTGGAAAAAAATAAATATAATATATGGAAAAAATCTTGTCAACATTCTATTAGTCAGGATACGGAGGGAGGGAACAGCATCTGCCGCGAAATGGTTGGTAAGCTCGCTCGCAAGCTGAACCCTCCACATACCCTTTACAATAAAAAATTAAATATATGAAACAATAATTTTTTAGCAATAAAAATAGTCCCTTCTATCGTTACATAATAAAAACAACAAAATATATGTCCTATCGGATAAAAATAGTCTTGCAAAAAATTTTAAAAAAAAATGAACAAACTTTTATAAAGAGGGAAATTAAAAACTTGTGCGCTTTATCCCTACACGATGTAGGAGCGGCTAAGTTTACAATCACCCTTAATAAAAGGGACTTTGTTGCAGGTAGAAGATTTGAACTCCTTTAACCCCATCCCTGAGGACGTCTTACCTGATAAACGAACCTGCAAGTATACATTCTGCTAACGTTACGCGTCAGACGCCAACAGAACCCATCGCGATTTTGTGGTATTGAGAGGATTTGAACCTCCATTCCCCGCTCTATGCGGTTTCCTATCCTATTAGAAGACAATACCAACAATCCTAAAGATTGTAATCTCTCACTTCTATTACGTAATTCGAAGGAGAAACCCTTTGAAATTTCGGAAGGCGTACAGGACTCGAACCTGCATATACGCGATATATCCCTTCGCAATTCTTACCAATTAGATGAACGCCTTCTTGCAAATAAATAAACATTAAAAAACATCGGTCTGTAACAAGGCAGACTAAGTTGCGGAGGTGGGATTCGAACCCGCGACCTTCAGGTTATGAGCCTGACGAGCTGACCTCTGCTCTACTCCGCTGTTTGTTATTTGTGGTAGCTGTAGGATTTGAACCTACGAACCTCAAAAGGAACTGTTTTACAGACAGCCTGCTTTAACCCCTTGCATAAACTACCATTTTTTTAACTAAGGTTGTAGGACTTGAGGATTTCAACCTCAACCACTCTCATTGAAGAGAGTATGCTATGCTATTACAACAAGTCCTGAAAATAAGGAGTTCTTACTATCCACAAGTGGTATTTCAACTTGTATACGTAGCTTAGAAACTCCAGTCCTAAAGCTGTATTCCAAACTTTAGCGGCTTTGAAAGCTGTGTTCGACTCGAACGAACCTATATCCTTGAATATGTTTTAACCAATCTATTATTCTTACGGGAATAACAAATCATAAACTAACAGCCTTCTTTCGTTAAATAAAATTTAGACAAAAATGATGTATGCCAATCACATCTTAGGACGCCGTACAGGACTCGAACCTGTGTCTCCCCGCTTCTTGACGAGGCGGTCTTCTACCAAACTGAAATAACGACGTGCCAGTTTACCATAACTTCTATTTCACAATAATGTTTTATTTTTCGTGGAGGTGGGTGGAATCGAACCACCGACGCCAAGCTCTTCAGGCTTGCGCTCTGCCAACTGAGCTACACCTCCTCCTTTTTAAACTTCCTTTTCTATGTACTTACTTGTAGTCAGGACAGGATTCGAACCTGCAATAACACTTCCTTCACCAATTGATTACGTAAAACAAAATGTCTGAAGAGCCTTTCTCGCGAAATACGACTCGACGGGTCTTCCTCTTCCCCTACCTAACTAATGCGAGAAGTGTAGGGTTTGAACCTACGACCTAATGGTTAACAGCCATTTGCTATACCGACTGAGCTAACTTCTCAATGCTATATGAACAACATTCTTAAATGATATAAACGTCATCATCAAGTTTACAACGCACTTTTTTAAGTTCTTCAGACAATTTTGAAACAAGTGCAGTTAATTCATTCATTTTAGATTCCATTTCTTCTTTTTGCCTAAAAAGCGAATCAATCAATATATCTACTTTGTTTTCAATTTCAACATTTTGCTCTGAAATATAAATAAAAGATTCTTGAATAGTCATAGCTTTATTAATCGAACCAAATCTTCCCATAATATTTTCAATTTATAATTTTATATTTGTTGCGCAGACAAAAGGGTTTGAACCTCTACCGATGGTTTTGGAGACCATAATTCTACCAATTAAACTATATCTGCAAAACTATGTCGAGGAAGCAAGACTCGAACTTGCGACTTCCTGAATCCAAATCAGGTAGGGTAAACCAACTCCCTCATTCCTCGAAGTAACACACCCTATCTCCCGACGGAGTGTGTCCAAGTTTTAACAATTAAATAAACTTATTATTAATATACAAGAAAAATTCGCAAACGAAGGAGGAATTGAACCTCCCACATCTTATTTCGGTGTTAATCTAAAAAAATCCTATAAATCTAAAAACCAAAACCGAAAATACGATGACCTCAATAAAATGTTGTTGCCTAACTTCGTTTACTCTCTACCTTATTTCCCAACAAAATAGAGAATTAGTATTTAAAAAATTCAGAAAGAGAGCAGAGTGGGATTCGAACCCACGCGTCCTTCGAAAAGAACCCGATTTGCAGTCGGGCGCGTTCGACCAAGCTCCGCCATCTGCTCCTTTCGCTGAGACTTTTACATCTCAGCAAAGTATATAAAAATTTAAATATAATGAACAGTGAAAAATGATTTAATCTAATTTCTTTCCTAAATTCGTTTTCCTCATTTTCACGCTGCAAATATACGACGACTTTTTGAAACTACCAAATTTTTTCGCAACTTTTTTCAATAAATTTTTAATATTTTTCTCAACTTATTGAAAATCAGTTATATCTAAACTAAGAAATTTCAAACGTCTGTTTCTTATTCTCGCTTTGTAGCAGGTTTATTAGCGTAAAATTGATGTGAAAAAGCTCTTCATCTACATCACAATGTCTGTTCAACACCTCCAAAAGCATACTTCTTAAAGGAAGTTCTTCCGAGCTAACACCCATATTATCTCTAACGTGTGCTACTACAGCTTGATAAAACTCTTCATTTATCTTAGTATTTACTTTGTTTAAGATTTGACTTTTGTTGTGGCACTTCTTAACATTGTCTTTCGCGTCACCTTTTAAAACCTTTGTTACAAGCGTGTGTAATGCACCTGTCTTATTGACTAACACCATTTCTCCTGTTAAAGGAGACACTTGTTTAAAACGTGAGTAGAAATATAGCTGATTAAAGTCACTATCTGCAGAAATACAAACTACCCTATCAAACCTTTTGTCTCTTGCATACGCAGAAATTATATCATCAGCTTCAAAACCTTCCCTTGTTACAAAGTATTCCTTACCTTCAAGCTCTTTTTTTAGATTTCCGAATGCCTTCACGAACGTTTCGTCACTAATAGTCTTTCTGTTTTCTTTATATTCAGGATAGATTTCCTTTCTCCAATACGTTGCTTTTCTACTATCTGCTACTACTCGGAAGTTCGATGTGTTTAATTTTACAAACCATTGCTTTATATACTCTTCTAAGCCTTCCAAGTGCAATTTTCGGTGTTTGTGTAACACGAAAGAAATGTTGCTAAGGTCAAATAGAATAATAGAGCGCGGGTCGTTTGCAACTTCCACATCCTTACCTTGCAGTGCCATACATTGAGTTCGAATAATGTCCTTAGTTTGCTTGTCTAAATTACTCCAACCATCTATGTTTTTCATCAACCACACTCGGTATTGTTCTGGAACTTCAGACAGTTTCTTACCTTTGTGAATACCGAACGTAATTCGAAAGTCTTTTAAGTCTTCTTTTTTAAGAGCAATTACTCTATCAAGCTCTTCCATTGTCATTTCAGCTCCCATCGGCACTCCTGTTAACAAGTGAGTGTCGTTGAAAACTCCCCACCCATAATCTTCCTTATTTATAACTCGAAGTTCTTCTATCTTACCGAAACGTTTTACATTGTTACAAAAGTCTATTATCAAACACTCTTTAAGATTTGGGTAATTGGGGTTTCGAACACCTCTACCAAAGATTTGATATAGTAAGGCAAGCGAGTTTGTAGGTCTCGCCATTATCACTGTCTGTAAATCAGGCTTGTCAAAACCAGTAGTAAGCACGGATTGATTGGTAACAACCTTAATTTTGTTGTTTTTAAAGTCTTCGATAATGCGTTCGCGCTCAGATTTTCGGGTAGAACCTTCCACACAAGCAGCTTGATGTCCCAATCTCTCGGCAAGGATTTTGGCGTTTTCAACACTATCCATAAAAACAAGTGCATTCCTACCTTCTTCAATGAGTTTCACACAACGTTTGTAAACATTTTCGTTAACTCCTTGTTCAATTATGGCTTTTTGTATAGATTGTTCGGTGTATTCCGCACCTGTAGAGTTTAATTTTAGCAAACTTGAATCAAAATCATATTCTTCGTAATTTAATTTTGCCCAAAACTTGTCTCTTACAAGTTCTTGTATCTGTGTTACGTGAATAATACTCTTAAAAACCTTTGGAGAGCTACTACAAAGCATATTTAACTGCGTCCAATTGTTTCGAAAGGAATCTCCGTACGTTTTTAACCTGAAAGGGGTTGCTGTAAAACCTAAAATATGTGTAGGTTTCAAGTCATCTATAAAATTTCGGAACATTGAACCTTTTTCGGGAGGGTAAGAGGCGTGACACTCATCTACAAGTAGAATTTTCACTCCTTTTTGACGAAAATCCTTACCTAAATCTTTTACAGAACCTATTGTGGCAAAGGTAACGTGTCCTATTTCTTTTTTACCTGCAGAGGCAGAGTATACAGAGGCAAAGTTTCCGTAAGATTCGTACTTTTCAAGGTTTTGTTTGAGCAACTCTACAGAAGGTTGCAACACAATAACTGAAGAAGAGCAGGCATTCGCCACCGCACCTATTAGAATTGACTTTCCGTACCCAGTTGGGGCGACTACAACCGAAGGTTCAGGTTTATCTTCCGCTAAAAATTTGAGACAAGCGTCAAGAGCTTGCTTTTGATTGTCCCTCAGTGTATATGTAACATTGTTTCTTTTCATTTTTATATGTTTAGGCGGCAAAGTTACAAATAATTTTAAAATCCTACAAGTTTTAAAACAAAAAAAAATGTCACTCTTTTCAAAGTGACATTTAAACAAATAAAAATGAGCAATATAATCAGTTATTCCATCAAAACTGCTAATTTTAAAAACCGCTTTCCAATAATCGCAAGCCGTATTTCTTACTATACATAGATTTTACGGCTCTGTAATACAATTTGTATTTTTTACCTCCCGCTATTTTGTAAAAGACATCTCGTTTTATACCTTTGGTTATCGTTCTATCCATAGTCCACCATATTTCGTTAAGTCCGCTTCGGAAAATATCGGTGAAAAGACTTATGTTGTAGAAATAACCATTTGTTTCGTGCATAATCTTATTCTCTTTCATCGTTTTATAGTCAAGAAGTCTTACTTTCTTAGGAGTCACCCATACCGCAAGGTATCCCAACCCTTCAAGGACAACACCTCCATTGCGATTAACAAGTTCGTCTCTTACTACTTCGAATATCTTATTGACTATAACTCGCTTGTCTTTACGAAATTGTCTATTCTTATAACCTGCTTTACATTTGGTTTCTAAGAATTGATAGAAGTTGGCGTCACAAAGAAGAGAAGGTTTAACCATTTTGTACAAATCTGTCTTACTCTCATCGATTTCAGCTTTATTATAGATTTCATACAACTGACTTCTTATCTCTTCCGAGAAAGCAATGTCTTCTTCGCTCCACTTCTGTCTTGTGAGGCGACCCATTCTTCTATCTCGTACTAAATTACTTACCGTATAACGTTTCAAAATTGTTGAATTTTAATTTGTTTATTGTTGAGTTTGTGTTTTTTGGTTCTCATCCATATTAGGATTTTCATCTACAGGAACAGCTTTGTAAAAAGAAGCTATCTCTTTAAGAGTTTCTTGGATTACTATCTCTAATAATTTGTCAGGGCAGTTAAACTCATACTCCCACCCTTCCTTACAGCTATCACAATCCTTTTCTTTACAACCACTTGCGTCATCAACTTCGTCTAACGATATGGGTAACAACACTATATTGACTAATTCTACTTCACTATCAGGTAAATACAAGTATCCGTCGTGAATGTAATAGTTCGTAGGTTTTATAAGCGAAGCGAATTGTCTGTTCTTCTGCAGTGCGTACTTTTGTGTAGTTGTTGGTGTAAATTCTATTTCACCGCCTACGGAAGTTACACTTACAATTGACGCTCCGAAGCGAGTGAAGATTGTTTCAGGAAGTTTCTTAACTGATTTCATTAGATTAGAACATCTTCTAAACTCCACTATATCGCACTTAACGACGTCATCACGTTTCAATTGAAAACATTTTATTGTTTTGTAAAGGTTTTCTTCTCTGTACAAAGACCTATCGTGTAACTTCTGTGCAATGTAAAACTTAGCTTTATCCTTTGCTGTTCTTAAAATAAAACGTCGTGAAATATGTTGGTCTTTATTGAGCGCGCGTAAATTATTTACCACCCTGCTCACTAACTCTTTGTTTGTCATAATATGTACTATTTATATAAGACAAAGATACGAAATTTTATAGTAAAAACCAAGAATGTAAGTTAAGATTTAGTGTTGTCACGAACAGCCGAATTGTACACTATAGTTGCAATAGAAAGTATCGTATAGATTAAAATTGACGCTATTGATAAAGCAAACATTTCACTTTCGTTATTGTGTATATAAACCTTAGATAAGTACAATGAAGCTACTACCATATTTACTACACACATAACGCAACAACCTGTAAATAATGATTTTAGAACAAATCTTTCTCGCTTTCCCATATTACGCACTTTCAGTATTCATAGATGCAAATCGTTCTTTACTCGCTGTAGATACAGATTGGAAAACGCCTTGCCACATTTTCATATAAAAGTCATACTGACTTCTTATAGCGTCAGAAAGTTCTACAATCTTCTGTACTTCGGTCTTAAAGGATAAATAGCGAGCGTCAATCTCCACCAACTTATCCGCCTGCGCAACAGAGGTTGCCTTACCATTCTCGTCTTTACGAGTTTCTGTAATCTCTTTAAGAATGGAAGTTCTCAATTTCTTTTTAAGGTAATCCTCTAAGCGACTTGCCTCAAAAGTGAACTCGTTACGGCAGGTCATTAAAAACTCCAAACGAACCGTCATTTCTTTTTTAATCAAATCGTATTGGGCAAGGTCTCCAATGTCTGCAATCTTACCATACTGTGTGATAAGATATTGAAGCTCTTTAATTACCTGATGTACTTGAGATACTTTCTCTTCAGTTATGTAGACCTCAACATCTTCAACTACAAGACCTCCAACCTTTCTTGACAACTCTCTAAGTTTTGTTACCTTTTCAACTTCGCCTTTCGCTTCAGCTTTACCTTCAGCTTGCTCAATTAGTAGCTTCAGCCACTTTACATTTTCTTCTGTGAATGTAATCATTTCTTATTTTGTTTATTTGTTTTTATAAATTTTACATAGGGAGAGTTTCCCCTATGTAAATTACCACGATTTATTACTCTGATTTTCAAGTCCGTCGGTTTTTCACATTTCGGAAACCCTTCACTTTTATACTTTGCAAAATTACAAACTTTTCAATTTATATACAAGAAAAAGGTCGGAAAAATGTTAAATAATTCCGACATTTTTGTCGCAAAAACTTTATTAATTTGCGACAAAATCTTGGTCGAACAAAGATAATTGTCGCTTGCTCACCTCCATCTCATTTATCAACTTTCTTGCCGCAGAGCAATAGTAGTTGAAGTTGATGGGATAGCTATTTATGGGTTTATCAGGGTTGTACGTGTTAAGTAGTTCTACTCCGCAATCTTTGTGGAGGTGGTTAGGTTTCATAACACCTTTCTCGTACTTAATTAAATACTTACCAACTTCAGCAAAAAAATAACGATTGATGTTCTGCACATCTTCACTACCCCACCTTACAAACCAAGACTTGGCTACTTTCTTAGACAAACAATAATCAAACACAGATAATCCGTACTTTTCAGGATTTCGGATAAACTCTGCAATGTCTATTCCTTTTAAGAAGTATGCTTCCAAAGCCTTCGGTATTACTTGCATATTGCTGCTGTCTCCGAGAGGAATATCGTCTCCATAACGGAATACAGCACCTTTTCTCTTCACCTTACTCAAACCTGTTTTATGCGAAATCAAGTTACAATTGTCGTCCAACATAAACTCTTCCTCAATAAGTGATAGGTATGAGTTGGTGTTTGAAAATATCATTTTTTTGTTTATTGTAAATTCCCAAGTTACTCTGAACTCCTTCTCAATAGATTTCGCTATTCTATAATAATCAGGTAACAAATCTCTTCTTATTTTACAAGTTGTACCATCAGTATTAGTGAAGAACACTGAACAGCCGTCAAGTTCAGAAAGCTCTTCGATGAAACGAAGTTGTATGAGCTGACCTGTTACACGTAAAGCTAAAATCTCTTCAGGAGAGTAGAGCCAAGAAGTAGCGCAGTCTGCGAGTCCAGAAAAACTATTCAAAACCAGTTTTAAAAACTTGTCTTTCTTCTTGTTACCCGTATGTTTGGCTTCAATTCGGTCTTCTTTAATTTCCAAATATTTGTCCAAAACAATTTTAAGGTCTCCACGTAGAAATCCGTATTCAATAAATAGTGTCGGATAAAGAGAAGCAATATCAGCATCTACAATCACATAATCCTTATCGCTTTCCCAAATTTGATTATCGTTTACCGAATGAATACCTCCTACCGAAGGTACTATTCTAAAACTTGTGGTTTTGTGAATGAAAGGAATACCACTATCTTTTTCTTTTTTCTTCTTATCCTCCTTTTTCTCAAAAGGATTTACAATCTTGTTACAGAAATCGTCATAAATCTTCTTGAAAAAAGGAGTTTTGAAATTAACTTTCGGAATATAATCTCCAACTCTAAAAGAAGTAGGCGTGTATCTTCGGTTGTGAACATCTTTCTTGTACTGCCAATATGGTTTCCCACAATTCTCATCGTAAGTCTTCTTACAATAGTCTTCCAATAGATACTCCGAAGCAATCTTAGGAGCGTCCATACTCCAACAAGTTATTTTATACTCTTTGAGAAGATATTGTCTTAGTTCCACATCTCCTCGCATTTTTTGATACAACAAAGACAAAACCCCTAAGTCATTTCTCATATTGTATCGTATAAGACGCTCTATTTCTTCTTCGTTTTGAAACACGTGGTCAGGGGAGAATGGTAACTCTTGAATTTCGTCGTAGTTCATTTGTACGGCAAGAGCTTTCAAACTTATGTGCTTACTTATACGCAACCCTCTTGACCAATAGCAGAACAAATCTATTGAAGTCCAACCTGTTTTAAACCATTTGTATTCTTTATAACTCTCGTAGTCTTCCCTTACTATCTTATCAGACATTTGTTTTATCCAAAAAGTTAAGTTAGAGACAGAGGTGGAAGCAAATTCTTCATAATATTGTTTCATAAAGTATTTTAAAACCACCTCGTCATAATGAAGTCCGTTGAAAGTTACCAAAAAACCATTATAGTTAGCGAGCCACTCATAAAGTTCTTTTCGTTGGTCTTTTCTTGGTGATATTTCGAAAGTGTAATCTCGTTTAGTTCTGTAATCTCTACAACCTACGAAAAACAAGTTTCTATACACCTCGATGTCAAGAACATAAAAATCTTTTGGTTTCTTTTCAGCCATATTAATTAACGCCTCCGTCGCGTATCATTTCCGAAAGAATAATTTTAAGTTCTTCTAAATGACCTTTACGTGCAAGTTTAGATAACTTACTTTCACCCTTCTTAGCTTCCCTTATACCATTTACACTGATTCCATATTTGTAATACAAATCCTTGTAGGCTTTATTCCAAACTTCGGTGTATTCACAACCTGTTAATCTTTGATATTTTTTAACCATTTCTTTGATAGCTAATATTTGTGACTTTTCAGAAGTTTTCACTTCAGGTAAAGTGAACAATTCAAGTTGTTCTTTGATTTTGAGTACAATCTCTTTGAGTTCTCCCACCTCTCGTTTTAAATCTTGAATTTCATCCTCTTGTGGCTTCTGTTCCGACAGAGACAACTTCTGACTTTTATCAACAATTCTCGCTCCACAACTACTACGATATTCCACGCAAGAGCTTGACTTATCTGTCCGAAATGATACCTCTTCAGTTATCCATTTTATAAAATCTTCATCAACCCCACAATCGCTACGAAGAGCTAAAGAATAGAGACCTCTCATATTCATAAACCAAGTGTCTTCTGCAGATTTTGGAAAGTTTGCTATAATACGTTTAAACCTATCGTTAGTGTTTACACACGTAATCGTAGCTTCATAAGGGTATCTGTAACAAAAAATTTTCGCAATCTCCATACAATTAAACATAGGTACTCCTTCATCTAATAAAAGATGAAAATCCCCATATTTAGGATTTTTTAACAATATACATTCAACGCTCATAATTTTAATTATTTAATAGTCCTACCTTCTTCTATAAAAGTGCGTAACTGCAAGAAACCCTTAAAAGCCTTGTTCCAACCTCTCGCCTTTTCAATACCACCATAATAATAGTACTCTTCGTCATCGGGAACATCTAAATGAACAACACCTCTAAGGTTAGTTTCATACTCATTTTTTGTCATACATCTACCTGCGTGTTCAAAGATACTATCGTGTCTTTCTTTTTTACATCTCTCAAATATGTTGCGAGCAGTCTCTAAGGAGATGTTTTGACTATCCCCTATCTTTGTATAACTTGTTCTCGCAATCATTGCACAAGAAAGAACAATCTTATCCATTAACGACATTTCAGGAGTAAAACAAGGTTCGTTGCTAAAAGGTATATGCCATTCACCTGATTTCAATTCAGTAGGTTCAGATTCATTCAAAGCATCATACATCTTCTCTGCTAAATCCATAAAATGAATTTCTGCTTGTCCTTTATTGTGTTGAAGCCACCATAAGTCATCTTTATCTTCAAAACAATCATAATGTTCAATAAACTCTTTTTTACTTCTTGCATATACTACTGAATCGGGACATACTTCTAACTCATAAATCGGACATCTTAGACGAAATAGATTTTCAAACGCTTCTATACTTGCTGTTACAATCTGCGTAACCCACATAAAAGGTTCTAACAATCTATTAGAATAGTTCTTAGACAAAGAAGTATTGGGTGTATGATAATAGTTTAATCCTCCATCATTTGTTTCCTTTATTATATCCTGTTTTAACACTTTCGCACAATGAACAGCTTTATCTCTTGCTTCTAACCAATTTTTATTTTTCTCTTCTATGTACTTAGGGTCTGTGAGATATTCAGTACCTTGCATTCCTTTGTGTTGCAATTGCCAAGCTATAGGAATAAAAGGCTCTTTCTCAACAACTTCCACCATTTTCTCAAAAGGTATGGCGCGAGAGTTATGTACAACAATTCCGTTGGCTAAGAAGTTGTGATACTTACCATCTACTTCAATATCGTAGGTTTCTCTTTCTCCTACATAGCTGATAGCTGAAATTTTTCGATACAGAAAAGGATTTCTTATTCTACCATCTCTAAGTTCAGAAATATAAGGTTCAAAAAAGGTTATTCTTTCTTCTCCATTTTTAGCAATTCTAGGATTCATTATTTCAAAACTTGTCATAGAAATACTATACAAATTTTGACTTAGTAAAGATAAATCACCAAAGATTCTATTATCTTTAGATTCTATATTAAAATCTTTCAGTGTAATCCATTTCATCCTTCCTTCTTTATTGGAATCTGTTAAGAGTCTATGTTCGTCCGTACATTCTAAATACAAACCTTTTCCAAAATGAATACGATATACTTTCTTTACACCTGATTTAAAAACTTTAGAAATTTTCTGTTTTATAAAACTTTCTTCGTACTTTTCACCTGTTCTATACTCCTTGTCTCGCATATTAAAACTTACGATTTCAGGTAGTTCTAAACCTTTTTCCTGTAATTCAAAAAGTATTTTTATTTGCACAAGGTCGTATTTTTGTTTGTCTTTGTAAAACACATCGATGAAAGTGTTCTCGTCTAAACAACTCGAAGTATTCTTCATAATCAACTTATGTGTGTTCATCTCGGACAAGATGATACGCGGGTAAGTTAATTTGTATGTAATTAACTCCCCACCATTCTCACCTTTTGAATGATTTATGATTTCTGCGCTTATTTTATTCTCCATCTTCACCTTGTTTTTCAGTTTCTTTAATAAAAGAATGATATACCACGCCTGAGATTGGACAGAAAACACATCTCTCGTCACCTGTTAATCGGCTAAGATAATTTATAGCTTCGTCCATCCAAACACTTAATTCAACATCATTCCCATCAACATCTTTGGTTTTAAAATCGAAACCTCCGAAAATGTTAGTGGAAGCCCCTCCTGGAATTAACGGAGCTATATATTTCCAATTGCCAACAGGTACTATCAACTCGTACTTGTCACATTCCAAATCCCCATATTTATCAGGAAACGCTTCTTTTAAGGCTCTTTCACCTACAATGTTTGCACCTCGTTTGCAAAATGTAAATACTTTTTTTGGTAATTTTGTTTCTATATGATTCATAATCTACTTTTTACTATCGTAATAATTGTTCATAAATTTTGCTGAAAATGTGCCTTCTAAATTTCGAATTACAACACCTTCCATATTTTTGTTTTTGTCAAAAATCTCTTCACAACGTTTTACAAGTTCTTCCTTACTTTTAAACTCTTCGTTAAACAACTCAGGACAAGTTGGGAGTTGGAATAAGAATACTATTTCCTTAAACCCATTGTAGTCAAGACGTTTGGTCACTCCATTTTCAATCTTATCTACCCCGAAGAACTTAATGTTAGGCTCTTCTTTAGCCGTAGCGTTGAGTGAATTACCACTACCTTTGAAAACTTTTCCATTAGCTTCACCTCGCAATACAATGTCGTGAATATCATTTTCAATAAGTAAATCTTGATATTTCTTACCCACTTCGATAAAAGAATTTTCATTCTCAACTTCTTTGTAAATATTCAAGTCAGGTTTCTTTCCAAACAACCACTCTAAGAATGTACGTTTTCGACGACCTACAACTCTTCTCACTTTAGGAGATATTGATTGTTTGCGAGAACAAATGTATTTACTTGAAATAGAGACAGAGCTTCCGTCTATTTTCTGAGTACCTACAAGTGTGATAGGGAAATTCAATTCTCCCCATTTGTTGTTAATGTTCTCCTCGTCAGTCTTATACCAACCTTCAGGAAATGGCTGTGTACCACTTGCGAATTTACCACCTTCTGCTCTTGAGATTTCAGGTTCTTCGTATTTGTAGATACCTAAAACATTACCCTCACAAATGGCAGCCGAAACACTTTCGTATTTTTTGTAGTCTTTCACCTCTTCCAAGATGTAACGAACAACCTCTTCAAATGGTAATAGAATACCATTAGAATAAACCTTACCTCCATTAGGTACTTTACTCAAATTGAAAGATTTAGCACGGATACGTCTTGGTTTTCCTCCAACTTTACCTAACAACGACTTACTTTCATCACCTTCAGGAGCTAAGAAAGAAGCAAATAGGCTTATTTCAGATAAACAATAGTCAGGCTGTATATAAACAGCTTGGTCACCTTCTTTGTAAAGGTCTTTTTGAGCAACAAGCTCAAATCCATTTTCATTCAAAGTAACTAATTCTACTTTGTTTGCAAGTTCTTCCTTTTTGTACAAAGGGAACTTCTCTTTAATTGTAACAATTTGTACAGCGTTCATTTTATTATTTGTTTTATTTATTAAATTTTTGTTTTACAAGTTTGTCAATAAATTCCACACCGCGTTGTAAAATCATCGTTTTTGTGGAAATAAATGTTATCGCACTATTAAAATCAGTCCATCGTATTTCAATAAGTTTAAAATAACCCTCGTCCATATAATGTTGATAAGGTCTATTGTCTTCTGTTATAACATTTTGCTCACGAAGAAACTTTAATAAACTTTCTCCGTTGAAACCTGTTACACTTAATCTATCAGCAACTTGTTTCATATCAAACAGATTGTCTGAACCCACAATTGCGTCATAAAACTTAACTTTATGTAACATTGCTTCATTCTTCTCGCGCAGTTTCGTGTTCTCCTTCTCAGCAAGCGTTAAGTCTCCAAGTACAGAGATGTAGTTTTGCATAAGTCTTATTGATGTGTTTCCCTCATAAGTATTTTCTAAACATTCTATGTATGAAATAACTTGTTTTCTTACAAATCGAGTCTCAAACATTAAAACTTGTTTAGCTTGTTTGAATGAAAGAGGGTACACTTCCACATCTTCTCCCTTTTTGTTTTTTACAAAAATAGGTGACATTTCACACTCGTCAATTTCCTCTTCAAATTCATATTCAATTAAACTGAATAATGAAGAGTGTGTCATTAGTTTACAAGAAGAACCTTTTTCTTGTTTCCTAAACAAGTTAATCTGCTCAACCAACTCTAAAGAAGTAATATGTTCTTTCTCACCAATCTGAAAGCCCTTTATTAAACCTTCGTCAATTTTAGATTTTAATAAATCTTCGTTTTTATTTGTCATAAATATAATTTAATTAAATTTCAAAATTATAAGGTTTAGACGGAGAGAAAATGATAAGATTATTATCTCTATCTCTAAATTGAAAGTCTCCTTCGTCTATCACCTGAAATGCAAGTTCTTCCAAATCTTGCGAATACGAACCATACCTTTCCCTACCATACTCGTCTACATATTTGTAGGATAAGTATATTGTTTTACAAGCAAGCGGATTGTAGTTCACTCTTGTGCGATACAATGTTCCCTTGAAATACAATCTAACATCAAAGTAAGAGTGTTCGATTTGTATATTCAAGTTCTTAATTGCAACTCGTGGCGGCTCATTGTAGCTGTTAATCTCATCTATTAAATGTAACAATACGTCTACCGACACAGAACTCAATATGTTAAGAACCGACTTCAATTCTTCCTCATATTCCTTGTTTTCCAACAAATCTTCAATTATCTCGTCAATAGTTTCTTTGTCAAGACCTTCAAAGCGTCGTACATATCTAATCCTACTTGGGCGAGACTTTAAAAACTCGTTAATTTCGAAATGGTTTGTGGTGAAAAGAAACAATTTCTTACCACTAAACGTTCCGTCAAGTATGGATAGGAAGTGTTTCTGGTCTTCTTCCTCCTTATACACCTTTTCAAACTCGTCAAAAAACAGAATCACGTTGTCTCCCATTTTCTCCAAACAATCTGCAAACTTATCTCCTGAGAACGGAGCTGTTATACAAACTATTGGCATTTTAGATTGTTGCGCTATCATTTTAGCAACAAGAGATTTACCAGTACCCTTCAATCCAGTGAGCAGCACACCTAAATTTCTATTCGATTTTTTAAATGTGTTTAAAACCCTATCACAAAACAGCTGCTCTTTACCATAAATCTTTTTAGGTAATGGAGGAGAAGACATTTCTGAAAGGTAATACTCCTCACGACCTTTGTCATACAACATTAAAAAAGTCTTATTAGGTAATTTCTTTATTTCTTCTACATTTGAATAGAAGAAAATTTTATTGTCTTTTATTATCATCGTGTATTAACCTTCTTGTAAGTAACCAAATGTTTCCAACTTTCTATAACCTGCCGAAATAAGATTGTCTATTTCTTTCTTTCGCTCTTCTTTAACTCTATCCTCTTCCGCTATTCTTTTCTTCGCAACCCTCTCTCTTTCTGCAAATTTTTCATTAATAACCTTATTTACAGCGTGATACCTTATTTTCAACATTTCGGATAAATGTTTTATAGTATTGTTACCGATAGAAATGTATAAACTCCAAATGTAATCTTTCTCTTCTTCTGTTATAGAGTCGTAAGTACGATAACCTTCTTGTCCAATTTCGTTATTCATTTTTGTATTATTTAAATAATTTCATAATCAACTTCACCCATCGTTACGATTAGTTGTCTGTGCAAATCATCTACAACGTAACCTTTAACTTTTAATAAGAAATCAAGGACTAAGCCGAGACCATACTCTGTCACTTTTAACTTCTCTTCATAGAGAGTATCCCAATCTTGTAAGAAATCAAACTCTGTATCCACTATTTTCCAATAGTCTTTCTGCTCGTTATAAAATTTCTTCAAAAATGCGGTAAATTCCTCATAATTGTCTTCAATAAATGTTCTAATCCAATCGAAAATAATTTGTTGAAACTTATAATCAACCATCACTTTGTCATTAAAACGATTGTAGTCAGGTGAATGTTCTACACTTGAAAAATCAGCTTCAAATTCTAAGGCGTCGTTCTCCAAACCAAACCAATACTCAAGTTCATTTTCCACAAATTCAGTTGCTCTATTGGCAACGCGTTTTTCATAATTCAGTTTGTCGAAAGCAAAACGTTCTTTTTCAATAGGAGGCTCTAACCATCTATTGTGGTTTCGAATAACTTCTTCTTCAGGTAAAGAAAACTCTGTATTTCTAAACCCATTAAACACAGGTAAGTAACTCTTAATAGAGTAATCGTATTCAATTTCTTCTCTTTTCATTTTATCTATTTTGTTCTGTAATTAAACCTTCTATTAGAAACTTAGCTTCTTCTTCGGTGATTTCGCCTCTTTTAAACTGTTGCTTAACATCTCGAATTTCTTTCTCAGCAGTAAGTAACATAATAAAGTAATTACTTACGTAAAATCCATTTTCTTCGTGGTGCTTTAACACATTCTCAATATGTGAATCTTCCATTTCACAAAGTGGTACAAAAACCATTTCTTTCAATCTCTCACCTTTCTTATTAAGAATAGAACCCCACAAGCAAACTTCTCGCGCGTCGGCAACTCCCATTAATACAAAAAGTCTTTCATCTTCTGTATTGTAAAACTCACTTGAAGGTATAATACTTTCATTTTCAAGAAGTTGTACAAATCTCCAATCGGGATTTTTAATCCACACTTCTTTCAGTTCAGGTTTAGATTGTAGACGCGCGTACGCTTCAAAATAACCATCTTTTACTAAGAATTTTAGAACTCTTTCTGTATTATACATAAATATATCCCATAAAATGGGTATTCTTGCTTTAACTCTCATTTACCATTCAGTTTTAAATTCGCGGCAAAGTTACAAATAATTATCATATCTACCAAATGTTTTGCAACAAAAATTTTTATATAGTTTGTTTTTTCGTTATTTTTTCGTATCTTTGTACCTTAAAATTCAACGTAAAGATATGAGTTGTACTTTTATTTATAAGAATAATGGAGATAAAAAAACAGCGGTTTCAGCTAAGATAGAAAACCCTCTTGCACAAGGCGGGGTTTCTAACTCTATCACTTTCGATAAGATTGTTAGAAATCCATTCTTGGAAAACAAAAAAGCAGTAGAAGGTTTTCTAAATATTTACTCCAAGAAGTTTGAAAAAAGTTTCGGGAAATGGAATAGTTCCGAAAGTGTGGATAGAATTAACACAGAAGGTCTTGATAACAAACAAGTTATAGCTGCTGTTCAACTTGCTAACGATATGCAGAACCCAGTTGTTATGTACAAAGTTGACCGAAGTGAAGTCATTTCTACCAAAAAAGGATATGAAATACCTTCTGAACTTTCAGGAGATTTCATTTATACAACCAACAGAGAACTTGCTAACGCACATAAGCCTCTAACGAAAGAAGATGTTGTAGTTGTAGATTTAGGTAATAATGTGTTACAAGGGGAGTTTTTAAACTTGGAAGGTCAAAACAACTATGTGGCGGTATCAGGGCGCGAAGCTGTTACAGAACATAATGGTGAACCTAAACTATTCTTTAAAAACTCTCAAGGCGAGGTTTTTGATAGTTATAGTGAAGCAATTAAAAACACAAATAGAGGTAATATTGAAGTTGGCTTTATAGCTACTAAAGATGTTACTACAACTTCAGACGAGAGTGTATTTGAAAATTCCAACTCGGATTTTGTAGTTAAGAACAACAATTACAAACTGAACAATAGCGACGCCTTTTCAAGTATTGCTGAAATAGATAGTAATAGCGATTATACTTCCGTACAAGGTATTACTAACGACCTTATTAAAAAAGACCTCATTTCAGACCAAACCGTTTATGACAATGGGGTATTTAGACTCGAAGCAAAAGGTGCTACCTATCTTGCACAAACTTACAATGTTAATACCGCAAAACAAGTTGTTGAAGATAAAATAGGTTATTCTCCTGAAAATGTTGAAGTTATAGGTAATCGTTTTCTAACAATAGAAGACGCTCGACCTAACACTAAGGTTATGCGCGACAAAGATGGAAATAAGGTACGAGTTACTTCCGAAGAACTTTTAGAGGCTTATAAGAACGGAAAATTAGACCCTAAATACGCAAACATAGAATCCATAGACGAGAATGTTGTATCTGCAGAAATGGAAAGACATAACTTTTATGAGATTAAAGACGAAGAAACTTCCGAACCTAACAAGACTGAAGACCAACTGAAAAGTCAGTTACATAAGATATTCGCTAAACTCGGAGTTTCTGTAACAACTCTTGAAGAATACGCCAAGAAATACAAAGCTAAATACGGAACAGACCCTTCTATACACGCTCTTGCAGACATCGCTAATAAAGTTGTAGCCTTTGCTGAAGGTAGAGATACACTTGAAAATATGACAGAGGAGGCGGCTCACTTTATTATAGAAGCATTCAGAGACCAAGCGACCGTAGATAGACTTGCTTCCGAAGTACATACAACCGAAGAATGGTTACAAGAAAGTGATATGTATCGTGAGAAATACCGAGAACAAGCTAAAAACGAAGAAGAGCTTGACAAAATGGTTCGTCGAGAAATCTTAGGTAAAGTATTGCAAAACAAGATATTAGAGAGAAATCGTAAAGCACAGGAAAATGAGGAGACAGAAGTTAATGAGGAAAATAAGAGTATTTTCGATAAACTTTTAGAACTATTCGATTCGTTTGTAAATAGAGTTCGTTCTTTCTTTAGTCCTGAAGTTCGTTCTGAGTTTGAAAGTACACTGAATGATATTGCAGATAGCGTTATTCGTGGGAACATTAACGATATGTTAACGGCTGACAACATCGGTAAAGCAGACCAAAAAACGTTTTTTAATACTAAAACATTTGTTGATTTGTTCACCGCTTACTTTGGTGGCTTACACTTTACTGCAAAAGGTGCTGAGAAAAGCAAACTTGAGTTTCAGTTAAATGTTCTACGACAAGCAGATGATAAAACTGCCATTTCAAACTTTTTAGGTTATATGGAGAATGAAATTATTCGTTTGACCGCGAAAGCAGAAAGTATAAGAAATGGAAAAGAAAAGATAGGTGATTATGACATTTTATCTCTAACAAGTATTCTGCAAAACGGAAAGGCTTTGATGGATGGACTTAAAGTGGCTTTAGATAAAGAAAATCTTTTAGGTAGTTCAAGTCCTGAATTTGTTAAAAAGGTTGAGAAGATTCAAAATATGATGAACAACCTAAATGGTATGCGTTCTTATATCTATAAAGCTAACCTTAAAAAACTAATTCAAGATATAATGGATAACCCTAATTATACTGATGAATTTAAGAAAAAAGCTGTTAAACTTCTTGAAAGTGAGTTGGAAAAAGTAGGTTGGTGGCGAAATTGGCTTGGGATTATGACCAATTCTAACAATGCGTTTTTACAACTAATGGGTAAAGTTGTCCACGATATGACAACAAGAACTAATACTAAAGTTGTTGAGCAAATAAAACCTATCATTCGTTTCTATGAGAAGCAACACTTTAACTCGAAAGAGATTGCAAGAATGTTTATGTCCCGTGATAGTGAAGATAATGTTGACGGCTACATAATTTCCAATGGAAAACACGCTGAATATGAAAAAGCTCTAACAAATCACATCTACGAAACATATAAAAAGCACATAGGTTCTGATTTAGGTGACACCTTCACTCTTGAAGATTTTGAGAAAAATGAGAAAAAGTGGCGAGTTAAAATAGATGAGATTTTGGAAGGTAAGGCTTCTTTGTACAATGAAATTGCGGACGAAATAGAAGATTTTCGTATTGAACACGAGGAAATGCCAATGCTCAAAGAGTTTTACTTACAACAACGTAGAGTTCGAAAAATATTAAACCTATCACCTACTACAACAAACTTTTTAAGTTCAATACGTTACCAACGTTGGGAAATTCTAAATAAATACAGAGATAAAAAGACAGGTAAGGTCAATATGCAAGATATATCTGCAAGCGATAAGATAGCACTTGAGAATCTAAACAAAGAGAAACAACTCAGGAAAAGTGAAGTAAATGCTGTAGATGGTTCGGTAAAAATTGACAAAGATATGGATTTGTCAATAGAGCTTCAAAAATTGGATAAGTTCAACGCTATATCGTTCGCCAAAGATAAACAAACAGCAATCGATGAGTTTAACAATGAGTATGAGACAAATATTACTATTTCTGATATTAGCTCGTTTGACAGAAGTGTAGGACAAGCATTCATAGACTTTATTTCTGAAGTTGAACAAAATGAAGGCTCTGAAGCTGCCTTCAACACTCTTATGGCTAACGGAGGTTTTAGTTTTAATGATGCTTTCTGGAACAGTTTCGGAGACGGAAGCATTAAAGAATTACTCACCAATCTATTGAGTGATAACTCTCACAATATGCACGTTGAAATCAATCAAGTTCTCGCTAAAATGAATGAGAAATCTCAACTGCTTAGAATACACACTGATAAGTTCAATCCTTCCGAGATTAACGGAAGCGAGATGACTGAAGTACAACAAGAGCAAGTTAGAAAATTGGAAGAAGAGATTAGTGCTTTGACAGATATTATTTCGGCTAATGTGAAATCTTTCAGAGAAGCGAGGGAAGCACGTAGAACAAATTCAAACGATACCTTTGAAAGTACAACAAATGACGCTTACCGAAAAGCTCTCGAAGAAAATAAAATAGAACAAGGTTCAAATGCAGAGAGAGATTTCATAAGAAAACATTTGACTATGAAGAACAAACACGCTTTTGAGAAGTTTGCCAAAGATTTAGTAAATGGAAATCTAACTCCGAGTATGATAGAGTTCCTGATGAAAACAAAAGGTATAGACCCTAAATTGTTTTCTGGAATGACTAAAAGCGATATTGAGAGTTATTTTAAAACTCAGATACTTGGAAGAATGAGTGCTGATGACTTAATAAAAACCCAAATTGCCTATGGGTATACCAAACTTTCAAGCTATTACAAGCGTTTAGCACCAAAAGGTTTTAGTGAACTGATGGAAAATATGCGAAACGGAACTACTTCAGTAGCTTCAATAATTGAACAATTACACAATCCTAATGTTCAGACGCAAACAGGAACGGTTTTAGACTTTATGAAACTAAACACTGAACCATCTTGGATGGAAGATGTGAGTGGTAACACAATGAGCAATCCTAATTACAAAGGGGAGTTTAACGGGTTGCGACAATTTAAACATAGCAGTAAGTTCTATAACAAGGAGTTCTATACTAAAATGGGTATAAAAGATAGCGATATTGATGAGTTTGAAAGCAATATGTTAGGTTTTGACCCTAAGAAAGCGGCGCGTAAGGAATTTGAATTATGGCAAAAATTCATTACAATGAAACGCAACGCGTTGGATATGTACGGAATGAAACACAGTTCGTTGTTCGTACTACCTCAATTTTCTAAAGGACACATTAACAAGTGGGAAAACATTCTTAAAAATCCAACAGAGGGTATAACTAACGCTCTTAAAGACCTAACAGAGGTGCGTGTTGATACACAGGAATATGGTGCAAAATCTGAGGACGGATTAGACTTGCAAGAAACAACAGGTGTTCGAACAATCCCTAAGTTCGGTCTCAACAAACTTGAAGAGAAATCAGATATTTCAGAAGAGTTGATTTACTCATACTCGGCATTACTCACTCACGCAATCAGTTATGAAACCAAACTTGAACACTTAGAAGAGGCTAATGCTATAGGTATTGCTTTAGAACACAAGGAAAAAGAACAAGGTTTAGACTTGAAATCTTCAGGAAGATGGGCGTGGCAACAAAGTATGGATAACTTTTTCTACGGAATTAGTGAAATGTACAAAGCGCAAGTTGATATTTTTGGAAGAAAAATCGATATTGGTAAGTTAGTTAGAGGTTATAACGGACTTGTTAGTAAGGTAAACTTAGCGTTCAACCCATTCGTGGCAGGAACTTCTTACACTACTGCGAAAGTAAATTTACATCTGTGGAAGAGTGACTACTTTGATAAAGAAAGTTATTATTGGTCTCAAAGTGAGTTTAGAAAGTTACTACCTGCATTCTTAATGGATACAGGTAAACGTATGTCCACTTCAAGATTGGCAGTTCTTGCTGAGATAACAGGTTATGACGACCTTAATGAGCGACTTAAAAACGCAAGTTACAACAAGTTGTTACGATTGGCTGAACGCGCACCTCAGGCACTCAACGAAATGGCAAACATTCCAATTCGCTACAGCATATTACTTGCTACTCTTGATGATGTTCGCTTCTATAAAGGAAACTTTATACAAAGTAAAGTGTTCTTTTCGTTAGATGAGCATAACGGAAAGTCTAAAGAGCAAATACAGAATGAATGGAAAGCGTTACAAAAAGATAGTGTTTACAACATTATTGAGACGAAACCTGATGGCTCTTATGAGATACGAGACGATATGAAACAATATAAAGACGCTTTTGATAAGGCAATGTTGTATATTGCAGGTATGACGCGTAAAGCAAACTCTGAAACGGACGGTGTACTTTCAAAGGCAGACTCTATCAATGTTAAACGTAACTTTGCTCTATCTGCAATTCTTATGCACAAAACGTTCTTGTCTTTGAATATTGATAAACGCTTTAAAAAGAGACACTTAAACTTTACAACAGGAAGAGAGGAAGTTGGTTCTTATTATAGATTTTGGGAAATGGCTAAAGAGGCTTACAACACAATGCCGAACAAATCCTTTAAAGACTTCATTTCCGAATATAAGAAAATTTGGAAAAACCTTTCAAGTGAAGAAAAAGCTCAAATCACTCAATTGTGGAAAGAGTGGGCAGTGTTAATAGGCTTACTAACCGCCTCTGCTCTCGTAGCAGGTTATGCAGATGACGATGATAACAAAGACATTTGGGCAATCCAAGCTGCTTCTTACATTCTGTTTAGAACTACAAGTGAGTTTTCTCAATCCCACCCTCTAACAGGTTGGAAACAGATACAAGAAACTATCCAAGAACCTTTCGTATCTGCAGGTTATCTGAAAGATGTATTAAAAGAAGACGACTTTAGCTTTGACGAAGTACAAAGTGGTAAATATAAAGGATTGTCTAAAATAAACAAGAAATTGGCTAAAATGTGGTACTTCCGCTCCTATTTCAACCTTTACGATTTACACAACACTTCGGTACAATATCGTAAGAATAATAAACTATCTCTATTTGGTGTCGCACAAGAAGACAAAAAAGAAGAGTAATAAAAAAAGCCCCGATTAAGGGGCTTTTCTTTTTTGTAGTACTATTTATTAACTACATTCGTTGTATTGCTGATTTATAGTTTTAGCTTCTTCTTTAGAATATAGTTTTATCACATTTGTAGGCTTAGGTGATGTTTTGATAACCATTCCTCTTGCCAATTCCATATCAATAGAAGGACGTTGTAGAGGGTATTCGTAGTTATTCAAATTCGGATTTTCCACAATTGTCTGTCTTGCATATACAGAATTTCCGTTCATATCTCCCATTTTCTCAAATAAACCTTCTTTAACTCTAATGAAGTTGTCAGAAACGTTATTTGCTACTAAAATGTCACCATTTATACGATAATCTCCTTTAAAAGATTTCATTTGAGAGAAGTTGTTGGAGTAATAATATCTCTCCAACTCAATCATTGAATTGTTGTTATCAATATCCTCTTCGTACTCAAACAAATCTTGCATTGAAGGATGTTTGGACAATAAAGCATATTGTTTTAAGTGTTCAAACATTTCATCTTGAATGTAGGAGTTCTTAATACGTTCTTTTATTAAAGGATTGTTAGTATTAAGATGTATTCCGTTTTCATTGACTTCAAAATATTTAAGAACATTGTTGTAAAGAGATGTGTTATTAAACTTATTCTTCAATATGTAATTTTGGAAATCTGCGTGGAAATTATTCGTAAGGTAATGATAGTTTCCTCTGTACTTTTGATATTTTAGTGTCTCAGAGGCGAAATTAGGCATTTTCTCCGTGTTCAGAGGGTTCTTATTCATTAACTTATAAATCGTCCATTTTTGAGCCATTTCCGTGCGATTTTTTAAAGAAGGGTCGTTTAATTTATTAGATTCCTTTCTAATAAACTCTCTAAACGCTTCTTTAACCATTTCCACGTTTTCAGGCTTCTGTACTTCTAAACGATTGAACATTCCGTTCTTAAAGAAAGGTAACGACTTTAAGAAATAGTTGTTAATCACTTTCGGATTGTTGATTATAACATTTACAGCCTCATCGTATGCTTCTTCAAGCGTATCTTTAACATTCACTTTTTGGTAGTAACCATCAGATGTTTTGATAAGACGTTGCTGTTCAAACAATTCTAAATCCGACTTTTCAGAAGACAACTCTACAAGTGTTTTGTTTCTATTGTTTTCGGAAACCTTTTCGTATTTTGCGTCCGCACCCACGTTATCTCTACCAAAAAAAGTATCTATGTCCTCAGATAATTTTTCAATATCTTCTGTAACATAATCGTTAGATTTTAACTTTTCGGTAAAGTTGTAAAGGTTTTCTACAAAGTTTAAGATGTCTTCTTTGGACTTTTTATAGTATTGTTCGGACAAGCCAATAACATCAATATTATAATCTACAAACTTCTCTTCAATGTCTCTGAGCATTCCTACAACTTCCTTCGCGTTGGAATCCCATACAAACTTATCAAGTCTTTTTAAGAACGCAGTATCTTGACCTATTTCAAGTCCCTTTTCAGAATGTTTCAATGTTTCAAACATCTTAGAAAAAGTAGCACCTTTTCTTCGAACTCTCACCTCGTCCTTAATATCTTGAAGTCTGAAAATTTTCGTCATATTAGAGTACTTGTTGAAAACCATTTCCGCAAAACCTAAATCATTCTCGAAACGATTTACAAACTGAGGATATTCTTTTAGGTTGCTAACAATGTTGTTAAACAATTGTCTATCTTTCACGCCTGCAAGATTTTCTTTAAAGTAATTCTCTACTTCGATAGGGTCTTCTTTTTGTACTTTACCTAAATCATCAACTTCGTCTTTGTATTGAACAAGTTCCTCACTGAATTTAGAATTGTCCAAAGTGTTTTCAAGATATATGTTGTTTGACATATATTCTTTACGGACAGCTTCAAACAATCTTTGTACATTTCTCTGCACTTCAGGGTGATTTAGTAACGTAATCGCTTCGCCTTTAGAATATAGCTTACTTTCCATTAATAGGTCAGGATTGATTAGGAAGTAACCGCTCGGGAAGAAAGTTCTGTTTATTTCTTGATACAATTCTTCCATACTACCAACTACGTTTCCAAAATCATTGGATAACTTGTAAATTTCAGCGGGAGTTACGGCAGCTTTCCAATTCCTCATTATGTTATCCATAACAAGAACATCTTTAAGGTGTGGTTCTCCATTACTATCAGTAGCATATTCATCTTCAAGATATTTAGATACAGATAAGGTAGGTACTCGTTTCATATCAATAGTATCAACTCCGAATATCTCTTCTGTGGATAACTTGAAACGTTCAGGTATTTGACTTTCAGAATCTAACAATGATTCTCGGAGTTCTCTATATGATTCAACTCCTCCCAAATTTGTATCTCCACTCTCATTAGACACTCCATCACCTTTTCTTTCGAGGAGTTCTTCTGTATTTCCTCTCTCAGACATTGTAGTTTGTCGGATAGTGTTTTGTATTTCACGTACAATTGGGTTTTTGGTTTCAGAGTACGTGTTTTCCTTGTTTCCTCGTTCATAGTTATCTGAATTTACATACGATACCTCATTTTCAACACCTCTATCTCCTACAATTTGAAACTGAGGTTTTAAAAGTTCAGGATACGCTTCCAAATACTCTCCTTCGTACGGTTTTCCTTCTCTATTTCTTCCAATAGCTCTTTCAATAACCTCTCTCTCAAAGGTATTAGGAACGGAGTTACCTTCTTCCGCTTGCCTTCTCGTATACTCTTTTCTTCGGTCGCTATCGACGTCAAAGTAAGAATCAAATGGTTTTGTAATAATTGAACTTTCGTTAAGTTTGCCTTTTTCATTTTCTATATGTTTATTATATTCGTTAACAAAATCTATTAAAGCAGTAGGTGCTTTGCGAGCCTCAGCGTTATCTTCTTTAGGAAACCCTAAGACTTTAATAGTTCGTGTTTCAGTATCGTATGAAAAATCTGTAAGTCCTATTCTCTTAGTGATTTCCATAACATCAGAAACACCATTTACATTTAGAGAATATTCCATACCTCCGTCATCACTATTATACTTCTCAACATATCGTGAAGTGATAACAGCTTCCTGAAACTCCAAACCAACATCACCCATCAAATCTGTGAAAAGTTTGACTTGTTCTCTCGTTACACCTTCAAAATTAAAAGTGACAGATAACTCCTGAATAGAACCATTTCCATTTTCAAAACTATAGCCACCTAAATTAATATGGTAAGTAAATTCTGGAAGACCCAACTCTTTAGCAATCTCTCTTGCGTTATTTAAAAAGTTTTGAAAATCTTCACTATGAACCATCTGTATTAACTCAGCCTCACTTCTTACTCTTCGTTTAAAATAAGGAGCTACAATTGATTTAATACTACTTTCCGACGGCAAAATTACACCTTTATTTTGATTTCGCAAAGAATTATCAAAAAATGTTTGTAATTTTTTTTCACCTACTATTTCTGAAACAACCATTTTGGCGAAATCATTTAGATTTTTTTCAGCCTTAACGGAAGGATTAAACAACGAAAATACAGAATTGAAAAAGTCTTTTAACCATTTCAACAACCCGTCTAATTTGCCATCTTTTTCATTTATTGATTTATCTCCCCACTTTCCAATAAAATCATTAAGCGCTTCTGAATAAACTTGATTTTCTTCTAAATGCGGTTGATTTCTTCTAACACTTTCAACAATGTTTTGTAATTCTTTACTTTTAGATAAAGCGTCTTTAAACTTATCGACACCTTCACTCCACAATTCAGGGTTTAATTTCTCCCATAAATGTGAGGCTTCGTGAATAGGTGTTTCTACAGAAAAGTTATCCTTATCTATAAAGATAGTTCCGTCATCTAAAACAGCTCCCATTATTTTTCCACCATTTGTTCTTAAAAGATTTTCATCTCCTAACCTATTGGAGAAATCTTCCATATTGCGAACAATGTTAAAATTGTGAAACTTCTTAGCGAAAACATTCTGTATTTTTCTAAGAACTTTATCTTGGAATGCTTTTCTCTCTTGAATTTCTTCTGAGAAAAACTCACCTAAATAGTCTTTTACTGATTTAGACACATTTGGAAATAATTGTTCTGCGTTTGAATAAATTTTATCTTTCTCGTAAAACTCTTCCGTGTCCAAAGGTGATTTACTTTGTTTATATTCTTCAGTATAAGATAAACGATTGGCTACATTTCGTGCTTCAACTTCTCCTGCCATACGTAGATAATTGTAGTACGAAACGTCTTCTATCAACTGCTCAATGTCTTGCTCGGACATCGAAGCTAACATTCTCCCGTGAGAGGCGGTAGAGTTTTCTCCAAATCGTATCGAGAGCATCCGTGATATTCCGCTATGCTCCATAATACTTTCAGCTCGCGTTCTACTCTGATTAGAGTCGTCGTTAAGTAGGTTTCTAACGACTCCAACTTGTGTTTCAACAAATCGTCTGAATGTGTTTTCACTACCTCCTCTTTCAAACCCCTCAATTCCTTGAATAAGGTGTTGTATTTCGTGAGTAAGTGATTGTATTCCTTTGTGTATTTTTTCTGCTTCTCTATTCTCTCTTGCTTCGTTAAAACCATAATTTTTGTCATTTATAAATATTTTATCACCTTCTACAAACCCATTATCTTGATTTAAAGAAGAAGTTTCAGGTTCTTTGTAGAAAACAACTTCAACATCGCGCAAAGAAGGGTAGAACTCGTACAAACTCGGATTGTGATAAAAGTTTTCAAGTTTAGTTTTTGCAACTTTGTTCTCAAAACCTTCTTCAGTACTTTCAAAAGGAAACGTTGTATCTATAATTTTTCCGTCAGACAATTCAGATTTCCAACCGTCTTGTGTGTTGTACCAACCTGTTGTTTCCCACAACAATCGGTTATCCGCTCCCACTTCTTTTAAAGTCTTAGCTGTTTCAAGTTGTTGTTTTCTATAAGCGTCATTTGAATTTTGCAAACCTCTTTCACCTACAATCTGAAAACGAACTCTTTCTCTTTGTAAGTTTCTATATTTTTCTGCTAAAATTCTACCTTTCAGAGCGTTGTGGGCTTGAACTTGCTTTATTTCTCGTTTTCTTCGTTTAATGAAATCCTCAGCTTCTTTCAATTCTTCTTCTGTAAAATTCCACTTACCCATCGTTTCAGCGAAAGTGTCAGTATAGGCAATACGCCACAGAGTTAAAGCCTGTTCTTTCAAATGTTCTGAAGGAATAGCTTTGAATTTCTCAACTTCTCTGTGCAATGTGTCGGGTTCATTAACGCTATCCATAAAACCCGCGTGCGCAAGCAATTGTTCTGAAATTCCGCTGTTTTTATCAGCATAAACTTCAAAACCTTCCTTGTCAAAACTATCTAACACACGATTAAAGACGTTGTTTATCGGGTAGTTAGGTAGCGCTTCTACACTTTTTAAATAAATTCTCCCATTATCTTCACGTTTTAACGTTATTGTAACTCCGTCTTCTTGAAATTTGAAATCATTCAAACTCTCAGCTTGATTTTGAATAACATCATTTTTAACCTCTCTCAAATGGTTAAGGGCGTTCTCATAAAGACGAGAGTTCTTTCCATTAGGGGCTAATACTTTTTCTATATAATTTGTATTTGGATTTCTTACTATACTACAATTTGCCATAAGTTCTATATTGTATTGAATCTAACTTTAACATAAGTTTTACCTCCATCTCTTTTATCAAAGACGAATTTGAAAATATCGCTTTTACCTTCTTCCACATATCTTTTACGTACAACTTTATTGTTGAGATAAACAAAACTTTTAAACTTCTGAAAACCCAACTCATTTATAACTTCTTCATCTCCAAATATTTCAAAATTCTCTTCATATACGTCGTCTGAGCTAAAATTTAATCGGCTCATAGGATAGACATCTGGTATCCACTTGTTACGTTTCAACGTACTCAACGGAAAGACAATAGTATCGTTGTTTTCAACATAAGCACCTCTGGTCAATGAAGCGAAGCGACCAAATCCCATAGTCTCATTATCCAAACCTTGATGACTCACATCTGACCCTATTCCGTTTGATGTAAAATGAAAAGTGGCTGTGATTGAGATATTGAAATCATTAAAACTATTTCGCTGTATAGGATTTTCACCTCTCTTTTTTATAAACTCTTCTTTCTTCTTCATTTCAAATATCCAATTACGTTAATAGCTCTACCTTCTTTAAATGCAGACAATAAAACATCTAAGTCATCAACTCTGCTTTCGTCCATTTTATCTATCTTAACTACAAATCCATTCTTATTCACCCAATTGTGAACGTAGGAAATGTAATATTCCAAATTGCAATCCGCCTGCGGAACAATTATATCTCCTTGATACAGAGGAACATCTAATCTTAACCACAACCCGCTCTGACAAATTGTCACTTCCTTTATGTAAGATTTATAATATCTGTCAAAGTTAATCGATTCGTCGAACTTTGTAGAGTTCAACAACTCATTGTCTCTCCATTCGAAAGGTGCTTCTTTTAATAAGCGAATACAACCTCCATCTCCCGCGCAAGAGTCTGTTTCTATAAACTCTTCTATGTACTTACCTTCGTTTTTATCTTTAAAGTAAATACCTTTTCGGAATAGAGGTGTCCTTTCGTTTTCTAATTTTATAGTATAAGGTACTTCCATTCAAGTCTTTATTAAAGTGCAAAGATACAAAAAAATTACATAAAAACAAAAAAGAACCTCTAAAAAGAGGCTCTTTATTTCTAATTTTAGAATGGTAAATCGTCATCATCAGTCTGAACTGGTGCGGGCGCAGGGGGTGCTTTAACAGCTGACTTAGCTTGTTTCGGTGGCTGCGGAGCAACCTGAGCTTGCGGTTGATACTGAGGTTGAGCAGTTTGCTGATATTGCGGTTGAAACTGCTGTTGTGCAGGCTGTGGAGCAGGCTGTTGTTGATATTGCACTTGCGGCTGTGCTTGAGGTTGATAATATTGTTGGTACTGAGGCTGTGGAGCAACTTGAGGTGTTCCACTCTGATACTGAACACCTTGAGCTTGGTAATCACCTCTCTCAGCTTTAACTTGTTTAAAACGTTCAAGTTGTTCAGTAAGCACGTTAAACAAAATATCGTCTTGCTCTTTAGAATCCCAAAACTCTTTACCTCTGTCTGACACTAACACTGCAGGTGGTAAGTTACCATTCGGGTTTTTCTCACTCTTAACGTGATAAGCAGCTTTAATATTCACCTTGTTTTCTCCCGAATCATCATACTGATTGAAAAATACACTTACTTGCATTTTACCTTTAGCATTCAAACTTCCACTTGTATTGAATGAAACTTTTTTAGTAAAATCAAGATTTGGTAAATACTTGATTATTGATTTTGCAAATCCGTCAAGATTGTTAGTGCTACCCACATACAAAGGTACTGAAAGAGAATCTCTCTCCACGTCTCCTTTAATTGTGATTGTCAGCATTTTAACTTCACCTTTTGGGAATTTAGAAGTTGTAACTCCAAGAAAGTCAATGTAACCTATCTCAGTACCTAAAGGAAACTCGTTCACATACCCAACTACACCATCTTTAACATTTCGCATCTTAACATTTGTGTTACCTTTGGCTAACTCTTGGCGATATTCGTCTTCAGATAGCTTAATACACAAATTACCAGTCTCGTAATTTACACGCAAATAGTTTGTCTTTTGTCCTACAAATTGTCTTGCCATTATTTTGAAAATTAAAAAAAAATTAATACTCTTTTGAAAAAAAACCTCACTTCACAATTTAAGAAAAACATTACAATTTTATGAAAGGATGACAAAACAATTTCACTAAATTGCAAAGTGAGGAGAATTAATAAATATTTAAAATATATGAAAAAAGGATGATTATTTACAATCTTATAAGCCGTCTATGTTGGCATAACCTGTTTCTATCACAATACAGCCTGTTGTAAGCAATGTTCCTGCAACAGAGGCAGCATTTTGCAAAGCACTGATTGTAACTTTAGCAGGGTCTATAATTCCCATTTCAAACATATCACCGATTTCTTCTGTAACAACATTGTAACCAGTGTTTATAAGTTCTGTAGTTTCTATACTTTTCTTGATGTATGTTGAATTTACACCCGCATTATCAAGAATTGTTTTGAAAGGTATCTCAAGGACTTCGTTGATTATGTCAAAGCCGTCATAGAAGTCGCGACTTTCTTTGCAGGAAACGCAAGGCTCAACAGATGTTTGAAGCAAAGCGATACCACCACCAGGAAGCACACCTCCTTGAATAGCTGACCTTACGGCGTTGATAGAATCTTCAACTCTATCTAACTTTTCTTTAGCTTCAACTTCTGTTTTAGCTCCTACGTAAATAGTTGCTATTCCAGAATTAAGTATTGAAACTCGTTTCTCAACGTCTTTCTTGGTGTAGAAACGTTTTTCCTCTTTCACCAAGCTATTCAATGTTTCAATACGTTTCTTAACTTGCTCTGCATTTTTAGCATTTGCTGTAACAATAAAGTCGTCCAAACCTACTTCTAACTTGAGACAAGTTCCAAGTTCTTCAAAACGAATTTTATCCATTTTCTCATCTCTTTCTGCAGAGTACATTTTTGTACCTAAAACAGCTGCCAAGTCTTCAAGAGTTTCAGCTTGTTCTTCACCATAATAGGGTGCTTTCACTACGAAAACTCTATGTTCAAGTTTAAGATGATTTACCACAAGTCTCTGCTCAAGAGGTTTGTCCATATCTTTACATACGATTATCAAATCTTTTCCTTCTTCAACAGCTCTTGCAATAAGATTGGCTGAACCTTTTCCGAAATCGTCAAAAGAGTTAATATACTTGTTGGTGAGGAGAATGTAAGGTTTCGAGAACTCCATTCTACGCTTTCCGTTCGTCAAGAAGAAAGGTGAAGTGAAACCTGTCTCATACTTAACACCTTCAATGACTTCTAAAAATGTGTCAGGTGTGTTACTTTCTTTAAAAGTTACAAGACCTTTGTACTTCACTCGTTTGAACGCATTCGCCACTATTTCGCCGAGTTCCAAATCATTGTTTGCAGAAACAGTTGCAACTTGTTTGATAGCTTCATCGTTATCTGCAATAGGTTTGGCGGTATTCTTCAGATGTTCACAAACCAATTCTGTAGCTTTAGCTATTCCTCTTTGTAACAAAACAGGGTTAGCACCTCGTTTGATTTTTTCAAGACCTCTTTCAAAAATTGCTTGTGCAAGTACTACTGAAGTTGTTGTACCATCACCAACCTCTTTATTTGTTCCAAAGGCAACTTGTTTCAACAAACGAACGCCTTGACGTGCGTGTTTATCTTCAACATCGACAAAGTTGGCAACAGTTACTCCGTCTTTAGTAACGTGCGCGTAGGTTGGTAACGAAATCAAAGCATTTCTACCGCGCCCTCCGAGAGTAACTTTGACCGCCTCAGCTACAACGTTTACACCTTCTCTCAGTTTATCTAAGGCTTCTCCACCAAAGACAACCGTTTTTTGTTCTTTTTCGCTCATTGTTAATTTGTTAATTAGCTTTATTTATTTTAATAGGTAAATCATTTACCAAAACATATATAGGATTTTGATTATTGGTTTCTATGTAAAACATAGTTTTCTTTTCTGACATTATTTTCTTAACGTCAAGAATTGTGTCAAATTCAGTTCTATCGCTAACTTTAATCAGTCCCGATAGACTTTCACCTCTCCACCTAAAACCTAAATCGCTAAGTTTTGAAATGTAAAAGTGTGATATTATAATACCTCTCCTATTCTCTCTAAATCGAGGTTGAACACCAAGCGTTTTAAGCAGTTCAGACACATACGTTAGGAAAGTTTCCTCACCTGTAAGTAAAATTGTGTAATACAACCTCCCTCGTTCGGTTCGAGAAACTAAGTTACCGCTACTTGTAAAAAAACCTTCCAACCATTTAATTCTATCACTAATAGAATATAAATTGTTGAAAAATTCCAAATTCCCTTCTCTTTTAAAGTTCTTTTTGGAATTTAAACCATCTACAAAAGGGTCTGTTTCTAAATCACCACCATCATACAAATTTGCGCTTTCCAAGCAAGCACTTTCAGCTTTTGCAAATCTGACTTTATCACCTTTAAATGCAGACAAAAGACTGAAAGGTTGTAGTTTAGGAACACCTGCTCTGTAGTCAGGTTTAGCTTGCATAAACACACTATTTTTACTACAAATTAAAGTATTTCCTAACTTAGTTTGCAACTTGTAAAGTTCTATCTCTTCGTCTAAACTTGTCTTAAAAACTTTAACTTCTTCAAAACACCCTGATATTGTCTTAACCCTTACATTTTCTCCTTCTAAATCCTTTAACGAACGGAAACCTTCATTGGTAAAAACTCTTGAACTTCCACTCAATAAGAATTTGTACGTATCTTCTCTCATCTCGTTGTTGATTTTCGGCGCAAAATTACAAAATAATAATCAGACTTGCAATAAAAATCTGTAAATTATTTTGTTAGAAACAGAGGCGGTGTTGCGCAAGCCGCCTCTGTTAGCAGAAACTTTGTTAGGCTTCTTTTACAAATTTACCATCTACCATTTTACCTTTTCGTTTGGAGATAATATCGTAAACGCTTTGTAAACAATCTGTAATGTTTACTTTTTGTATCTCAGCTTGAAGTAGGAGAGTTACAATAGAATCTCCGATAGCGTCGGAAATGGCTTCTTTGTCATTGTTTTGAATTGCTTCTCGAAGCTCATTAACTTCCTCTTGGGTTTTCTCCCATTGTGCCATAGGGTTGTTAGCTTGGATAATTCCTTTGTCATAACCCCATTGCACGATTTGTGTGTGTAATTTCTTTAATTTTAGAGCCTCTTTTATAAGCTCGTTTTTTCTTTCAATTTTCGCTTGTTTCTTACTCATTTTATCTATAATTTACTTAAATTTCTTCAAGGTCTTTATGTTTAAAAAATTCTTCTCGGTCTTTAAGAAGTTCATCAGCTGTAACCTTTAATTTAAGACCTCTTGTTGCCTCACCCGCTTTGTTCCAAAGTTCAATCATTTCTTCAGTTGACATCTTAGAAATTTCTTCCATTAGAGCTTTGGCTTGTTTTTGTCCGATTATTTTAGAATTACTATAGCTCATCTAATTAAACCACTTTACTATTGTGTCTCCTTTGTATCCTTTTTCCCAAATAAACCACGCGTAGCAAGCCATTGATTGAACAGGCTTTCCTTTCTCATTGACAAAAGCTCCATTGCTTGCGCATTTTATCCGTTTAGACGAAACCCAAACTCGAACGGGAGGATTGTCTTTGAAGAATTGTTTTCGTTTAGAACCTTCTAAAAACTGAATTTTAAGAAAAGCACAAACTTTTCCACCTTCATTTTGAAGTTCCAAACTCTTCTGTACAAATTCCAACGCTTTAGAATAAGGAGGGTTCATCACTACAGAAAATTTAGATAAACCTAAGAGAGTATTATTAATCCCTTGTGGTCTTTCTTGTAGAAAATCACGATTATAAAACTCTGAAAGTTCAACAATCTTTTCTCTATCTACAATATCAAAACCTATAACACGGAAACCTTCGTCGGGAAAATCCTTAACAAGATGTCCTGCACCTACAGAATTATCTACTATTGTGTCTTCGAGTTCTTCTAATTCAGTGTACAACATTAAACCTGCCTCTGGGTCTGTTGCATAAAAGTCCTCGTCTGCTCTTTCTTTCTTGGCGTGAGCTGAAGAACCTATCATTCTATGTAGTAGGTTTTTACCACCATCATAATTTTGTTTTTCCATTTTATAATTAGTTATCAGTTAATTGTAAAAATTCATTATTAATATGTTTTACCTCATTCTCGTGTTGTTTTACAACTTCACACGCTTTTTTGAAAACTCTCATACTTTTACGCGAGCTGTTGTTTCTATCAAACTTTTCGTGGCATTGATTTTCACTAAACATTCCACAAAGATATAACACATTCCAATCACTTGTTGCGTTTTCTGGAAAGTTTCGTTTACTCAATATGTGAGCAACTTCGGAAATATCTCCCTTCAGTTTTTGACCGCATTCTTCACAACAAAGTCTTCTTTGTTTTATCTTTTCTATATGTTTGTTGAAAAAATCGGAATAACCTACTCTTTTTTTAGCGTTTTCGGTAGAGCGAAACTTGGGTTTCTTAAAACCCACTTCTTTAGCTCTACAAGCGGGACATAAACCTTTGCTTCTAATTCTAACCTTCTTGCCACATTTATCGCAAGAGTATAGCTTGACTTCTTTAAAATTAACATTCATAAGGTCTTATTTATGCTACATTGTAGTTACTTCTGTAACTTAATGTTCAACTTTTGCAACATTTCTTCCTTCTTCTCAAAATACTCTTTTTCTGTTATTTCGGAAAACACTTTTCGTGAAAAACGTTCTATTTCAACCTCACCTTTAGTGTTCACACTAATTTCACCATTATGAGAGAAAGCAAATTGCTCAGATAAAAACACTTTTCGTTGTTTGTAACCTTCATCTCTCGCAATCACACGATGATAACGTGTTTGAATTACCTGCAAACCAATCTTAATTTCTTCGGAATAAAACTTTCCGATTTCCAATTTAACTTCTTTTGTGTTACTCATTTGTTTCTTCTTCGTTTTTACTTATTACATTTAACAATTCTTTTTTAATAACTTTTAAAAATTCCACATCTCCTTCATAACTACCTGTAATTCGTAGAGACTTGTTCATTCTTTTAGGAGGTGTTACTTTAGAAAGGTCAAACAACCACTCATAAACCGCGCCCTTCTTGTTGGTAAATCGTTCTGCGTCACCTAATCCGTACCTACGACTTATAATGTCGAATAGAACGCTGTCTTTAAGCGAACGATGAACCGAAAACACACTTGGTTGTTTCCATATCAAATTTTCAAGGTACATAACATTCTTCTGATTTCGTATACAATCGTTGAGATAGTCTTCTATTATCTTGTATACAACATCTACTCCGAAACCTGTTTTGTTGATGAACCACATTAAGTTTTCTCTAACTTTTGCTTTAATACCTATCAACTTATTGTTAAGTTCGTAGAGCTTTATCAATCTGTCTTCTAAGTCTACAACTCTTTCGTCAAATTCGAAAATTTCCAATTCCCTAAAAAAATCCGAAGCCTTAGCCGTAAATCGTAAAGAAGCAAGCTCTCCGTCTTTACCTTTAAGATAGGTTAACAAGCCTTCTTCAACCAATTTACTTATCGTAGCATTATCGCTTTCGCTGATAAGATGAAAATCCTTCTGAAAAACTTTAGTGAGCAATATAAACTCCAAGTCAGTCAGTCCTTTTCTGTATAGATGTTTAAAGTTTATATAACCCATTCTTAATCCTCCTTATTCCATTTGTTATGTAATTCAGAAAGTACATTACATAATAAAAAACCTACGGCGAACGCAATAGAAACTCTTGATATTAAATACAACTCTTCCATTGTGAGTTGGTTCATTATCCATTTTGAATAATCAAAACCAAACCAATCATACACCGCCGCGTAGATAGCAAAATTAATGACTATGACTATCTCCAATAGTACTTCTGTTACAAGTTTGTAACCATTCTTTTTAAAATAATTTTTAAATTCCATTTTTATTTATTTTTTTATTTAACGCTGCAAAGATATGACGCGTTTTTGAAACTGCCAAATTTTTTACAAAGAATTTTACAAGAAAATAGAAAAAAGTTCGTTCTCAATTTGTAACTTACTGAAAACGAACCTTTTAATTTTAACTACTCAGATTTCACAACAGGTTTCTCATCAGCTGTTTCTTCCTCTTTCTTTTCAGGTTTTGGAAAATCTACAACTTTAGGAGCTTTGTTCAAATCTTTAATGTGTGTAGCTTTACCTGCGTTCACATTGTCTTGATGAATACCTGACAAGTACATTGCAAGAGAACGGGCATTGTGTACCTTTTTAGGTACAAAAATCTTCTCTGTACTTTCAATGCGCTTCATCCATTCTACAAAGTTTTCACCTTCTTTTACAGGAGAGTACTCCACAACAGGTTCGATTGCGTTTTGAGTTAACTCATCAAGAGTTGTAATCAATTGCAATAAAGCCTGACCGCTGATTTCCACTTTGTCTTCTAACTTGTACCCATATAAACTTGGGTCTAATTCTACGGGTTTCTTCTTACCCTTGTCATTCATATTCTTTGACATAACGTTATGTAATTTAAGATTTTACAATTGCTAAAATGTTGATTTTACGGAAGAAGTGTAATGTTTTACCTTCATATTCCGTCTCGTAAGGAACTGCGTTCTTGTCAATAAGAACTGTATCCCCTTCTTTAATGTCGATTTCGACTTCCTTGTTGTGGTGTGTTCCGCAAGACACAACCACGCCTTCCAAGTGTCCGTTGGTTAGAAATACGTCGTCGTTAGACTTTAATTCTACCAACACTCTGTCCGCATAGGAAATAATTTTACTCATAGTTATCTGTTTTTAATTAAATGTTTCTTATCTACTTCTAAATTCCAAAAAAAATTGGGGAATTTAATTAGGGTACTTCCACACTAACTAAACTTTGTTTTCAATCTTTGAACGTCTCTTGAATATTTTTCTGGAACTCCTTTAGCATAAGTTCCATATAGTCCTAAAAACTTAACTTTAAGGTCGTCAGTTATCTCCATACCAAAATTCTCCATATACAATATATGTTCAACTATTTTTATAAATTCTTCCATTTTCTATTCTGTCTCTTTAGTTTTAACTTCAGTTAAACCCTTATCGAAAACCTCTATGTCTATTTCACCAATTTCTTCTTCAGAAGGTTTTGGGGTTTTAGAAATAAAAGCCTCGTGTTCCTCTTTAACCTTATTTGTTATAATTTCCATTAATTCAGGATTGTCTTGTAGTGCAGCCAATGCACGCTCTCTACCCTGACCTATGTTTGTTCCGTCGTATCTAAACCAAGAACCTGACTTTTCAATAATTTGATATTTCAATGCCATATCGAATATTTCATCTTCTGCACTGAAACATTTGTCAAAGTAGTAATTAACTTCTCCAACTCTAAGAGGTACACCTACTTTATTCTTTTTAACTGTTATCTTCATCAAATAACCGATAGGTATGTTGTCCGAGTTTTTGATAGCTGTACTCTTGCGAACCTCCAATCGTTGCGAAGCATAGAATACCAACGCTTTACCTCCCGTAGTGGTAGTAGAATCACCTCCCCACTGCATTGTTTGAATTGCAGAACGCATTTGATTGATGAAAATTACAATAGTTTGTGTGTTGAACAACATACTATTGAGTTTGACAACACCTTGTTGAACAAGACGAGCTTGAAGTCCAACTATATTGTCACCCATTTCACTTTCCAACATCTTTGTCGGCGTTATAGCCGATATAGAATCAACAACAATTACTGAAAAAGCATTTGTTTCAACCATTTGATGTAAAATATCAAAAGCCTCTTCACCTCTCTCGGGTTTTGCATAAAAAAGGTTATCCACATCTACCCCTAAGTTCTTGGCGTGGTCAGGTGAAAAAGAGTGTTCAGCATCTATAAATCCACACATACCGCCTTCCTTTTGAGATTGCGCTATTGTATGTAATGCTAAACTTGTTTTACCTGCAGATGATTCTCCGTACATCTCTATATATCTCCCTTTCGGGAAACCTCCACCAAGTGCAAAATCCAAAGACATTATATTGGAAGATAATTTAGGTACAGACAAATCCATAGTCCCTGCCATACCAACTATACCTTTACCATACTTCTTCTCTATGTTAGCGGTTAACTTCTGTAGCACGCTCAAACCTTTACTCTCTACTGCCGTCTGTTTCTTAGCCATTTCTTTGTTTGTTTTAATGAGGAAAAGTCATTTACTGTAAAATGACGGCGCAAAGATACGATAAAAGTTTTAAACAAACAAATGTTTTAAAGATTATTTTTTCACAAGAGGTCTAACTTTCCCTATCTCTTTTATTAGACTTGAAACAATAACTTTCAATTTATCTATAACTCTCGCTCCATTAATGGTAAAATGTTGTTGTTCTTCAACAATTGATACAAGAATAAACGTCCTTTCTGAGTCCATTTTGTGTTCAACTTACTTCCTTTTTCACCATTTTTGTAAGTAATAGGAACGGTTTCACTTTTTGTATAACCCTTGTCTGCGTGGTTTTGGTACAAAAGCCAAGTTCCCGATTGTTTGAATTGAACCTTCTTTTCAAACAAAAATTGATTTAATGCCTGTGCTGTCATTCCGTAATCTTTAGCTATTTGAGTGACCGTTAAACAATCTATGGAACTTAAAATCAAATCGTAGTAAGTGGCTTTCGGTTGCAACTCACTAATAACTTGTTTTTGTTGACCTACTTCTAAGCGAAGCTGTTCGTTCTTCTCAACTTCATCAGCATAAGCGCGCAACGCTTGCGCAAATGTTTGAGGAATGTAAAGTGTAGTATTCTCTTTCAACTTCTTCTCACATTCAATGAAGTAACGACGCGCTTTTCTACCCTGCTCATTGTTTTCAATCATAGAAAGCTCTTTTGCCATTTCAATCGAAAGCACATACTCTATCTTATATACTTTTGTAAGTTCTTGATTTTCAGTCTTGATAAATTTATCATCACTGATATTCAACAAGTTACCTTCCACATCGAAATAAAGTTTTTGGTAATCTTGATTTTCCATAAAATCATATTTTGTTATACGATTTTTAATCCAATGCGCAAACTCTTGTTTGCTTTCTAAGAACTTGTGTAGTTCTCTTGCAGAGACAGCCTGTCTTCCGTCTGAAGTTTTCTCAATTTTGATTAGTTCTTTAATCATAGTTTTTAAAATTTAAATAAAAAATAGACCACTTGGAGTGCTTTAGAAATTATAACGAATGAAATTTCCTCCAAGTGGTCTTGATACTATC